GGAGGGGGAGAGAGACGGGGAAGAGGACGAGGCGGGGAGGATGGCAGACCGTCGAGGCGCTGCCCTGGCGCTGCTGTTTGCTTGTCGATCGGTGCCGAGGTGGTGGCGATGGCATCGCCAGAACTGGACGGGGTGGCCGTCCTTCCCTCACCCTGGGCGATGGTGTGGACGGTGGAGACCACAGACGGAACAGGAAGAGAGGCGAGGAACGGGCGAAGAGGTCGTTGGCATTCCTCGCCCTGGTTTTCTCTCTTCCCGGTCGGTCTGTCCCTTCGCCCTTCCCTTCCCTGCTTGCTTTTGTTCTTTCTCTATATATAATAAGGTATACATAGCAAAGACAAGACATGCAATTAAATAATATATTAATTAAGCATTAAGCCGTATTTTAAGTAATTAAGTAAAAGATTAAGACGTTTAATGTTTACAAAGGTTAAATATTGAGGTTAAAATGAATTTTATCGAGAATTTATTTGGATGTATTAAGTTTTAATTGTACTTTTGCAGTACAAAAATAAAAAACAAAGTAGAACATTTAAAATTGAAAGTTATGAAAAAGAATAACATCAAGCAGTTAAAAGAAATCGTAAGCAACGAATTTTTTTTCGATCTCTTCTATCAGGGTGTGCAGGCTTACAACATCAGCGCGAACGAGTACGAAGTAATAACAGGCTTTTGGAAGTGGAACGGCCACTATTATTTTGTGGATCGTGATAATAACAGATACTTAGCTAGCAGATACGACCGCGCGGAATTTATCGCGGGCGAGATGCTGGAGCAGAAGGAACGAGAGAATAAAATGATAAATGAATATATCGACAGCATCGAAAAGAGCGGAGAGGTTAAAGTTGTTTTCGAACTCGTTTATGAATATATAAATACCTGCGAGGCTCGCGGCATTGACTCGGGCGAACTCGTAGCAGAGGAAGAGGACGCAGCCGGCGAGACATACAACGTATACCGCCGCGAGAGTGCAGCAGATGAGCAGCAGGACAGCGAGAGCGAAGAAAGCGCAGCAGCCTGCGAGCCTTCCCGCCTGACCGGCATCCTCGCAAAGATGAAGAACGGCGCCCGCAAGGTGTGCGAAAAGGTGGCCTTAATTATGGCGCTTGCCTTCGTTATGGTCGTAACATTCGCGGCTCTCTTCGGTATGATTTACTTTATACCTGATTCGCTGGATCTGTTCGGCATAGAGTGCGGAAGCTGGGCAGCGATTGCCCTTTCTCTCCTGCTCTTCTGTACGGTTATTATGGACGTTTGCGTATTTGTAGAATTAAACACCATGGCGGCGATAGATTACCTTTTCCCGTCGCTCTTCGGGACAGCGCAAAAGCCTGGCTTTACAAAGCCTTTTTGTTTCTGGCGTCGTGTTCTTTGTAGTGATATGTTATAATAACTTCAAAACAATAAAACATCATGGAAGCAAAAACAATACATAACAGCAATATTTCATTTGTCGAGGTGCTCGCTGCCCTCGTCGAGTTCTTCACCCTCTGCGCCCTGTTTATCATTCAGGGCACAGCACAGACCGCAAGAACGGCGGGCAGATACGCCCGCATCTCTTGGCGCTGGCTTAATACCCGCCACCTCTTCGGGGATGACTCGGAGGCGGTCACGCTGACCGGGTGGCAATATCTCGGAGTTGCTGCGGTTGCTATCGTCTGCGGTCTCCTGTTCTCTATCAAGTTTTAAACAATACATTTACAACATTTTAAAATTAGAAAATTATGAAGTACTTTAGAAATATAACCACAGCCGAAGAAATAAAAAAGCAGTTCCGCGCATATTGCGTTAGCATGCACCCTGACAAGGGCGGAGACCCTGAGAAGTTTAAAAACATGATGGCGGAATATAATGACATTATAACGAACTTCGAGCGCGCAAAGGAGGAGGCAAGAGCCGAGGAGGAAGCACGCAAGGCAGCCGAGAAGGCACGCAAGGAAGCAGAAGAGCGTAAGCGCAAGAAAGAGGAAGAGGCACGCAGGGCAGCCGAAGCACTCCGCGAAGTTATCGCAAAATGGAGCGGTAAATTAAAGACCGTGAAGCCTGCGAGCGGATGGATTGAAAAACCATCTACCGACTATCTCGCAGCGGTTAAATATAACATTAAGCAGATATTAAACAAGTACTTTCCGGGCGTAGAGTTCAAAGTATTATTAAAAAATAAGACCTGGAGTGCATCAGCCGAAATTTTCTGGACTGATGGACCAACTACCCAGCAGGTGGAAGAGGTGGAGGAATTAAAACTATTTGTTTCTCATTATCACACCTGTAGCCCTTATGAGGACTACGGACACGACGAAGAAATGAAGAGCACCAGAGCATGGCGCGACCAGTACGGCCAAATTTCGGCAGACCGTTTCGAATTTACCCGCACATTTTCAGACCTCGGAAAGGCTGAAGTGATGGCAAAAATTTACGAAGCCTTCCCACAGTTTGAAGGGATGACAAAAAAAAGTGATTCCGCCGCCGTTTCCTTTGATGATGCTTTTCGCCTTTGCCAGTTGCTCGGCTTCCATCATAAGGAGACGGGCAAAGCCTGGGCAGATCTGAGCGAGGAAGAGAAAGAAAAAAAACGCGCATATGATGACCGATTCGAGGCACAGCGAAAAATTATCTATGATTTGGAAAGCTCGCGCCGCTGGAATAGTGAAACAACATCTTTAAAGCGTGTGATTGATGCTTTTTTAGAGGTTTACACCATCAGCGAAGAAACCACAAAGGCAGCAGCAGAAGCAGCAGCCGCGCCCGTTTTTGAGCCTAAGCACGGCGCAACCTGGCAGGCAATTAAAAAGGCACTGGGCATAAATGTTTTTTGCATGTCTGAAGATGGCTCATACCATTATAAAGATATTTCTATTAATGAAGCCGCCGAGATGGTAGCGAAGGGCGAAACCGTATATCTTGGGAAACCTGCCATGTATGACGGCGAAAGGTGTATTTATGGCGTAAATGGTGGCGGCGCAAAAGTCCAGCAGAAGCGCGCCGACAAGTTCGCGGCTGTAGGTATTCAGATTTCTTGTTATATGTATAATAGTTATAAGGATGTGGAAATATTGCAGTTTGCGGCAAACGTACTGTCAGAGCTTCGCAAGGATGCCGAGGAAGTAGAAAAGCAGCGCAAGCAATGGGAAGAGGAACAGAAGAACGGCAAGCAGACCGCCAACAAGTCAGACCGCAGCCAGAAGGCAGCGAAGAGCGAGAAGGCAGCCGAGGGCGTAGATATGACCGCAGCACCTGCCGAGGGTCTGGAACTGGTAGAGATTGCCGGAGGCGTGGCAGTTGTAGGCGATCAGCACACAACCTACAAGAACCGCAAGCAGATTAAAGCCCATGGCGCAAGATGGAACAAGGAGGCGCAGCAGTGGCAAGCAGCCACACCGGAGGCGGTCGCACAGCTTCGCGAGTGGTTCGGTATGACTGAGCAGAGCGAAACCGCGCAGACCGCGCAGAATGACGCACAGAGCGAAGAAAGCACCGAGGCGGCAGCAGATACCGAGGAAGTGGCAGCAGAGCAGCAGAGCGCAGCAGATGAGCCACAGCAGAACGAAGCACCCGCAGCAGATGCGGAAACCTGCGAGCAGGTGGAAGCCGTGGGCGTTCTTGCGTCTGCCCTCTCCTTCCTGGTCGGCGCTATCGTATCAGCAACCGAAAAGGCAAACGAGGCATTAAAGAGGGCAGCAGCCAGCGCAGCAGAAGCAGCCGCCAATTTCGAGGCAGAGCACCGGGCAGAAGAACGCAAAGAGGACGCCGCCGTCCTTCGCGAACAGATAAAAAAAGTATCTGAGCAGGTGGCGAGCCTGTCCGATACCCTCGCCAAGATGCAAGAACGATTAAACGCCCTAGAATCAGGGCAGGACGCAAGCGAGGAAACGACAGCAGAGCCGCAGACGGACGCAACCGCACAGGATGGAGCAACCGCCCAGCAGGACAAAGAAACCGCACAGAGCCGCCAGCAGAGCGACAGCGGGGCGGGCGTATCTCTCGACATGCTGCGAGCAGCAGCGGAGGACGTGGAGCGGCTCACGGATGCCAACGAGCACGGGCGCGCGGCTCTCGCTGAACTTTACACCCTTTGTGCCTGTTGTGTTGATGTCCGCGACCTTATCGACGAGTTGCGAAAATTGAACACTTCCGAGGCGCTAGGGAATAAGCCAGCCGGGGAGATTTGGGCGAAGCGCTCACAGATTCGCCGATGTGCCAGGAACCGCGCAAAGGTCGTTTTAAGTGCCGAGCAGTTAGAAGCCCTTTACACCTGGGACGAGGACACCAAGGCAAACAACGGCAAAACCGCATAAATCGAGAGCCAAGGACACCGGGTGAGGGTTCAATCCTTCACCCCTATCCCTCAAAGCTTCGGAAATCCTACGTTATAGCGTGCGTAAATCATCACCGAAAAATTACGCCGCAAGAAAAAATTTTCTTTCACTCATCAAAAGCAAAAATAAAATGGTAGATTATCAAAATATATTTAACCGTGATTTTTACACCACACCCCGCGAGGTCTTCGACATGATGACCACGGGCGAGAGTCTGGCGGATGCGGTAGTACTGGAACCTTCGGCAGGTTCTGGAAATATCGTAAGGTTCTGCAAGGAAGACGGCGCAAGGTACGTTAAAGCCTGCGAGATAAACGACACCCTGCGGAATAGCCTATACAACGAGTGCAACGTGATTGCTCCGGACTTCCTGACAGTGCAGCGCGAGCAGGTGGCGGACATCAACTATATAATAATGAACCCGCCATTTACCAGCGTAGAAAAGCATATTTTGCACGCTTGGGAGATTGCGCCCGATGGTTGCACCATCCTCGCCCTTTGCCCTTCCTCTCGTTTTTCGCATTGTTATGGCGATGACCAGAAATTAAAGGAACTGGCAGATCTTTATGGCAGCCGTGAGGAATTAGGCGATGTGTTCAACACTTCGACCGCTGACCGTCGGACAGAGGCGGAAATCTCTCTCCTTCGTCTTTATAAGCCTTCGGAAAAAACAGAGGATTTCGAGGACCTCGATTTCGATGAGACCCCGGAAGGATGGGACGATATGGGCAACGGTCAGGAAGGAGTGATAAAATATGATGCTGTGCGCGATATGGTGAAGCGCTACAACTCAGCCCTGGCACAGTTTGATGCCGTGCAGGAGGCAAGCAAAAAGATAAATGAAGATATAAAAACCTTCTCAGTTTGCCGCATTCATTTTGGTGCCCATGGGGACGACTGCCGGGGTAATAAGTTTCAGAACATCACCCGCGAGCGGTTCCGCAAGGAGTTGCAGCACGCAGCCTGGCACAACGTCTTCCAGCTGCTCAACATGCAGAAGTACACCACCAACGTACTACAGGAGAAGATCGCCCGATTTGTGGAAACTTCCGAGGCTCGCCCGTTCAACCTGAAAAATATCTACCTGGTTGTATCTTCCGTATTACAGAACATCGGAAACATCATGGAGGAGTGCGTGGTAAAGGCATTCGACACCATTTGCAGCCTATCAGCCGAGAACTCGACAGCGGGCGAAAAGTGGAAAACAAATAGTAACTACATGGTAAACCAGAAGTTTATTGTAGATTACTTTACGTGTGAAATGAATTTCCGCGGGTACCTGGATTATAGCCTTTACGCATCCGACAGCCGCCAGCGGGAAATGGAAGATTTCTTCAAGGCGATGAGCTTCTTGAATGGTACGCCGCTACCTGATGAATACGGCCGCCCATTTAATGCAACCGTAGTGCGCCGTTGCACCGACTTCGGCAAATGGTTCTATTTTGATTGGTTCCGTGTGAAGTTCTACAAAAAAGGTACGATGCACTTTGAATTTACAGATATAAACATCTGGTATCGCTTTAATCAGGTTGCCGCAAAACATAAAGGCTGGGCAATCGGCAGCGTATCACAGTGCAAAGCGCGCAAGGTGTGGCGAGATATTCAGAAGACGTAAGCCCTCATTATAGAGGGCTTCAGGAATCACATATTATAGATTATAGAATAAATTAGATTATGAGAAAAGAATATGCTTACATCCTGTGCATTGCAGGAAAGATCAAGAAAGTGATTGCAAAGAGCTGGTGGAATAAGCCGGAAGAAATTGACAATATTGCTGGCGATATGTTTGCCGCAGCCTATGCTTTCAAAAAAACGGCCGCCATTTTGGTATATGAGAAAAAGGATAGAACAGAATGGATATACGTTAGCAATCATCAGGCTTTTAACGTATATAAGCCGAAAGAAATCACCATTTGGGCGAATAATAAGATAGATTACGAGACACCGGAAGGTAAATGTATTATAACCGAGTAGTAAAATCGCCCTCGTTACAGGGCAATATATCAATCACAATATTTATAACAACATTAAAAAATTAGAAATTATGAACGCAAAGAATAATAATAAGAACGGTATGAACGTTATAGAGAATGTAGAGAACGAAGTGATGGTTACAGAAGAGAGCCGCAAGGCATACGGCCGACCATCTGTTAACAATGAGAAGGGCTGGAAGCTGGATCACGTGATTCCTTTCGACTTTTACCACAACGCATATATCAAGAGCCGCATGGGTATCGACGAGCTTGTGAAGATGGTGCTGAAGGAATGCAATATCAGCCCTGATGATACGAGTTCCTGGGCAAAGGACATCCGCACGATGATTAAGTACGCCATCGAACATTTCGATGAGCTTCTGGAGGAGAACGAGAGCACTCCAGATGAAGAGAATGACAACTTATCAGAGTGCTGGATAGGCGATGGTATCGAACTGCCACACGAGGCTTTCTGGGTTGCCGATGATTGCGTTTCTCATACCTTCGAGGAGTTCAAAGCGCATTTTACTAGTTACGGCTACTGGGAGCGCATGCTTAAAATGAAAGGTATGACCGAGGAAGAATATAAGGCATATTACGATAAGCGCCATGCTCAAGGCGCTGCGGCATAGAATATAATGCCCTATCACATCATATCAGGGGAAGCCTGAGCACCTTCCCCTACCCCGTCCGGCGGACCGGCAAGCGTGGAGCGGCACCACGGCGGGGTGCAATTATTCTTTTAAATAACTTTAAAAATTAAATGTTTATGTGCGGAAGCGTCCGCATTTGTTTTAGTTTTACTCTGCTGTCTGCGGTCCGTGAGGATAGCAGCCAGTTTTTACCCATCGCTGCCATGGCTGGCAACATCTATAGAAGATGTGAGGATCGACACTTCACGGCGAACAAATGACTGATAAACGGGTATTGAGCATTAGAAACGTAACAAAACGTTAAAAATGCACCTAAATAAGCAATTAAAGTGCATTTTATTTGGTAGTTTCAGAAATTCTCCGTCCCTTTGCATCAGATAAAACAAGAAGATAATAAAAACAATAATAATAACAGGCTGTGCCAGATAGCCAAATAAGTCTCAAGGGCATGAGCAGAGAAATATGATTATCACATTCAAGGAGTTTAAGAAAAGAGTTCGCAAAAACGCTACAGTATGCTTCGGATCATTCAGATATGACGAGGCAGACGAGCACAAGGGTCGCGAGGTTAGTATTCATCGCTTCGGCAAGAACGAACAGTACCGCTACGGAGATGCTTCTATTTTCTTCGACATTCCGCTCTCAGACAGCTACAAAATGGACGTATATACCGAACATGAGACATCTTTCGGAAGCAACTTTGTGAAGGAGGATGCGCCTGTAGATTTCAACGCTGATACGTTCTTTATCATCGCTCCTGACTTCCTCGCTGACATCGAGAAGGCTTACAAGCGCAGGAATGATTACAAACACTGCTGCATCAATAACTACGTGATTTCTTCCGTTTCCGTAGCTTGCGCTACCTGGATGCGCCTTACTGACTACCTGAAGGGCAAAAATGAGGTGGAGTTCCTGGGTGGTTCTATCCGTATCGGTGAGTGCGAGCAGGATGCAATCAAACGTGCAGCCAAAGTTCACAAGTATATCGGTTTCGCTGAGAGGGCATTCAAGAAGTATCTGGAAAAGAACAGTCTTGCCAACGAAAACGAGTATCTGGATATGCTTGCACGTAAAGCAGCAGAGAAGAAGGAGGAAGAGAAGGCAGCGAAGAAAGCTGCGAAAGCGAGAGCCAAGGAACTGGCTTATATCAATGAGCATATCTGCGTCGGAACGGACGAAAGGGTAAAATCTTGGGCGGCTTACCTTATCTACAGTTATCTGAATGTTGGAACCAATACCGGAACTATAAGTGCACATATCGCCGAGGAGAACGGCGTGGAGTGCTACGAGTGGAAAGATTATGACGGATATAGCAAAAGATGTCAATTCACGATGGTGCGCCGTTCCTTCACCCTGAATCTGAAGAAGGGATATAAAATTTATAACGTGGGCGGTCTGATTACCTTTGTGCGTGGCGAGATTAAGCGTCAGGGCGTGGCTTGTGAGTGGATTGAACAGGGCAAGGCTATCGCTGATATTAAGACCGTGAAGGGCTTCCTGGTAAGAGGTGAGCACATCGTAGCTAAGTCTCTGAAGGAGGCACAGCGTATCAGCGCGGAGAAGCGCAGCAAGCAGGCTCTCAGCCTGCTGAATGCCCGCAGCAAGAATCAGCTCGTTTATCAGAAGTTACGAAATCACATGTTCACCTTTGAGGAGTCTTTGGCTTCCGGCAACTGCCGTCCTGGTACTCAGAACTTCAAGAACCGCTACGAGGCTGCCATCGGTCACGAGGCCACCGAGATTTCACTTGCTGACCTTCGCAAGTATGGCAAGAAGTTTGGTCTTGAGGAATATACCGAGCGTGTTATCCGCTACGTTATGAACAAATTGTAGAATCATATATATTATTTATAGAATATGGAAAAAATGATATTATCACCCTTGCAGCTATCCTCAGTAGCCAAAAGCTACTACGAGGGTAGCATCCCTAAGAACACTTACGGGATGGAGAAGTATGTAGCCACAGACGGCGAGAATGCGATGTTTGTAAAATCAGACTATCAGCCAGCACCGGGCGAAGTGGTCTTCTATATCAAGCGAATGAGAACGGAGCTGTATTGTCAGCTCTACAAAGAATCATAAAATACTTGAGGTTATGGCAAAAAGAGAAATTCCCCTGTTTATTATAGACACGCTGCGAAATCACAAGCGTGGTGAGTGCGACTTCCTCGTTTGCACTGATAAGGATTGCGGTTTCATCGCAAAGGTAGATTACATCGACGAGGAAAAGGAGGAGGTAGGCGATGATTACCGTATCTGTTTCCCTCGCCGTGGATGCAGCCTGAGAATCAAGATTCATCAGATGATAGGCCAGCATCCTGATACGGGCAGGATCAGAACCTTGCTGAAGAAAGGTATGGAGTACTTTATGAAGGCTGTTACCTGCGAGGTTCACGTGAAGAATCCGAGCCGCGAGGAGTGTGCTGACTTCCTGAATACGCTGGTCCGCATGAATAAGCAGTATGTGGATGATGCCGGCTCAGACTATCACGCAAGACAGGCCACCATCCACACCATTATGATGCTGGAGGCAACGAGAAAGTTTCTTCTGGAAAAGCCGGAAGGCATCGAGATTGAGAACGGCGGCGATAATGATCCGCTCAAAGGTGTAGATTTTAAGTAATACTCATTAAGCCCTCGACATCACGGTTAAGTCATAAGATTATGAAGGTAGATTTGAATAAGATATTAGCAAAACAAGACTATGTTCGCATGACTGAATCTTTGCGAGAGAAGTGCAATCAGGTAGCGGATGCCATCAGCAAGAAGATGAAAGATCTTGAACTTGATGGTACAGATGAGGGAATCTTCGTTAACGGTATAAAGCTGTTTTGTGTTGATGATTGGTTGTATATACACACACCATCAGAAGAGACCGACAGTGATTATTGCACAGAGTATCGTCCAGTTCGTTCTACAGTGAGATATAAAAGTTTCGATGTTGACGGTGTAGGTCATTTCGACATGTTCCCTTGTCCTAATAAACGTGCGCTGAAGTTTCTGAATAATGCTGTTGCGATTATCGAGAAATTAGGTGAAATAGAGCAGGAGAAAGTTGACGCTATCGGCAAAGCTCTTGAATCAACTGAAAAATTGTAAAATCATTTAGCTCTACCGCATCACGGTTAAGCGGAATTTTATGTCGGAGGTTATTTGTAATAACACAACAACGTTTCTTGCGAGACGATTGTTTGATAATGGTGAGTCTTTGGAGTGTAAGGGTGATACGTACAAGAGAGTCGGAACGATTGAAGGTTTAATAACCACGCTGACGATTACTGGAAGAGATAAGAATATATATTCTTTCCGTATCATAGACGAACAAAGACAGCCTTATAAAGACCTGACTAGGATAATATGCAATAGATTGGCAGGCGAGCCGAAAGACACTGTAAGCTCGATCGGTCAGATATTCCTGGATAAGCAAGGTTATTGGGTTATGTTTGAGGATTGTAGCTATCCTGATAATCACACGACGTTGGAGTTTCATAAAATTGGCGTTTACGCATAAAACGGAAAAGCCCCGACCTAAGCCGGGGCACTGCGAGCCTTCTGGCTCGAATCTACGATAGTAGAAATTTGGCTCTTTAAGAGCGTTTAAATCCACAGACTTCTGGGAAGTCTGACCGTCAACGGAAGTTCTATGTTTCTTTCTATTCCATAAAGGTACGATTGAAATCTTCCGAAGACGGTGCAAATTTAAAAAATAAAACAATACGGTGTATCAATTTACCCGAAAAATTATAGAATTTTAAGTTTTAAAAGCCCTACCGCATCGCGGATAAGCGGAATAAAGATGTTTAAGATATTGCACGCTTTCCTTGATTATCCCTTCTGCTCGTTCGAGTTTCTAAACCTCGACACTCAGGAGCATATATTTGCCTCATTCTTCGATGATCCTCTCTATGAGCTTCTGAAAGAGTGCGGAGTGAATTACGACCACGAGTTAGAAGGGAAGATAGTAGAGAAGATTCCGTCTGATTTGCGCATACATACCAGGGAGTATGCCGTTATCAGGGCGCAACAATATTCGGAAGGTTCTTGGTTCTTTCCCTGGTTAAAGAAGAAAAAGTAATATAATCATTCAGCCCTACGCATCACGGATAAGCGGAAAAGATATGGATAGTAGTAAAACAACGAATAAGAAAGGCAGACCTGCAGCAGAGGGTAAGGCTCATAAATATGTGGTGCCTGATGACGTTCATGACTGGATAAAAAAGCACGGAGGCAGCAAATATATTACTGATACTTTCCGAGCTATCAAGGCTACGACCTTACAGGCGCAGGAAAATCCTTCTTTATAGCATCGGCAAAACTTCACCGATGCAGCGATAAAATTATAAACATCAATATTAAAATTTTCAAGACTATGAATAAAGAAGAAATCAAAGTGCTTGTTTGCAAGAAGCTTGGAAACGATCTGAATTGGAACGAAATGCAGATTCGACAGGAAACCATCACGGATATTACCAACGAGTGCGGTACACTGCAGCCTTGCATACTTGCGATGCAGCCGGTTATTGACTGGTTCAACTCGCATAAACTCGAAACCAAGCCGCGCGGAGAGCAGGAGCCTTATGTAGGCGTGCTCATCAATCTGATTTGGCTCCTGGCTGCAAATGATATTGCAGGCTTGACGCAGAACTGGGTACTTAGTGATATGGAATAAAAAACGTCAATATTAATACTTCTAAAAGATTATAGCATTATGAAAAAAGTAATTACATATTCCGTTGCAGCCATCGCCCTGGTAGGTGTAGCCGTGCTGCTATTTTCTACCATCGGCGTAGCAGTATTCTTCCTGCCACTTCTGGCTGGAGCATTCAAATAAAATATATCAATTTTAATACTTTCGTTTTTTAAAGATTATAAGACTATGACAAATAAGGAACAGAATATGGCTATCCTCAACAAACTGTATGAGATAGCCGAAATGATTTGGCAGAAGATGGTAAGAAACGACCACGGTTGTTTTCGTGCCAGCGAGATAGCAAAGAACATGGGTAAGATTTTCTATTGGGGTGATGCAGATAAAGATCAGTCATTCCAGATAGAGGTAGGCAGTTTCCGCTGCGAGTTTGCTGCTACACATATCTTCCGTCTTGTTACCAAGTTCGAGGGGCTTGCCAGTATCGGCAAGAATGCGCACATGTTTACTTATCAGGAGGAGGACAGTAAGGAACGTGGGTGTGTATGTTTCCAGGCTACTAGGGAGATGGCAGAACTTTGTGATTTCGTCAGCAAAAAACATGATATGGTGGCGATAATCAGTATATTTATAGATGCAGAGAAAAACCGCCTGGTGGCTACTGATACCTATAAGTTGCTTGCTATGCCTGTAACCATCACCCAGAAATCGGGAGATACTCGCGAAATGCTTATCAATGCGAAGACATGGAAGAAGATGTGCGCAAAGATGAAGCCGGGCGAAGTGTACGACCTGGTGGCCGTGAAACTGGATAATCGCGAAGAGGCTACCGTGATAGAGTTTGAAGGCATGACTTCTTATGAGCCTTCTACTTGTCGGTTCGTAGACTGGGCATCTTGCTTTGGCAATATCTTCGACGGATATTGTGCTCATGTGGGCGATAGCTGGGATGCTATCCGCAAGATGATCTATTCTGTATCAGGTGAGGATTACGTTTCTCTTTCCGGAAGGAAGGGTGAAAAGGTCATCACGGTAAAGAAGGGCGAGAACGTGGCCACCTTTGCCACCGACGAGGTGTTGAAGCATAGTTTTTCCCTCAGTTTTAGTGCAGAGCATCTTTTCTCTATCCCTCAGTTGGATATTCTCTATCTGGGTATCAATGAGAAGACTCTGAAGATGGCTGAGTGTGAGAACGGGAACGTTTATCTGCTTTGCCCTCATACAGATAAAGATTCCTATATCGGCGAAAAGGTGGCTGATGGCGTATATGATGCGGGAAAACCGGGCAAAGGTGTTAAGCTATTACAGAAGACCTGCGGAATCACTGCCCCTGCGGTTGTTGAGAAGAAGGTTGTATCATCTTCAGAGAAGAAAGTTGCATCATTTTCTGAGAAGAAAAAGAAGCCTGTGGATGAAAGCCGCAAATTTACTTTTGAGGCAGTCGGCATAGAGCCTGGCGACATCATTACTTTTATCCATGGTGGGCAGAGGGTTATCACGATAGACAATAACAAGGTGGTATATCAGGGAAAGGTTTACACCCTTTCTGGTTTCTGCAAGGAGTTCATGCCTGATGATAGACGGAATAAGGCTAACAGTTATCGTGGCTGCGCTTTCTTCGCCTACAAGGGCGTGAAACTGGATAAGATGTTCAAGGAGGCATTGAAGGCGAAGGCAAAATGCGAGGATATAAAGGTCTGTAAGGAGGAGAATGCTTGCGAAGTCATCACTCTCACCACCGTTCCCAGCGATTCTATCGCTGGTCAGGATCAGTCAGCAGTTTTGCCATCGCCTACACGACCGCCGTATGATAGCAGATTTAAGCCTGTATGCGGCTATTTTGCATCATCGCCTATCATTGTACCATTTGGACGTGATAAGGACGTAGGCGCAAGGAAAAACCACTATCTGGTAGGCGTGGCTGCGCAGCCTATGCCACCACCGGGGAACGAGAAAAAGTTTTTGCCCTTACAGATGAGAGGGGCGCGCCTATGATTACCCAGGGCGCTGCCCTGGGCTAGGAGCTTCTGCCCTTTCAGGGCGTACTGCTTGAGTAGCCTTGTTGTATGGCGCATTACCGAGATAAATAAAATAAAAAATACGTGAAGGCATATAATAATCCCTGCGCCCTTTGCGTTATTCAGATATATATAAAATACTAAAAATATGGAAGATAATGAAGTAGTAGTTACTATACCATGCAACGATCATGCCATCTTTCTTGATCATTATGGCATATTGTATGAGCGTATAGGTCTTGCATGGAAGAAAGACAAGGACAGTTTAGAAGGTTGTAAAGAGTATTATTTCATTGATAGAGAGGGTTCCTGGCAGATTCCTGAAGGTGTGGATGAATATACTGGAAGTTCTATCGTCGCTCATCGTGGAGAAACGATACCTTTTGAAGACCTATGTTACGTCTTTGGATATACCCAATATATTGCATCGGTTATTCCAGACCTGAATAGTTTTGACGTTCATATTGATAAATCGAACATGACCGGTTCATTAAAGGTATTTCTAGACCGTGACGGGGACAAACAGAAATACTCGTCCTATAAACTGACTGTAGAAACCGATAAGGGCGTATTAGTTATGTCTTTATCTAAGTGTCTGTACTTTACAGAACTCGGTTTAAAGGATGAGAAAGAGAATATACTAGGGACGTTGAGAGACTACCTGGTTCCTTTCCTGATAGAATACAGCAAGCAGATAGGGTTCAGGGTTGAATTCGGAATATTCTTCCGAAAATCAACTGCTTCGAAAGCTGACTACCGCAAAAGGCAAAACCGTTTCATCTGCAAGGAAGAAAAGAAGTTTCTCGGACCGATAAGGAAATTTGTGAAGGAGGAAGTTGAAAAGGATTGGAATGATGTTCTGGGCAAAGATAATGAGAGGGAACTATATTGGAAAGAGCGTGATGAATGGCAGCAGGAAGCCGCCAGCAAATACGATATGTACCCGAACCTGATGGAATAGGTTTCCTTACGTTATTGCATCGGTGGAATATCACTGAGTTTCGCCGATGCTGAAAAACAGAGCTTTTAAATATATCTATAATAACTTTTAAAATTTTTGGCTTATGAGAACTAAGAAGTTTTTGTTTGCCACCACCTTTGCGATGATGGCAGCGTGCATGATGATGAATACCTCATGCACCGAGTATGTGGAAGATGCTGTAGAGAACGGAGGCAGCCGGCCTATGACGGGCAAGACTACGGTAAGACTGCGGTTTACTTCGTCAGAAGGCGATGACGTGAGCGTGAGCCAGTCTGCCCGAAAACTTGCCTACCCTATCACGCGTGCCGAGCTGGCTGCCAACGGCAAGGCGATGACCGACCTCTACATCTTCGATTACGACAAGGCAAGCGGCAAACTGCTCCAGGTGTTGCACCAGACTGCTGATGCCGAGGACTTCGCAGAACCATCCCTGAGTCTCGATTACGGCGATCATACGCTGAAGGTGATAGCTACGAGAAGCGAAAACCCTACCCTACTCTCTGCTGATGGCTCGTTATGGAGTCTGGCAGATAATACTGCCTTTTCGGTGTCTGCCGATGGTGCCCTTCCTGCTGTGCTTACGAGCACGAAGAACTCTGACAGCTTCGGCGCTGTGCAGGACGTGAGTATAAGCGTCGGTCAGAACCAGAGTATCAATATCCAACTGGAACGTATCGTGGCGAAACTGACGGTAAAGAACACCGGAACATATCCGGAAGATTGCAGTACCCTGCAGTTGCAGCTCGATGAATATAAACAATGGGACTGGCAGACCTTTGCCGCCACCGGCAAGGTATCAAACCTGCGTATCGCTGACGTTACGAGATATGCCGGCAAAACCTCCTCTTCCCTCTTCTACTATTTCCTGGTGCCAAAGGATGGCTATACTACGGACATCACCTTCACCATGAACCGCAAGGGCAGCATCGAGCCTTACACCTCGTTTAAGCTATCGAACATCAGTTTGCAGCGCAATCATGTAACGGTAGTAAGCGGCTCTTACTATAACCACGAGTCCACCCTTTCGGTATCGCTCAATGATGCTTGGGAGGAAGAGCAAACGCAAGTTGATTTTTAGTTGATAGTTAAAAGTTTATAGTTAATAGCATTCGTACCAAAGTATGTTAGTATGTTCATACTTCTATACTTTGGTACGTTTGTATTTTAATACTTTTATCTTTTCTTTTTCTTATATATATATAAATATGTATGAGAAGGTAAACGAGAAGATAAAATATAAACGTACGATTATACATTCGTACGTTTATATATATGTATGTATGTTTGTACTTTTCTATTTATTTATTTAAATATTTATGTTTATATTTACTTATTTACGTTCACTCTTATTTATTTATCTATTTATATATCTAGTTACGTTCATTTCTATTTATCTATTTATCTATATATCTACCTTCTTATGTACGTAGATTGATATGTAAATAGGTAAATTGGTATGTAGTTATATAAATAAATATTAAAATACGTACCTAAGTTCATTTTTTAGAATAAAAAGTTTGGCGGTATAAGATGTATTTATTAAATTTGCACCAAGTTTTAGAAATTAAACGATAATAGAATATGGCAGAAAAATTAAAGGAGGTCCTTGCCATCGTGAATGACAAGGGCGGAGTAGGAAAGAGTACCACAGCACACAATTTGGCATGTGGTCTGATTAGAGAGAATGGCTCTCGTGTATTAATCGTTGACCTGGATGCCCAGGTTGCTAACGTGTCCCTGCTTTGCGGCTGGCGTGATCGCACCGACAAGCACGGTACCATGTACGAAGCTTTGGTAAACAAAACTTCTCTCCCAGTGTATCAGGTAAAGGTAGGAGAACAGGACTACGGCGGCAATCTCTATATCGCTCCATCATCGGAGGATATGCTGAACGTAGAACCTTTCCTGTTGAGAGAGCTGAATCCGCTCAAGGTATTGGTTAAGATATTCGGCTTGCCTGTATCTCTTCCAGAAGACCAGGGAGGCGAGCAGAGCGTGATTGATGCCTTCGACTACATCATCATCGACTGCCCACCGGCTATGAATCTCGTTACCAAGAATGCGATGGCAGTAGCTACGGGCATCATCATCCCTATGCAGTTGGAAGCCCTGCCTACCTTCGGTTCGTCGAGCGTGATAAAATGGGCAGAGGAGGTGAAGGCAGAAATCAATCCAAATCTCGATTTGCGCGGCTTGCTCAAGGTGATGGTGGATAAGCGCACCAAGGCAAGCGTGGAGTTCTCAAAGCACGTAGATGATGAGTATGGCGACTATGTATTCAAGACAGAAATTCCTCGCCGTACCAAGATAGTGGAAGCTCAGGCGATGATTCAGGACATCTTTACTTATGCTCCTGAATGTGATGCTGCGCAAAGTTACGCAGCCTTTGCCAAAGAGATTATTGATACCTATAGCGAGTAGTAGGATCGTTATAGGTATATGGATTTTATTACTGGTTTTATGGATTTATAAATTTAGAAAGAGTTATGTCAAAATTTCAATTTGAAAAATCTAAGGTGGCGAAGACCGCAAAGTCTATCCGTGACGATAATGAGCAGGGTGGTGCTCCTTTGGTACCCGCTACACCCGATACTGATCAGCAGCAGAATGTATCATCTGAAGAGCAGGTAGAGGAACAGAAAACGGAAATTCCAACTGATAATTCAGCGAAGGAGCAGGAGGTATCGCAGCGGTCAAAAAAGAATCCACAACAGGCTCAGGCACCCGCAGGAGCAGCAGAAGCCGCACCGGTTACTAACAAAGCTTTGGCGGCTATAAAAGATAAGGGCACAACCAACGGCATTGTCGTTAACGTTCCGATGGAAGATTACTTCCAGCTGATGATGCTGAAAAAGATTGAGAAGAAGACTCTCAAGGAGTTGGCTTTGCAGGCGATACATGAGTTCGTAGAGCGAAATAGAGTGATGTAAGAAAGGGGGTAGGTTATGAAACAGAACATCGAGATAAATGTAAACGTGTCCCATCCTGTTAAGGAAGAGCACATTGCTCCTGCCGTCGATAGAAAACCGATGAAGAGTACGAAGACCGTAAAGCTGATACTTCCTATGGAGTATTACTTCAAGCTGGTGCAGATTAAGGCTTGTACCGACAAGAGTCTTCAAGACCTGGCAGCACAGGCCGTTATGGATTTCGTGGATCATTTCGGAAAAGAGTAGGTAAACGAAAAGTCAGATTTGCAGGTAAACCGAAAAGTGGTTTTGAACCTATTTACCTATCTAAATCTGACTTTTCGTTTACCTAAAAACGAAGTCTTTAAATAGAAAATTATAAGATTATCTATATTATATATATTAGAAAAATCTTAACGTACTGATATTTAAGTACTTACAAAACTACTGGTAAATGAAAAGTCAGATTTAGGTAAATGAAAAGTCAGATTTAGGTAAATGAAAAGTCAGATTTAGGTAAACGAAAAGTCAGATTTAGGTAAACGAAAAGTCAGATTTAGGTAAACGAAAAGTCAGATTTGATATGAATGAAGATAATGAAAACAAGGGTTTAGCCTGGATAAATACTCCTTTTTCGCTCACGAAACTGGATAAGCAATACACTTTGTTCCAGCAGAACGTGTTGATGCTAACGAGTACCCACCTCCAAAAATTTGTGGATGAGTACTTCCTGGAGAAAAGACAGTTGGGCGACGCTCGTTCTGATTTTCTTTTTGAGCAAGGCGTGGATCATGCTGTGATGAATATCCCGCCTATCAAGATAGATATTCACGATTTCATTACTTACGAGAATATGAGCTATCAAAAGTTGAGAGCGGAGCTGAAGACAAGTATTCTTGATATGGCGGTGAAGAGCATACTGCCCGATGGCAGCGAGGAATTTACGCATATATTCAGCCGAATGCGTATACCGTTATCAAAGAACGGATATACGACTAAGGACGGAAAGAAGGTGGACCGCATACTGGGATATATCCTGCTTGAGATTGACCCGAAACTTTCTAAGCGTGTATTCGATATGGGACAGGGGTATATTCACCATATATCCATGATAGCAAAGTTTGCCAAGAACGTGAACACTCCACGCGTATATATCTATCTCTTGCGTCAGATAGGTTTGAACCGCAGCATGGATATATCGGTGCCTTTCCTGGAACTGAAGTCTTATCTCGGTTTGGTAGAATTAGATAACAACAAGAAGGAAATTCTATTGAATGAGCTGGGCGAACCGGTTATGAACAAATACCCCAAGTTCTCGCAGTTCAGAAAGCAAGTTCTCGATGTGGTGTGTAGGGATTTGCAGAGAATGGAGAAGTTATCGCAGACGGACATTGTATTTGATGAGCTGAAAGACGATGACATCATCTATAAATCGGGCAAGCGAAAAGGTGATCCTGAGTTTATCAGGTTTCACGTTAGGCGCACGGTGGTTGGTGAGAATCATCTATCTAAGGACAAAAACACTGATATTGCTGCCACTCTGAATGAGCGGTATAAGCAGAACAGCGCACAGCAAACTGGAAAACCGGTAGAGGGTGATATCTTCGCCCATGTGCATCAGCCTACGGAAAGTAAGATTGTAACCGAGAGCGGGCAAGGTACCGACAAGTGGAAGGCATTCTGCAAGCTCATTATAGGCGACGCTGAGAAATCACTGCTTTCCCGCATTTTCTTCATTGGCATGAAGAACGGAAGGTTCTGCGTGGAGTGCAGCGATGATGATTTCGATATGATCCGAAAACTTGGTATCGAGGAGAAGGCAAAGGAGTTTTTCAATTGCAAAGGGTCTTTTGCTCCGGTATTCTACAGAAGTTAAAGGTAAAAAGGTAAAAAGCAAGCCGCCATCCCGTTAGGCTCTTTTTACCTTTTTACCTTTTTACCTTTCTTAGTTTGTCCCCTTCATTTATTTCCCTTTTCTTACCTTTGTATCAGAAACATTAAAAGAAAAATGGAAACGTATGAAAAGGAAAGAGATTATTCAACTATTCTTGATTGCAGTAGTGACGATGATGTTTACGGCATGTGCTGCCTCTCGGCGGGCGGTTAGCGATAACCACCAGGAAGTGAAGGATAGCGTATCGGCTATTCAGCAGGATAGCGTGCATCAGCAGGTAATGGTGAATGACAGCGTAGCCATTAAGGTGAGCGAGGATAAGCATACTTCTTCTTCGTCTACGGAGGCGGGCGAGTATGAAGAAACTATCCAGGAACAGATTACCGAGACCACCGATTCCTCCGGCAACAAGCAGAAGACTACCCAGCGCACCACACATCGCAAAGGTAGCTACGATAAACAGTCATCTTATGAGGAGCGATTGCAGATGCAGCAGCAGGAAATCAATCAGATGCAGAAAACCATCGATAGCCTTGCCGTCAGTAGCCGCAATGACGTAGGTACCCACTGGGAGGCTACCGACAGCTTATCAGCTACGGAGGAAGAGAATACCGCAGAAACAAGAAAGGCTAACTGGATTCAGAAAGCCAGAAAGAACGCCCTTGCCCTGTTCCTGCTTATCGTGATAGTTCTTATACTTACAGCAATTAATAAATATACCGACCATGGGGAAGGGAAGAAAGAAACGAAATGATTACGACCTAGTAGATAACGACGAACAGGCAGAGGTTACGTTGCAGGATTTCGTCATCCCGGCAAAGGTGGAAGCTTTCTGCCGTCAGTATAAGGCGCTGGATCATTGGGTAGATGGCTGCGAGGTATTTAACGATGCCCGACTTCGTGAGTACTTCAAGGCGATAGTCTGTCCGCTGGGCGACCCGCTTTCTCTTTATCTGCAAGAGTTAAGCTATCAGGGTTTCCGCATGCAGAATGATGAGAGTGGTGAGCCGGTTATCTATTGCAGGGCAGTTTAAAGGTAAAAGGCCTTTGAAAGATAAAAAGAGCCTTTCCCCTTTCCGCCCCCGTTCCCAGCGATTCTATCGCTGGTTCCCTTCTCAAAAACACAATATTTCGCCGAAAATATACGCAATATTTCTTGAAAATTATACAATAGATTTCTAATTATTTAAAATACAAGGATTTATGGGTAAAGACAAAAAACCTCACAACTATCTGAAGATAGCTGAGGAGAGTGGAACAGGCAAGAAGCTGAAAGCATTCCTTGCCGAGTGCAGTGAAGCAAGCGAGAAGGCGAGAGCCTGGGCAGAGAAGCAGGGAGCCGATACCTACTACGAATCGCCAGAAGGCTTTGCAGGTGGTGTGGCGATGGTAGAGTTCAAAAACACGATCAGCAAGGAAGGCTGGACGAACATTCAGACTCCTACCAAGGACGGAATGCAGAGCACATCGCTCTTCGTTCCTGATGAAAACAGTGACCTGGAGAAGGAAATGATGGCACTGCCTATCGTAAATGAAACGGCTCTTATCGCTATCCTGCAGTTCAAGCCTAAGATGGCGAAGGGTAAGGAAGGCAAGGAGGTGCAGCTTCCGTTCTCCTTTGGCAATACAACACCTATCCTCTTCCTGCATCATGGCTTCTTCTATACCGATGTGCCTTACGAGAGCATAAGCGAGGATTGCCAGACAATCACGGAGAGGGAGTTCCTTCGCCGTAAGATGGCAGCAGTAAATGAGCATTAATCATATTTCGTTCTTTATATTTTATATATATGTTTATTTCTAAATTTTTATAAAAGGTTATTGGTTTAAAGTAGTTAAAGCTGAAACATTCGTAGCCAGCCGTCCGTGATGGATAGCTGGCTGTTTTCATTTATTCCTCGTTACGATGTATCTCTTCTGCCACCATGTTGTAGCTAGGCTGCTGAGATTCCAGACGGTGGGTGAGTTCGCTGATGAGCTTTTGCTGATCGCCTATCTGCTTCTGTTGTTCGGCTATGATATCAAGCATGCGGTTAAGGGTCTTCAAGCTGATGTCCGGTTCTGCGTTTGCAGCTGGCTCTGCCATCGGGGTAGGCACAGCAGCATTCATAGGTGCAGCGGCAGCCTCGTTCTTCTCTTCTCTTGTTTTGTGCTCCTTTGCGCCTCCGTTCCCAGCGTTTCCAACGCTGGTCCACCCAGGTACCACCGACTCCATCCTCTCTACATCGAGGGGATTGCGCAGCGCCCTCGTCCCCTGTTTGCGCTTCTCATCATTATCTAAATATCCCCCATCAGGTTCAAACTGGTCATCTATGCCAGGGCATACATACCCATCCTCGCAGCAGCCTTCACTGCCTTGCTGGTCCTTATCCGCATCTACGATAAAAGCCGATAGCGGAATATGGAACGCATTACAGAAGCGAAGCAGGGCGATGGTAGGAAGAGGCGACTTCATGCGTATCCAGCTATCCAGGCACGCATTGCTCGTAGTACCCATTGCCTTCATAATTTCTCTATTGGTGATTTTTCTGTTAGCTTCCATCCACTTGTCGAGGAAGCTGTAATTATAAAAGTACTTCATATCTCAACTATATTTATAAGGTGAATAACTCTAAAATGTTTATCTCAAAATCAATTAATATATGTAACCTATGTTAAATTCCCCTAATTTCTAAAAGAAAATATAGGTAACATTTGGTAGTTATAATTTTATTCTTTAAATTTGCACCAAAATTAAGAAATAAAATCGAAATGACAAAAGAAAATGTAGAAAAAGTTACGCAGAATAACACTCCGCTAGATGTAAACGATATTTCTGCTGACGAAAAGAAGAACTTAGCTGAGTTTTTATCGGATAAGGGCTTCACAATCTCAACTTTCTATCTCCGTTTCTTTCAGAAAGGTTTCGACGCTTGGGAAATCCAAGGCATTAAAAACTGCAAAAAGCAGTTCTTAGCTATACCGGAAGTAGATAACCTATTATCCGAGTATGTGGAGACCGATGCCCTGGGCAACGAGATTAGTAAGAAGGGATATTTGCTGGAGGCTGCCATGAGCGACGAGCCGGGTGTGTTCTACACCTGTCTGAAGAAGGCTAACAATGGTCTCTGCATGAAGTTCTTTGCCTTCATGGAGGAGCGAGGCATGAGCCGCACGACCATCATCAAGCGTTTCACCGCTGATGATTGGAAACCATGGGAGCAGGAAGGAATTAAAGCACTCTTGCTTTTAAAGGTAAAAAAGTAAAAAGGTAAATTCGTAACCATATATAATGATAGATGTAACCTTTGATTTTGAGACCTGTTCGCTTTCGCCCACCGCAGCCGTGATGAGTCTCGGTGCGGTGGCATGGAAGCGATACGGAAAAGAATCACCTTTCTTTGATGAAGGTGATGGTGTGCTGAGAAATTCAACGTTCTTTGCACACGTTGATTTGCGAAGCATGTTTATCAACGGCTTTGCATTTGACAAGAGTACGGCAGAGTGGTGGTCTAAGCAGAGTGACGAGGCAAAAGCTGCCTTGCTCGGAAATGACAGCGACGAGGCACCTTGCCAGCCAATAGATGTGGTCGTGAACGACCTCTTCGGCTGGATAGCCTATATTAAGAAGAAACTCGGTGATGATGAAATCTGCCTTTGGGCACAGGGTACTGACTTCGATGTGGCTGTCTTGAGATATATCTGCTGGAAGTTGGGCATCAAGTTCGAGATAAAGCATACTTCATTGAGAGATCATCGCACGTTCTATCTTGAGCTTGCGAGAATCATCTGGGATGCAGCTGAGCCAAACGAGGAACGTTTTGACTTAGACAAGGCTTACACCCTGACTACCGACTATAAGGACATCACGGATGAAGGGGCGGCGCATGACCCGATTTTCGACTGCAAGCGAAGTATCTACTCCACCTGGCAGATGATGAAAAAGATAAGAGAAGGCTATGCCAAGACTGTTTGATTTGCCCTATATCCCTAACCGGAAGGGCATACAGCAGAGGCATAGGAACCTGTCACGATACAGAATGCTGCATCGTTTCGCCTATACCGAGACGATGAGCGGACTGAAGGATGATATTCCGACTCTTCTCTTCTATGCGCCTTTTGCCCTGCTGAAAGATACCTGTGAGTATCTGTGCAGGATGATGACGGGCAGCGTGGAAGATATGATTATCACACCTTCGCACAGTTGCCGCCGCAAGAACGGCAAGATATACTGGAGGCAGGAGGTGCAGATTATCGGTCTAAATACCGAATTCCTCACGATGGAAAGTCTCTCGCAGATGATAGTACACCGTATGGAAACCATCTGTAACTGCAAAATCAGGCATTATCGCCTGGAAACATTTCTGAATTTATAAAACATAAAGATATGAAGAAATAAAAGATATTCTGCATGACATCATGCAACCTTCGGTACGATATACACTTCGTTTCCGATTTTTATTTTGTTAGACAACCGAGCCATCGGTTAAAATGGCAGGAAGACCGGACGGGCGATAGGTGGACTTGGAAACATTCATCGCATATCTCATATCCGCAGCTTCAAAAAGAAGGGGAAAGTTTGATTAAAAAGCCTGGGAACCCCATCGGGAGGTAGTTGCGGCATCTTCAAAAACTTGGCGTGTCGCCCGAAAGGTCTTCTTTTTCTTTGACAATATGATATAAAGAGAATAGGGGAGGCATTCTGGAAACGCTCTTACGCAAGGGTAGTGGAAGCAGCAATGCTCCACGACTATGCTGTACACTGCATCTTCGCAGCGGGCGAGTACCACAGATTTTCAAATGCTCCGACCGCTCGCTCTGGAATATAACCCGGCAAGATGTAAACACTTGAAGTTTGGCCTACCCTCATGCAGCCGTTCCCAGCGATTCCGGCGCTGGCGAGGTCAAGAGTGGTGCCTTCCCTTCTCTTTTAACTATATAAATACTCTTACTGTAAGATATGTTATTCCACCCTATATTGAATCAGATTGCCAATCTCGACATGCAATTCCTCGTAAAACCTGCCGATGAGCAGCGCATAGAGGGACAGACAGCCTGTTTCTGCCCCCTCTGCCAGAAGGAAGAGGCAGACGATGGCGAGCAGGGCAAGGCAAAGCAGACTCCTCACCTCATTATCTATAATAATGAGCGAGGCGGTATGTATAACGGCGTAGGAGTGGAAGACAATTCCAAGGCAGAGCATGGTGCCCTGCGCTGGATGTGTACCAAGACCGGCAAGTATGGCTATGGAGCCTTAGAGCTTTATGCTGCCATGCGCAAACTGCCGATGCACGGAGCCAGTCTGCTGCGTCTTTGCCATGACCTCATCGTGAGGGTGTATGGCGACAACGAGAAGACGAGAGCCAAATGGCCGATGCTCTTTGCTAAGATGGACTATCGCACAATCGCTCCGCAAACGATAGAGACGTTCTCTTTTATGCCAAAAACAGATTTCAATCCCCAGGAGCTCGCAGCCCTGGGGTGCGAAGTCACATCGGTTAAGGGAATCCCGCAATACGGCTTCGGTAAGGACTTCAACACAAGAATGCTGAACGAAGATTTCCGCATCTATGCCGTGGACCAGGTAACGCTGCCAAATGTGGTGAGAAACGGGCAACTGGTGAGCGAAGTGATTTATGGAACACCATGGAATCCGCTATTCGTCTGCTTCGCAACAGACGTGATAGCGCCGCAGGGAAGCTGCGGATGCTTCTTCCGTCCGGCGATGCAGCAAGACCCTATCGTCTTCTCTACCTGTGAGGAACATAGCGTGAGAAAGGTGAGCAAATGGCTGATGGGAGACCCTGTTTTTGTTCATGCAGCAGAAAACAGAACGGCTGATAATACCGCCGTTTATGCGGCTATCAAGAAATATCAGCCTGATGAGGTCTATACAGAAGAAAAAGAAATATGGGTAGAGAATCTGGATAAGGATGACCAGCCGAAAGGAACATTCCACACCGAAAAGGTGGATATTCCGATCAATGAAATCAAGGCGCAGAACATCGTGTTCTGCCGAACACCCGAAGACGCATTGAGCGTATATTACGCTATGCAATCCTTACGGAAGGATAAGGCTGGCGACAAGTTCTTTGAAAAGAATAGCTGGTTCCACGTAGCCTTCTCTATAGGTAGAGGTAACTTCTGGTATATAGAAAGAGGGGAGTGGAGACAGGAAAAGCTGGATTTCAGCGGCGTGCAATATCAGAAAATGAAGCGATTTGCCGAAAGGGTTATTATGATCTATCCAAATGATATTACATCGCAGCGCAACTGCGGTGCCATCGCCACCAAATTCAGTGATATTTGTTATGCCATGCTGCCTGAGTCTTTCCGTGTGCGCTATAACCAGCGCTGGCAATGGCTCTATGGTTGCACACCGAGGAGCGTAAGAGATTACATGCTCACGTATCGTATGTCTGATGAAGACAATTTCCGGTTCGACCATGATATTCGTCTGCCATTATTCTCCAAGCTTCGGGGAGCCAAGAACACCGACCCATTCGATATAGAATATCCGAGAGACCCCCGCAGTGGCAAGCCAAAACCTTGCACCTGCAAGATTTCGCCTACTAAGGTGTGGCTCTTTATGACGAGTCATGGATATTACCGCAAAATCGAACCTGAGAGTAATGACCTCGTAGGTCAGTTTATCCACCTCGACAGATGCTTTGTCGAATACATCGACGGAAAGAGCATCATACAGGCAACAAAGGAAAAACTCTTGGAGTTTTGCGAACAGAGTTGGAGACATAACGAGCAGGAACAGAAGTTGATGAGCGATTGCGCCAATCTGATAGACAAGAATTTCTCAGAGAAATCTGCCGGAGGATTGCAGAGTATTGTCATCGATTTTACGGAAGGTTACAGCGAGAATGTAGAATATTTCTATTTCCGCAACGTGGCATTGAAGATAACACCGGAGTATATCACTCCTATCAGTTACGACCAGTGCAACTTTTTCATCCCTGCCACTGCCCGAAAGCCATACGACTTCACCATGCGTCATTTCGACCCGCCGTTCATCATTAAGCAAAGTGATGAATATACCCGTAGGGAAAACGAGATAGCGCAGAAGGAAGCGCAGAAGAATGAGGACGGTTCGCCAGTATTCAGCATCTTTGAAATCAGTCAGATGAAAAACGACCTGCGAGAGTGGGGTACCGTTTACAGGTGGGATGTTGACTGGCGAGGTAAGAAAGATAGAGAATTGTGGCCTATGCTCCGTATTCTGCGCGGTTGCTCCAATGTGCTTTGGCAGGAGGAGATGGAAGCCGACAGAAGCAAGCATGAGCTATCGGAAGAAGACAAGTCAATCATCAATGCCCATTTCGTGAATATGGTTTCCGGTATAGGTAGGGTATGTTACAGAGATTTGTCGGGTACCGATAGTCAGAGCATCCCTTATCTGCTGGAAGATCAGATTGAAGACGAGAAGCAGGCTTCGGGTGGTTCGGGTAAATCCATGGTGGTGCGTGTGTTTGTAGGTTCGGCAGTCAATGTACTGAACATCGATATGAAGCGATTCATCACCACTGCCGATGCCCGTTTCAGTCTGGGCGAGATACAGCATAACCCTGGCATGTATCGAGCGATACACTGGGAGGACCGCCCGAAATCTTTCCCGATGGATTACTTCTATGTGATGGCAACAACCGGTGTTACGCTGGAGTGTAAGGGAGCGGATATTAAAACGCTCAGTCTGAAGGATTCACCTCTGCATATCGTATCATCCAATTTCCCCTATGATGGTGGAGTGGATTCCACGGCAGGACGTTTTCCGCAGATAGCCTTCTCTAACCGCTTCGCCCGAGAAAATACATTGAAGCGCAAGATGGCTCGTTCGCCTGGTGATATATTGAAGGGTTTCAATCCAGATCCCGAAAAGTTACCCGATATAGCGAGAAATCAGGCTATCTACATCACGGCACTAGCTGTGCAGTTTATGATGCGCTATCACGTAGTAAGCAAGGCTCCTCAGTTGAACCTGCGAAGACGTAATATGATTTCGGAGATTACGGAGAGTTGCGTGCGCTACTTCGAGTTCTTCTTCTCTAGGAAAGAAGTTTACGGTGTTCCGATTTGTGCCGATGAAATGTTCAATGAGTTTATCCGTGACTGGGCTGATGCCAGTGAGGGCAAAAGCAAGGAGTATAGCCGAGCCACCTTCAAGAAGAAAATTCATAAGTATTGTGAATCGGCGAATATCAAGTGCAACCCTGAACATCTCTTCGAGAACGTGAGCGACAAGCAACGCAACTGCTTCAAGATGAAGGCATGGGTAACGCAGGAGTACTTCGTAGGCAGGGAGTGGGAGAATGATAACACGATAGAACCGAAGTTCATCCGTTACATTCAAACCTCTAAGCATGTGTTCTTCTTCTATCGGACAGGCAGAGATACCATCCCTACCGATTATGCCGAACTGAAGCGCATAGCCAAGGAGTTTGCCGAAGCCCCAGACCCATTACCATACCGTGATGATGATGGCAACATCGTGCAGCTCACGCAGGAAGAGGAAGACCGCTGGAATGCCTATCAGAAGCGCAAGCAGGGCAGGTTCGCGTCTGCACAGAATGCGCAGAACAGCAGCACCGCAGCTACGGTAGATAGCATAGATAAAGATACCCTGCCTTTTTAAAGGTAAAAGGGTAAAAAGGTAAAAAGAACCTTAACCCCTTTGCGTCTCCGTTCCCAGCGCTTCTATCGCTGGTCATCTTTAAGTTAAAGCAAAAATGGCAAAGAAAGAAGAAACAAAGAAATCGAATTTTTATAGAATATAATAAGTATATGGCAAGTTTTTCCGGTAATATTGACCTTCTCTCCCTGAACGGAGCGAAGGTTCTGATTGGTCTCGACGAGAAGAATGCACAACGTCCTTACGTTTGCATTCCGTTAGATGTGAACGAGATTAGAGTAGAGGCATCTAAAAATGATGCAAGTAAGCAGGTGGCTAAGATGAGAGTTATCATCGACCCTTTCAATGACGCGTATAAGAATAAGATACGTCAGAGCAACGCCGAGCGTGGAGACACCAACAAGAGTGTGCCTACCCACGAGATGAAGATTTCTTATTCGGTTGATTACGTCAAGGCTGTAGCCCAGAGATTCCCAAAGCTCGTAGAGCAGGTGAAGGAAGCTGGAAAAGAAAAAGACCCTGACATTGTGAACCAGGACTTCAACGATGAAAATAGCCACCTCTTTAAGGCTATCCGTACCCGCATGAATAAGCGAATCGCCTCTCTCTTCCAGCCGCAGTTAACTGCTAATCAGCAGCCATATCCGCAGCAAGCCTATGGCTCTGCCGGCAACGCCACAGCCTATGTACCGCCAGCTGACGGTCAGGGCTACCCAGATATGCCGAACGAAGACGATCTGCCGTTCTAAACTCCGTTCCCAGCGATTCCATCGCTGGTCCGTAATAACAAACATAAAGAATAAATAAAAATGAAAATACAAGCTCAATCATCTATATTGCTTCGCCAGGCTCTGCAGAAAGCAGCGAAGTGTATTGACAGCAAGTCAACCATCGTAGCACTCAGCAACGTGCTCCTTATCCAGCGTAAGGAGGATGGTAAGTTCTTCTTCGTAGCCGGAACCACTGATTCGGAACTCATTATCCCTGCGCCTCTCAGTATCGTAGATGGCTGCTTCAAGGAAGATGTAGTTCTGCCTATCGGCAATCTGCTTTCGCTCCTCTCTACGCTCCCTGATTGTGTGATTACTCTCGACCTCTCGCAGGATAAGGAACGCAATATGAATATCGAGTATTGCACTCAGAACGGCGAGAATGTAAAGAAGGGTAACGTAAGTCTGGTTTATTTCAGTGCAGAGGATTTTCCTCGTGCGCAGCAGCCTAACAATGCTGATATTCATATCGCCCTTCCGATGGCAACCTTCAAGAACGTGCTCGCTCATGCCGGAAAGTTTGTTTCCGATTCTGAGTTGCGACCGATTATGAAGTGCCTCTGCATCGATGTAGCCGAGGACCGAAGTGATGTGACTTTTGTGGCATCGGATGGCCACCGACTCATCAAACTCATTCATACCAACAATCCTGAGACTGGTGGCAGCGATTTCTTCCGTGAGGGTACACCAGGTAAGATTCTCGTACATAACGCCTACTTCAAAACCCTTTCCGTTTTCGAGGATTGTGAGGACATCGATATTGAGGCAAACGAAACCATGGTTCGCTTTACTTCGGGCGATATTACCTTCATCTGTAAGAAGGTGTCAGGCCAGTATCCTAACTACAACTCCGTTATCCCGAAGAATAACCCTTACAAAGTGGTAGTTGACAAACGGGAGTTGGCAAATGTTGTAAAACGTGTGGCTTTGTTTGCAAGTGAAAGCACCAACATGATTGTGCTCAATAGGGAAGGTATGTTCCTCGATGTGGCAGCGCGAGACCTCGACTTCAATATGGAAGCCAACGACCAGGTAATTATCACGGATAGTACTTGTCCGGAAGACCATCGCATCGCTTTCAAGGCAAGCAGTCTGCTCGACTCACTGGCACCTATCCCTAGCGATACCATCTGTCTGCATCTGGGCGACCCGAGCCGCGCTGGTGTCATCACAGCCAATGAGTCTTCACCACGAGCATTGACGCTGCTCATGCCGATGATTATTGAAGAATAAACTTACATCGAACGAATAAGATAGAGATAAGATTATGGACGATACTTTGCTCTTTATCCCCCCTTGTTGCGTGGATAAAAAACTGCCAAGCGCAATCATACAAGCCCCACGGAGGGCATTGAGCTTCTATACTCACGGCGATGTGCTGATAGATAAATTCTTCCATGCTATCGGATATATGGCTGATGTAAACCCTAACCGGGCACAGAAAAAGCATTTCTGTGTGATGGTGTTGGCGATGACCGTAAGCAGAACATCTGCCACCGGATATATCATCAACTACCTTCATACTTGCTTTGAGAGGGGTTGGATAACCCACCTGGTGCTCTCAACCGATAAGAGTGTAGAAGATTGGATAGATATTCATCTGATGGAATACAGAGATAGAATCTTGTATCAGAACCATAATGATGTGACCCTACAGACTTCGCACATGGTTATTTATAACGAGGAGAAAGCCTTTACGTTGGCTGGTCCGATGCTCGATACCCCCAACGGTAAGTTATCGCATTATTCGATGGTGCTGTACCCCGACTATTCGGCATGCAATGACGCAGCCGATTGGTCGAACCCGCTCAAGAACATCCTGTTTCCTGATATATTGCGGCATCGGCAAAGGGTAGCCAAGGAGAAACGGAAGGTTGACAGTATCATCCTGAACCGATTCCTGCAAGCAAAGCTCCCTCCTTACGAAGAGGATAAGGAGCAGGATGGTCCTCGTGATTATTATGATTTCGGTGGTTTCGTATAAATTCATCGACTAATAGATAAGAGTTATGGCAAAATATCATCAATCTTATCAGAACCTCCGTCAGTTCTGCGAGAAGTGGACGTGGATAGACCCACGCAGCGGACAGCAGGTTACTGGCTATGTGCATCCGCAGACCGCGAGAAACGTAATGCGAAAATCGTTCTACATCAAGTTCCTCACCAAGACTGGGCATGTAGATGAAGGTGAATGCGTCTGCCTGAAGGTGGATGTTATGCGTCATCAGAGAAAAGTGCAGTTCGTAAACAGTGGAGAAATCCGCGTGGTTAACGATATACTGGTACTCGAAGTAGATGGCACAAGGTTCATCACGCATTAATATGGTAATTCATGTTTTAAGATTCAATATAGTTTATCGAAGATTTTTAAAGCTCTAACTGTTAAATTATTGAATTGTAAATGCTTCATAGCAGACACCTTTAGCGAAAGGATGTTCCGTATTTATTTACAATAACTACAAGCAAAAGCAATGTAGGGTTGTCTATTCACATTTCCCTGCACCTCCCCGGTGCGTGAGCATAGGGTGCTTTTTTAACTGGAATATTCATTTTAAATAATATATAGATTATGTGGAATCCGTTAAAAAGACATAGAGCAAAGAAAGCTCTCAAAACATTGGATAGTCTGACCAGCGTAATTGCCACGATCAAGAAGTGGGAGAAGGCTGGATTGATCTACTGGCAGGTAAAAGGTAAGACTCTTCTCATTGAGCAGAGTTTAGCTACCACGCTGCTTGCTGGTGGAAGTAAATTGTTCAAGAAGTTTCTGAATATCGCTGCCCAGATACAAAACTCGGAACTGCTCGCTGATGCTTATGAGCAGCAGCGTATCACTATCGAGACGCAGGCAGTGAAGGATGCGCAGGAGAAAACGTCCAGTAAGCTGACAGATGCTGATATTCAGCGCATACGTCTGAATGCTAGAGAGAATATGCAACACATCGATATGAAGAGCATCCTCGATGCTATCCATGAGTTTGATATAATGATTATCCGCAGTAGTGCTATCTCTTCTGCTGATGCTACCCAGGAAGGTGGCGAGCTTGTAGCCGTTGGCCACTTCGATGGTAAAAAGGTGGAAATGGCGATGTGGGATGAAATCAAGAACGATTTAAATGCTGAAAAATAAGATATGAATATCAAGATATTGAAGGAAGGCGACCGCTATCACGTCTATATAGGCGATAAGGATTTGTGGCTATCAAGAATGGAACTGGTAGAACTTCGCCATAGTATCAATTCTATCCCATTATAGAATAATTGCCAAATGAAAACAATCGTGATAGCTAAGGAGGCTTGGCTGTGCAGTCAACTCAGTATAGCCAAATATTCCGGAGGCATTTATATATCAGATGAGGAAAATGGCACACGCCATTTCCTGGTAGTAGATGGGAAAGGCCAGCCTTACCAGGGCAAACTGATCCCTAGCGCCCCTGCCGATTTGGTAGATAAGGAATTCCTTCCTTTCTACCGTAAACTTGGCAGAGATAAGTTTATTTCCCTCGTATCAAGGGAACCTCTAGCCTCCCGCAAGGGACTGAAGCAGATACTATCTGCTGCAGTTCTGGAAGAGAAAGCGGAGAAGGTCGCAAAAGAAGAGGAACTGAAGGCACGCCAGCCTTCCCTCTTCGACTAAGAAAAGTTTTATAATACAATTAAAGATTGATAGAGATTATGAGAACATTAGAAGAATTTCAGAAAGAAGTCCTTGCGCCGTTGCGTAAGGAGAGAGACGAAAAGCACGAAGTTGCTTTGAAAATCAAGACCGATGGCGGCGAGGCTTTTGCGAAACGTAAGAAGGAACTCCTGGATAAAGAAGTTGAGTTCAAGGAGCGTCAGAAGTCTAGCCTGAAAGAATTTCTCGGCAAGCAAACCTTGGAAAAGAAATCTTTCTTCGTTCGGCAAGATGCCGATCGTGCCGAAGCTCATGCCCAATATCAGAAAGCTACCCAAGACTACAAGATTGCTAAACGCCGTGCCAACGAGGAGTTTATGGATAAGTTAGCCATTGCCTATGCTGAGTACAATAAGGAGCGAGTAGCCGCAGGCGAGCAGCCTGTATATTATGACAATTTCCGTGAGAAATCAGCAGAGAAACATGAGGCGGGTTATCAGGAGTACGGCTGGCCGGAAGAACCAGAACCGGAGGTTGAAGAATGAGTTTCGGGAACACGAAAACTCCACGCAAGCCAACTGGCGAGGCGAAGTATCAGATACCGATGAGGGCAACACCCGAAAGCAACGGTGTGAAAACCTATGTGCTCGAAGGTGAGCTGAAGAAGAAGTTCATTAAACTCTTCCCGAAGAACTCTAACCGCAGAATGATGGAATGGTTCGGTATCTCCTTTTCTACTGTCCAGAGGTTTAAAAATGAACTCGGACTGAAAAAGGATATGAAAGCTATACGCCGTCAGCAGACAATGGACGTTAAGAAAACCTGCGAGGAGAACGGTTGGTACGATTCCCTCCGGGGTAAACCGACAAGTGAAGCTTGCAGGGAAGGTACTCGCCGATTGCGAGCATCCGGCTTTTGTCCATTAAAGGAACTCAAGAAGAAAAATCCTCGTCGATATAAGGCTTATCTTCTCCGTCGGTCAGAAGCTCGCAAGGAACTCTTTCGGAAGGAACGTTTGCGAGAAGAATATGGCTTGGAGCGCAAGACGAAGTTAAACATTCCGCAGCGACCAATGAAAGGCGCGGCTGCATCGTTCAAGAACATGATGACGCATCGCTTCAATTACTTCTCTGTTCCCGGTCACCCATGGTGGTTAGCATACGATAGCGAAACCAATCGCTCGGAACGCAGCGAGGCAACCGCCAGAAAGCATGGTTTCGAGATTATCGAAGGAGAGGACGAAGCCACTGTTCCCAGCGATTCCATCGCTGGGCAGCAACAAACAATAAACAACAAAAAACATGATCAATAAACAGCAAAACATACTTCGAGCTTTATTGAAGAAGTATAAGTTTAAAAGCGTGAGCAATATGGTTCGCCAGGCTCTCGGTATCAACTACGAGAACTTCCTGCAGAAGACAGAACCTCTCTACGTTATCCCCCGCATAGCTTCCTGTTATGCCGATGAGAACGATAAGAAGACCCTGATGGGTGTAGTCTATAAGGAATGGCTCAAGGACGTAGTAGAGAAAGCCTGGGTTGCTCCTCTCAATACTTACATCGAAGAGCACGGCGAACGCACGGTGCTCTCCGCCATCTATTACCTCATAGATAACAATCTGTGGGAGGTATACGAAGGCCGTCTTGCTCTCGATGCGCAGGAAGATAATTACTACGATAAGCTGGAAGATATGCCCACAGCTATCTCCTTCGTGTTAGAGCAGCAGAAAGCCGAGGAAAAGAAAGCCAAGGAAGAGGAAGCCGCAAAAGCCGCCGCCGCCACTGTCGAAAACGCCTCCGTTCCCAGCGATTTTATCGCTGGTTCAAAGTCCGGCTATACCCTCACCGCCGAGGAAGCCGTAACTCTTATCGGTACCACTTCTGAAGCCTGCACCCAGTTAAAGCAGAACATCGAGCGCCTGTTCGATTTTATCCACACCGCTACCGATACAGATGCCCTTCGTCAGAAACTCTCTGATCTGCAACATCAGTTAGAGGATCAGAAAGCCCAGCATCAGCAGGAAATAACAGACCTGCGAAAAGAAGCCGATGAAGCCAATTCCACCATGCTCAAAGCCAGTGACTATATCACCAAGCAGAAACAGGAGGCTAAGGAGGCTCAGAAGCAATATGATGAGCTGAATGCCAAATACAAGAAGGCTCTCGATGAGCGCGATGATGCCGACAAGGAGTTGGAAACTTACAAGAAACTCCTCGAAGAGGAAGCCAACCGTGAGCAGCTTCCTAAGAAGAAGGTTATCCCATATAGCGTGCTCGATGCCGTTCCACTTCTTGGCAAGGGTGTAATGACCGGTCTGGTACCCGTCCTCGCAAAGTACAACATCGTGGTAGATTACAATAAGTAGAAAGGCGTATGGATCATAGAATAATTGATATTCAGCTGCCATTACCGAAAGGAAACGATAAAGACCCTATCACTTTGGCACCTACCTTCTATAGAGGAGGAAACGCAGATGATACGGCATATTTAAAATTCAACAATGCCGTTAAGCGTATGTCAGAGCCTAGAGAGGTGGAGCGTACAGAAGTTGATGTGGAGTTCGTAATTCGCAATGATGCTGGCAGTCTTTATGCCGTGGTGTATCATTATGCTGATGGTAGGGTAGAGGCTGATATGCTGGTTAAGGCAAAAAACGGCTACTGGTCATTTTATTGTTCAAGAATGCGTTTCCACCCCAACTTTCCGAACGTTTATCTTCCGTCGATATGGGGATATAAACGTCTTACTGAATTGCAGATAGCACAAGAGCTTGCTCTGGCTGCTGTAAACGTAAGCAAGCTGATTCCTTTCGGCAATTATGCCTTAACGGTATATCCTGGAGGCATTAATGTCGTCAGATGTAACTTTAAGGATGGTGAGTTGTTTGCTGTCGAGAATATTGATTTTATTGCGTATGAGGATTTCGAGCGTGATGAGATTAAGGATTTCTATCCCGGAGTGCTCAAACGATATGTACTCAATCAGGGCATGAATATTGAAGACTTCCCCGAAGATCTGATAAAGAAAATCGTAGAGGAGAGTCTTGAGAGTTTGAAACGGAAGTATGGTAAATAAAAAAAGATAAAGACTATGGCAAATAAAATAAAGATAAGCGGCACCGAACCTGTCAAGTATGGACCGCACGATTTTCAGTTGGGTGATTATGTCTACGCTCCTATATCTCTTAATGATCCATAGAAGGGGAACCAGTTGGCATGTATCAGCAACCAGGATAAAGATGGTTGCACTCTATTCTTTGTGAAGACGTACCGCAAGGTTTATAGAGAATACAAAATGCTCGATCTCGTGCCGATAGCAGAGGATTGGCTGAAGGAGAATCCGCAGGTGTTCACACCTAGCGATGATATGAAGCCGTTGGAAGGCAACCCTTCATTCTCTTATCAGTATAAATTCACTGCCAAGCGTTTTAGCTGTGAATATCGTATCGTGGTTTACGAATTGTATTATGAGAACGAAGAGGAATATCGGCGCCTTTGCCGTGAAGGTGTCTCTTATTTTACCTGTTTTAATGAATCGCAAGGAAAGGCTACGATAGCGCAAATTGCATCTATGAATCCTGTAGCAAAGATTCCTGGACGTTATATTTGCAAACCCACAGGAGTTATGCAGATAATAAGCATTCACGACCTGCAGCATTTTCTCCGTCTTTGCGGTTGCGAGGAACTGAAGGTCCCTCAGTCTTTATTAGAAGATTAAGTAAAAACAAAACGATATGGATAAAACAAAGTTAAAGAAACTCTTTCATGAGTTGAAAGCAACGACCTCAGATGTGATATTTACACTCTTTATGTTTAGCATGCTCTATCTGCTTATTCATGCGCTCATTACCGATTACAGAGAAGGCGACCGGATAAAAGGCAGCAGTATCACCGTAACATCAAAAGGTCACGAGTATATCATCTTTGAGACCGACAGAGGCTACACCTGCTGCATTCATTCAGCCTCCTGCTCCTGCCAAGTCAAAAAGCAAAAGAGCGCCCCCGTTCCCAGCGATTCTACCGCTGGTCCTAAGAAGAATCATTTAAAGTAATAGCACTATGCACATATTTAAATTAAAAGAAGGTTCTAAGTCTTTCGAGTGGGTGAAGGACGTGATAGATAAGGAGCGAAAGCAAAGCGCAGAGTATTGTGGTCGCATCCGCAAGGCGATACCCTTCCAGTTAACCCGAGTCATTGCCTCTTACGTAAACTCAACCTTTTCCCGAAAGTTGGAAATCTATGAGTTTGTTGTTACTCCCGAGGAGTACGAAACATTGGATAAGGAAGTCTGGAGCAAGACTTATCATGATGATAATCAGCTTTGAATAACTCCTAATCTGAATAATGAAGAGGGTAGGGCTATAAAAGAAGTGATGTCTTCATATCATCCAGTTACCAATCACGATGATATTCTGAAGAAGTTAGGGCTGCGTGCCATCGTTTCCTGCATCCCTTTCCGTCCTACTAATCTTTTCACCCATGATGGTAAGTATTATTTCGTTCTTACCGATGATTTGGTTATCAAGGATAATGATAACAACGATGATTTGGAATTGATAACTGAGGAGGATGCCAAGCGCCTAATCGGTTTCAAGGATGAGCGGGTATATTATAGCAAATAGCGCATGACAAATAAAGCCTTTTTTGACGCGTATCGCGGGAAGCCAGCCCTTTATAAGGGAAAGGATATTGGCGCATACGTAGCAGGGTATGTTGGCGAGAAGTATATCATCTTAGGGTTTCACGATTATACAGGCTGCATCCTGAGATTTACGGCCAGAGTCAATAAAACGCTCGACGGAGTATACACCTCATACCGATTCGCTAAATTGAAGTATGTAGAGGTAGTAAGTTAAAAATAAATAGTAGTATGAAGATAAAAATTGTTTCGTTATATTTTCCCAGTTTCTTTAACGGGGATAGACTCTCTGCTTTTGCAGATAAAATGAAGTTTTTCATCATGTATAAAAAGCATTGGTGGCAGAGATATAAATATATGAAAGATATGTTTGGCCGCCCCATGAAGTTTGACAGCCAAGAGGCAGCCGAAGAGTATCTGAAAAAGAATGGTATCGATTATAAAGGTAAATAGCTTATGGCAAAGAAAGAAGAATCAAAGAAAGAACCGACAGAAGAATATGCTGGTTTAGGTAAAGAAGTCTTCGTCTTTAAGAAAGAAGATTTCGATAATCCTTCCCTGGGGCACAAAATTTCTATAGTTGATGACAGTACAGTCTCTGACTTCGGTAATTGGATCGTAGGGGAGGAAGTGAGCGAGGAAAAACCTCGCAGTTTCATTGTGCCCCTCACGTTGGTAGATGAAGAGGAAGCACGATACGAAGCGCAGATGTTAGCAGTAACGGTGTTGCCGGTATTCAGTAAGTCTATGCTATCCATCACTATGCCTCATACCTCATTCCAACTGCGTGATGGCTACACTAAGCTATACCGGAACCCTCATAATTTCTTCTATTCAGCAATGGGAAACATCTATTCTTCTTCTTTCTTCCGAAAGAAATCAGAAGAAGAAGAACAGTTGTTCGAAAAGCTGGAAATAGCGCTGAATTTGGGTAATTTACGAAGTATACGCTTCCGTTCCCAGCTATTCCATCACTGTTTAAAAAGTAAGTAATATGGCAGAAAAAAAAGTATTAACCATTCATCTTACTGATGAGTGGTACCAGAAGATAGCTAGCGGAGAGAAGACAGAGGAGTATCGGGAATGCTCTTTATACTGGACGATTCGTTTATTTAGAAAGGATATACCGAATAGGCCAGACTTGATAGCTGGTGTAGCCAAATATCATCGTGCTTCCGATAGAGGCCTTTTCGTGCAAGGTTATCTCACCGGAGGGCTTCAACATACTTCGGATAGTCCGAAAGATAGAGCCTATCGCAAGGAGGTATTAGAGCCTTTCACACACGTTCATTTTCTCCTCGGCTATCCGAAAGATAACCAACCGTATATCGAGAAGGAAATCGACGAGATAACGGTAGATAAACCAAAGAAGGGCATGTGCCCCGATGCGTGGCTAAAAAAGAATATGTTCGTAATCAGATTCAAATAGCTTATGGCAAAGAAAGAAAAGAAATGTTGTGGCAACTGCTTCTGGTTCGACAACGAAGATGCTTACGGCCAAGGCTGGTGCATCGATTCGCAAGGTGAAACGTCCTGTGGCAGCATTTGTAGTAATCATTTAAATAAATAAGCGTATAGAAACAAATGTTAGATATTAATTATCCTCAGAGTATTTATAAGCGCCCGGAGCCTATGGAAATAATGATTCCTACTCCGAAAGAGTTCGGGCAGTATTTGCAGAATATAAAACGTAATAGAAGAAAAAAGAAATAGCGTATGAAAAGAATATATAAAGACGAAGAGAATGCAGACCATTCCGTTATTCATCTGATGATGAACTCCCAATGCTCTAACCATTGTGCGGATTGCTGCAATCATCAGTACGACTTAGATACCGTACCCGTGGTAACGGTAGAGGAGTTGAAGGCAGCGAAGGTAGTACTGCTGACTGGTGGCGAACCTTTCCTGATTCCCGGCTTACTCTCTTTTGTAACGAGTTTACGCAAGCAGTTTGAGAATATTGAGCGATTATATATCTATACATCTGGTTTCTCTATGTTGAGAGCAAGAAACGATTGGGCTTCTCCTGCCTTTACATTATATGTAGACGGTGTAAACTTCAGCCCGAAGAGTTATGGGGATGAATACGCAATCGTTCAGCTTTTTCATAACAATTTCCATCGTACGCTTATGGGCAATTTGAAGTCTTCCCGCTTTATTCTGATGGACTACCCCGGAAAGATTACCAATAATGAAGATTTTATCAAAGACCTTTATTTGGATTTGATAGAAAAAGATCCTGGATGTAAGTGTAAGTTCAGTATCGAACATCGAGATTTTCAGAAAGAGTTCCAGCCCAACGGTGGTGTATGGAGACGAGTTCCTGTATTCTTCGACAATAATATTGTGTAATCAATAAGTAAGCGTATGAAAGAAGAAGAACGTGCAGCCTTGGCTGCGAGATTAAATGCCTTTCTGAAGGCGACTGAGAAAAACTATCTTGATGGAATAGTCGATAATCTTATTCAGGAGGCAGAATGTAAAACTGCAATTCTATCTGATGAGGAAGCGAAAGAACCGGAGTTCGTCTTTATATCATATCTGAAAGAGATGACTTGTTACAACGACCATGATGGTTCTTGGAAAGAGAACATCCTTACTCTTACAAATCTGACTGGTACCGCTTTCGCCTTAATGGAGTATGATCCATATTATAACCCGGTAGCAAAAGACCCGGTGTGTGGCTATATCAATAGTTTTAGCGTTAGCGAGGAACATCAACAGAAAGGCATTGGCGCTTTAATGATAAAAACCTTAGAGGCTAGAGCTGAAGGTTACGGCGTGCATATCCTGTTTGTAAATTGGGATATGAAACCAGAACCTGGTACTTGGGCAGATAAGTGGCTTATCGGAATGGGTTATCACCAAGACGAGCCAAACGACCCTCGCCCATTTCATTATTATATGATGCACAAAAGATTAGTTGATAGTTATTAGAACAAATAAAAATATTAAAGATTATGGCATGTAATTGTATTAGCAGAGTTGAGAAAATGGTTAAGGAGAAGACCAACGAGAGTGGTTGTCTTGATACAAGTATCGGTGTTCCATCGGGTATTGCGATGGTGAACGTTTATGGTTTATTCCATAAGCAGAAGAAAGATGGCTCCTTCTGCGAGAAGTGGAACCAGGTAAATATCCTTCCCGAGTATTGCCCATTCTGTGGCAAGAAGTATGTGGAGGATAAGAAAGAAGATGTTCAACAGAAAGAAACTGAGAAGTAGCGTATGATAAGATATTATGAAGATGAAGAGAATGCGGATCATTCCGTTATTCATCTGATGTTAAATACAGATTGTGATAATCATTGCATTTTGTGCTGTAATGACCAATATGATTTAAGTTCTGTTCCGGTTGTAACGGTTGATGAACTTAACAACGCAAAAACCGTGTTGCTGACAGGTGGTGAACCTTTCAAAATTCCATACTTTGCAGATTTCGTGCAAAATCTGCGCGGTCAGTATAAAAACATAGAAAACCTTTATGTTTATACTTCGGGATATTCTATGTACCACAACGTAGAACAATGGAACAAAAATAAGGTTTATACCGATATAGATGGCGTAAACATCTCACCTAAAGGAACCAATCGTGAGCGTTGGGCTATACAAGGCATGTTGGGAAAGAATGCACTGGATGTTTTCTTTCATATATTTGCCTCCATGAAAAGCTGCAGGCTTATCTTAATGGACCGTAAGGAGAAAAATGACGAGCTTCTTTCTACATTGAATCTCCAACAATTCATAGATCTTGGGGTTCGTTTCGATGTAGAGTATCGTGATTGGCAGAACGAGTTCCAGCCTAATGGAGGGGTGTGGAGAAGATTACCTATATTGTTAAATTAAAAAAGTAGCGTATGGATTTGAAAGATATTAAGTTTAGGGCAAAGCGCAAGGATACGTTGGATTGGGTGTATGGCATCCCTGCTCCTGGCAATGCTTATCCTGGTGCATCCTGCATTCTGACATTTGAATCGCGTAAGGATTTACCTAAAAATGCGGTTTTCCTTGGGTGCGGCTTTATCCCGGTATTAAGTTATACCATTTGCCAATATACGGGGATGAAAGATATGTATGGTGCTGAGATTTGGGAGCATGATTTACTTAAAGACGAAAAAACGTCTGGTATATACGAGGTGGTTTACTTTAATGGTACATTCGTCTTTCTGAACGAAAGTGATATTTTTCAACCGGAAGGCTACCCCTGCTACAAGAAAGTGGACCATAATGTAATTCGTGATATGTTTGTTGTCGGGTCAGCCCTTGATGGAGATAGTAGCCGCGATATTCAGGAACTTTGTTCTCGTCTTGCCTCCCGTGGTTTTATCGCAGTTCAAAAGTAATAATCAAAAAACAAAGAAAATGAAAGTATTGAGATTTTTGAAACGGGTGGGTATCGTTGCGATACCAATTCTTGCCGTGATTATGGTGACACTGGTCTTTTATGGTATATTGACGTTAGCTTCTAATACAGTTCATCTTGGCAAGCTATATCTAGAACTGTTCTTATCTGATAAGATGTTAGCTGCGTATTGGATTTTTGCGAGTATAGCCGTTTCCTTTATGATATACCCTAGTCTGATTAATTGGACGAAAGCGAAAATCCGTCAAATGGACGCAGAGGAATCCCAAGCTGATGAGCAGAAAGGCAACAAGAGTGAACATGCCAGTAATGTCAAAGTCTACTCTTTTGTTCAACTTTCATCTCAGCTGCAAGATTGGTACAACGTTCGCAGATATTTAATGACAGAAAACCTGAAGACTGAAGTTTACGGCACCTTGCATATTGATATACCAAAACAACATGCGAAGGAAAGTGATCCGTTCTGGAAAGATTGCGATGCCTTCATTTGGGCGGTCTTTGTAGATGATTGTGCAAGGAAGGCTGGTGTCGCTCGAAAAATGATGCGAGAAGCCGAGGTAGTGTGTGTAATGGAAAGATGTCTTACTGTCGGATTGCGTTGGGACGACCGCGAAAGTGAACCTTGGGTGTTAGACTGGTACAAGCGCAGTGGGTATAAGGAAAAAAGAGTGGAAGAGGATGGTCACGCTCATTTCCTTGTTAAAGACTTGAGCGATAAATATAACTTGCGTTTATATTCTAAGCGATTTTTTCGATAATGCAAAAAAGATTAATTGATAGTTATTAAAACAAATAAAAACATTAAAGATTATGGCAGAAAAAACAAAGCAGCAGAATGCTGAGAATGAATCAGAAGAAGAGGAGCTTGGTAAGCAGATTTTGCAGCTCAAACTTTCCTTCCATGAAATGAAGGATGACAAGTTCACCGTCAAGGTGACTTGCGAGAAGGATGGCAAGGAGTCTGACCTGAACATCCTCACCGATGATGATTCCATCGGTATGGTATATCAGGGAATGAAAATCACCCTGGGCACCGTGGCCAGGTTCTACCTGATGAGCCTTTTGAATAAAGGCACAATCACTCAGGAGGAGTATGATAAAATGGTGAGTAAATAATACACGGATTTATAAAGTCAAAAAAAATAGCGTATGTTATACGAAGCTAAACAAGGGACAAAAGCTTACGAATACATTAAGGGTATTCTTGAAACTGAAGAAAAAGAATACCAGGCCTACATTAAGAGAGTGGATGAAGCCGTTGGCTTCAAGTTTGAGAAGTGGCAAGGTTATCAACCTAACAGCAGTCTGCTGCGAGAGTATCTGATAACCGCCATCTGGGTACCATCTGAGCGTTTCGACACATTGGATGAAAAGGCATGGAGAAAGATAGATAGCCGAATCTTTGAGGATGGTCATTACGTAGCAATAAAGCCAAACAAGCGTTGCAAGCAGGGTAAGGCTATCGCTGCAGTTCTTGCCTCCTACAAGGCTGTCACCAGCCATTTCGATATATTGAAGGAACTTGGTGTAAGCATCGGCAAAGTTGGTGCTTTCTCCATCACTCAGCTTCTTCGCTGCAATGACCGTTACTTTGCCTTCTTCGATGATAGCATCCGAGCCGAGAAGAAGAATCCTGATTTCACGGAAATCACGATTGGTGAATATGAGGATCTTATTAATAGTGATAAAGAAGGATAATCGTATGAAGATAAATATGAAACAGGTGAAGGAGAAGATAGCAGGCTTTATCTTTGATCTTATCATAGAATCGGGCAGTAAGTCTAAATTCTTCCGTAAGTACACCAACCATCGCTTCCGTAAGCAGTACGAACGATTGAAGGATGATTCCTATTTTCATCAGTATAAACGCAACAACGCTTTAGAAAAGGCAAATAGTAAGCTGTATGAAAGGATCAGCGCTTTAAATTACAGACTTCACTCTATTTATGATGCTGTGAAAGTCGTAGCTACGGAGTACCCTAAGAACATCCCGTGCCCTCACGGAGAAAAAGATGAAGTAAACGATTGCCCTGTCAGAACAGATTCCACAGAATGCTGGTGCTGCCCAGGTTTCGTATGTAGAATACCTGAAAAAGGCACCATTATCTGTTGGAACGAGAACTTTGAACAGAGTGAGGATTTAGAAGATAAAAAAGAAGAGTAATAATCAGTAATAAAGAAATTAATTAATAGAAAAAGATATGGTAAAGAATAACGATTATCTTGTAAAAGCAAAAGAGTACCTAGCCGCAATGAAGACTATGTATAATCTAGAGCAGTTGACAGATGGGGTCCGCCCTGACAAATACAAGTACATCTGTCAAAAGTATGGTATTGATGAGAACGAAGCCATGAACATGTATTCTGTTCTTCAGAAGATGAAGAAGGAGTATTACATGGTGAACTATAAGGACTCGGCAGCCTTGGAGCGCGTCTTGGTTATCGCCGAGGAAGCCTATGTTACCTACAAGCATGAACGTGTTGATTTTTATGTAGAGCTACACTCCCCTGAAACAAGTTACAAGCATATTCTTGTAAGTTTTCGCAAACCAGGCGAAAAGTTGGTTCAACAGGAGTTCAATATAACAGACCCGAAAACCTTTCCAGCTGTCACTGATATGATGAATAGCGGCTTCGAGATTGTCGGTATGTCACGACAGGCAGACGAGATAGAAAATACAAAGTACGATGGAGTCGATGACAATAGAAGGATTTACATCCCTATTTATGATGGCGACGTGCTTCTCTGCTACTTGGAGAATCCTGACAGTATTTTCTCTTGTCGTAAAGAATGTGGTCTATATCTTTGCCATGCTGGTGTTTATCATCGCCTCGTCTATACTCCTGGAAAGGGGTATGTAAGACATCATGAGCCAGATGAGGATAAAGATTTCGAGTTGGATATTAGCGAAGAGTCTTTCAGTCAGTACGTCTTGACATTATCTAAGAGATTTCGCAAGTTGGGTAACATCCATTCCGGTATCGATTTCCTAATGGAAGAAGATAACAAGAAAAAGAATAGCGTATGATAAAGTAAGAATTATTAGAGTCTCGTGCTTTTCAGAAAGCGGGAGACGAAGCGAAGTTCTTTTTCTTGCCGCTTCCCTATCGAGGAAGCAGACTTTTCGGTAGCCGTCTCTCAACTCCGCTAACTGTATCTCACGAAAAAGGTCTTATTTATTTCGACAGGCGAGGAAATCCGATAACGAAAAAGGAGTTGCTATCGAATGACGACTTCTTGAAAGTAGAAGGCTGGTACACCCTTTCTGTCATACATGCTGGCTGGTACTATCCAACTGGAGATAGTCATGTAAGACTTAAAAGAAACGGCGATATAGAAATCAAGGAGGTAAGAAGAAGGACTGTAAAGGTAGCGTATGAATTATGAAATAAAAAAAGATTTATGAATCAAAACAAAAAGAATAAAATGATGAAAAGTAAATTGAAGTATTACGCTCAGGTTATTGGTGTTAACCTGTTGGCGATTTTGGTACCCATCCTTGCTGTTGTCCTTATTTATGGTATCGGCAAGCTGAAGAATATCTATACTCATCCTTGCGTTTTATCGCAGGAGATATACAATTGCTGCATGGAGGCAACCATCGTAGTGCTGGCTGGGTTTTCTGTAGGTTTTTGGATCCTTTCTTGGGCTGATAACTGGCGAAAGTCAAAGCTCAGTGGCCTAAAAATTAAAAATGAGTTCGATGAATTAGGAGTACGTGTTGTCGTAAAAATGAATCCTAACGAGGAGAGAACGGAACAGACGGACTCACCTGCATCTGAGGATTCCGTGTATGAGGATATTTCCGGACTGACGGTTAAGGAAATTTGGGAACTATATAAAGGACGTGAGATAGACCTTTTAGCTGGTAAGATTTTTATAGCCGGTTACGACGAAGAGTCTAGCCTTGTTGTTGTCGGCACTAAGTTACCTCAAAGTGTAAGTTATGACGTGATGGTAGAAAGTATGGCTAGTAAAGATCCCAATAAGTGGCATATAGAAAAAGGCTATGCAAATTACGGGGCGCTTTCTACTGAATATATTCATATTTATAAAAATAAGCATCAATAGATGTAGCAGCTTATGACAACAGCAGAAGAGGCAAGAAGAAAAACCCTTAACGCCATTAAGGAGAAGCATAAAGACCAGCTCGAAATGATAGATGTAATCATTGATCGGGCTTGTGAAGAGTTAAAGTTCGAAGATACTGTGACCTTCGAGAGTGACGAAGACAGAAGTATCGTAAGGTTATATCTAGATGAACTCGGTTATGAAACCTGGTGTGGGGTTGGTGGTGAGTATAAGTTAACTATCTCATGGCGACATGAAAAAGGTAATAAAAAATAGTTATGGAAAAGAATTATTTGTTTGATGTTGATGGCTTGCTGGAGGTGCTGCAAGCCATCAAAGAGGGGCGACCGGTAATGTATCTGGACGAAAAACTCTCATGGCAAGACTTCGATCCATTCACTTGCGATATAGACACCAAGAACTGCGTATATCGTGTCAAATCTAACGTGTATGGTGAGGATGTTGGCTCTGTAGTTGTTTCCCCCGAATCCCTTCAAGAGGATAGAATCTATTTTTTGCAAAGTAAGGATCACTTTAATACGAGCAAAGGCTTTATTTGTGTAAAACTTAATCTGTGGCAGGAAAATAAGAATGTATTCTTACATTTCTTTTGGGAAAGTGATGGCGTTTGTAGGCTTCTTAGGGTGTGCGACCCTAATGTGGATGAATGTCACAGCGAGCCGTCTCATGGCTTTGCTAATGTTATCGGTTCCAATCTCTCCATCAATCATTTTGATGATTTTTACATTTTTCAGCCATCTCAGTCACAAGTTAAGATGTTAGAGAAAAAACTGCGAGAGATAGGCTATGAATTTAAAAACGGAGATATGACAAAGCTTAATGGGAACAAATCGTAAACAAACCCTCCTTACCAAGGAGCAGGTGTCAGAGCAGCTTCTTCAGCAGTATTTGCGCGGCTGGAAATCGAACCATACGTATATCGTAGAAAACCTATACGTGTTCGACTGGGAGAGTGATATGCTCATCAAGACCCGAAGCGGATATTGGTATGAGGTGGAGTGCAAAATCTCTCTTGCTGATTTTAAAAACGATTTCTCGCATAAGTGGCAGAAGCATGAACTGCTGAAGACAGGGGAGTGGCACTCTCTTACTTTCGTGCGTAGAGAAACAGAAGAGAAATCCTTATCGAAGTGTGAGGCATTCCCTGGTTATCATATAGAGAAGACTGGCAATGCTTGGAATATCTACTGCAAAAGTCAGGATGTATCAAAAAGAGAGCATCGCCGCCCGAACTATTTCTACTATTGCGTACCTTGGTACCTTAGTGGAAAAGTATTTCCTCTCCTTCCTGATTATGCTGGACTGATAGTCCTAACAGAGAATGGCAGACTGAATGAGGTGAAACGAGCGCCATGCCTGCATAAGCAAAAGTACACCAACGAGGAGTTAAAGTTGTGCGATAAGTTCTATTATGCCTACCGCAACTGGAAGGAGAACGTAGAGCGCCATCAGCCTACCTCAGAAATCAAGCGCCTGAAGGATGAGATTGCTTTCCTCAAGGCAGAATACAAGGCAGTAGCCGGGTGTGATATTAAAGACGCATTTTAATGATTAAAAGATTTATAGATTATGGAAAAGATTGAATTTACAAAGGAACAGATAGAAAAGATAGCTGAAGGTATTAGTGTCATCTGTTTCCGGCATGACCCTAAAGCAAAAGAGTTTGTGCTTTTAGAATATCCAAAGCCTAAAGATGTGTTTGGTGACTCCTGCATCTGGGATGAGCCTTCATATAATAAGGAACACCCCCAGGAAGTGAAAAGCGTACTGCCTAGTTTTGAAGCAGTGCATACTTTCGGCTCACCGGCTTTGTTCAAACCGAGCCTTGCAGAGGTTATCCAGGCTTGCCCTGTTAACTATCTCGGCAATTTTAACGCTGTTACTATCAAGTATAATGATTTTACAGATGATGCTTCCAAGCAGAAGAGTATCGTGACCCCTTACGTGATTTGCGAGAAGCAGAAGCCATTCGTTCCTCCTCTCAGCAAGAAAGAGGAGAAGAAGCTGCATCCTTCGCCATTGAAGATAGGCGACCTTGTAGGTACTATTATTGACGAGTTCTGCCAGGTAAGCATTGATACTATCCAGCCTGATACCCGCAACCTTCAGACCTTATTTGAGGGTCCGATGAATGAAGTCCCCGAGAAGTACCTGGATAAGCATTTCCGTCCGATAGAGATTATTAAGGATTGCGAAGATAAGATTCATCTGATTATAAATTAATGATTTTAAATAGGCATAAAAAATGAGTTTATATACAGAAGCAGAAAAGACGAAATCCCTTTGGCACCCTATTACCGATGAGGATTTCAATATTGACTTCAGCAAGCCATTTATCGTTTATACGGACGAGGGTTCTCTCTTTATTGTGGAAGATTTTCCAGATATGTTTGAATATCTGGACGAAGACCGATTCTACGATGTCAAGGCGAAAGCCTTGTCAGAAGAAGGTAAAGATGCGTTCCGGGAATTTTATTACGGATATATGTATATCGATGACGAGTTCTACAAGGCGATAGACTGGGCGAAGAGGCAATATCTTGAAGACGTGAAGGGTGAGCGAGAAAGACCGGAATTGTTTGTTATGGATGAAATCGGACCAAAGGTAATAGACCATTTCGGTTTCTACCCGAATGGTGATCCGGTATACGAAGGAACTCCTAAACTATGTAGAGATTTTGCAGTAGATTATCCTGAACTACACAAAGTCGAGTATATCGTTAATCTGAACTGGGTTCCTGAAACATCCCTTAATACCCTGTTTGTGGCTCCAACCGATAAGCCTAAAACCGCTTACGTAGTAACATCTGGCGAGTATAGTGACTATCGTGTTGATGGCGTGTTCTCTGACAAAGAGAAAGCTGATTCGTTTGCTAAAAAAGCCGAGGATAGAACTATAGAGAAATATAATATTGATGATGAGGAGCAGCTTCGAAAGGAATACTGGTATGAAATTTCTATCAGAATAGATAACTCTTCAAAAGTAAAGAATCTTTCTGTCAATGATTTAAGTCAGTCGGGTCAGTTCTTCGATGCTGTAAGGTTTCTATCTGGAGAAGGTATAGACAGTTGTTTTTACTTTTACCTGAAAGCTATCGATCGTGATAAGGCAAAAGCTATAGCTTTGGAGCGTTTTCATGCTCTATTGGCAGTAGAGTCTTCTCATTTCCCTATGTTAAGATGGACGCGTGACATAAGTCCTCATTATGGTCCTAGTGGTTTGCAAGAAGGTCTCGTATTCGGTTATTTCGATTATAAGGCTTATTTGGATTCTGATTATAGAGAGGAGAAAATACAAGACCTGTTTATGAAGATTAAAGATTCTTTGCCTATTCCATTAACCGAAGAGGATAAAATCGACTGGCAGAATCTTACAGAGGATGCTTGCCTGCAGCTTATGAATAATCATGGTCTGAAGATAGAACCAAGAAAGGATTTACCTTTAGAGTTTATTTGATTAGCAAGTGACTTTAAGGATTTATAAAAAAGAATATATTATGATACAGATTCAAGATTGGGAGTCATCCCAAAAAATTGTTGTCGTAGATGAAAATCATCACGGCACCGTACAGGTGGAGGTACCGAAGCCTGGACCTTATAAAGACGAGTATTATCAGCATGCCGATTGCGCTATCTATAACCTTTGGGTAGACGAGAAGTACCGCAAGCAAGGAACGGCTCGCCTCCTGATAGAGACCGCAGAGCGGGAAGCTAAGAAACTGGGCTGCAAGTCGGCACAGCTAGAGTGGGATGATAAAGGCAGCAAGCCTTTTGTCCTCGCATGGTATAAGCGCCTTGGCTATCGTGTAATGGCAAGGAATGAAAATGGCCGTCTGCTGCTGGTAAAGGAACTTTAGTTTTATTGATTAATGAATAGTAATTATTGGATAGTGATTATTGATTAATGGATAGTGATTAGTCACTACCTTTGTCCCCACTATTTCTAATTAAATAATTAACTTTGCAAACAAGAAAAATATGACAGGAATGGAACAAGATGATTTTCTGGGGGAGTTGAAAGACCTTGCAGAATGGATGCAAAATAGCGCACCTAATTTCGATGTAAAGGAGTATGGATCGCTCGAAGAGCAGATAAAGAGTCTGAATCAGGATTCGGGTGATTTCTATGAGGTCATTATTGAAATCCATTTTAATAATGGCAGATACATCACTCTCCACAATCAAGCCTTTGAGACTTTGGTGCAGGATTCATATGTAGGCGATGAGATTGATGCTACGTCGAGGGATACGGTGATAGGAGTTACATACATAGACTCAGAGACAGACTATACGCAGATGGTGATTCCTATCAGTTCCATCTGCTACATTTCCGCCTACACCCAAGAAATCAAATGGCAGGAGCGATGGGATGCACTGAGCAAAGATAAGAAAGATGACTGCATTGCAGCCTTCGATGAACAGTGCGAAAATCGCCATTAAGGTAAATAGAATTTTTATTCTTCTAATGTTTTGTCAGATATATTTTAAAAGTTAAACGAATATTTTTTACTTATCAAAGATCGTTTAGTTCCCTTCGTTGTGAAACGCGGGGTTCTAATTTCTTCATTAATTCTAATGTGTGTAAGGAGTAGATTCTTCTAATGTTTTAACAAAATATGCTTAACGTAATAGTTATGATTATTTTATTTTTATAGAGTTGTTAAAGTTTTCTTGGTTCCTTCGTTGTGAAACGCGGGGGCTTTTTTCTTCATTAATTAGTTCTCATATAAATATAAGAGTCTTAATTGTTTTTAGGTAAAGTAGTTTATGATTAGAGGGGCGGCTGTCGTGATGACACCCGCCCCTCGTTTCAACATTCAACAATCAACATTTAGTTATACGTTTCTTCCGTCCGGCAATACGAACCAGCCAATATTGCCTCGCCAGAACTTACATCCCAGATATAACGAGTCGAAGGCGTCGGTGAAGTCGGTTCTCTGCTGCAACGGCAGGTTGTCTTCCGTCTCCGATTTCTTCTCCTGACTCTTATCCTTTCTGAATCCCTGATAGCCTATGCTCACTTCACAGAGCTGCATGGCGATAATCAAATCGGGGTTCTGAGTCTGATTGATGCGGATTGCAGGATATTCGATACCGGCAAGGGCATTATTGATGATACGATGCTTCACTTCGTGCTTTTCCGGCACACCCATATCTATTGCCGTCACGTTCCAACCATTGCGCTCCAGTTCCTTAATCACTGCCTGATAGAATCGCTCATCGGTCAGTGCATACGATGCACCCTGCTTGGCGGTGGAATCGTAGAAGTACACCACGTCACGGTTCACGGCTCTCTTCGGAGCATAGTAATGCGAGAAATCATCTACCAGTTCACGCAGCTTGCGTTCGTTCTTCACATAGAAGCTTTTGATAACATTCACTGCCTCCATTCCGTCGCGCTGATATACCTGACCTACCACCAGGGTATTGATATTGGCGTTATAGTCAAATGCGAGATAAAGAGGAAGGTCGTTTACGCAGTCGCTATCCATACGGCAGTCGTTTCTCTCGGACAGCTCCTTCAAATCCGGCTGATAGCTCTCTGAAGTAATCTTCTTGCCGCCGATGATGCCCGTAGCCTTCTGGGTGCTCCAGTTGGCTTGCGAAAGGGGGTCTATCTCGTCACAGGTGTAACCATGAACATGATCTATATCCAGGTTAGAATAGAAACCATCGTTCGATTTCTTGATTTTCACGTTCAAAATACTGACCATGAAGGTGTAATTAGGCAAATCTCGCTTCATGGTGCGGATGTAGTCTTCAGTAAGCAGGTCCACATTGTCGAGGGTAGAGGCACGGCGAACGAGGAATGCCGAACGGCGAAGCTCTCTCAGATAGTCGTCTCGAAACTTGTCTGCCTTGTCAAACATTTGCATCTCCCACCATTCTTCTTCCGTAAACAGATATTCGTAATCATAGATGAGTTCCGCATCCGCTGCATCCACCAGCTTATAGTTTACCGCCATATCCACCATGTTTTTTGTGAGCTGATTGCCATGGTTAGGCAGAATCTTAAACTGACCTTCATGCTTAATCATCTTGAGAGCGATAGCGCGCACCATCAATCTTAAATCTGGTGGCACGGCATGAGGAGTATGCCCAGTTTTCTTGGCATTATAGATAAGGTCGTTGTAGCGGATAATCTTGTTGGCATAGTCTTCCAACTGCTCCTGCACCCATCTGTAAGTCTTGCCCTGGAATTTACCTGATTCTATCGTAAGGTCAAGCTTCTCCTCCTCACGCTCCAGCCAACTGCCCTTGGTAGTAAGCGAAGCATCAGACAGGAATCTTGTCGATTTATAGAGTGGATTGTAATCAGTAAAGTTGATGTTGCCTAAAGGGTGAGTCTGGCCTGATAACGCCGGCATCAACTCATCGGTTACTTTCTTGTAAGGGAAGAATCTCGCCTCGTCACCTACCATCGCGGAAAAAGTGTAACTGTTGGCGCTTGCGGTCTGCGAGAGGGAGATAAGTACCCACTGGGCACCATTGGCAAACCAAATGATATTATCATAGCTTTTCGGCTTAAAGATAGCCTCACGAGCGTGCTTCGGTGGCCGTCCCCAACCGAAATGAATGCCCTGCGTAAAGCCGAACATTCGTTCCATGGCAGCCATGGTACCAGGAATAGTCTTGCCGAATCCTTGCTGCCGTGATACGGCTACCCAGGCTCCCAGCATACCGGGCATGGAGTTAGAAGCCATCCAGACGTAAGGAGCCACAAGACCGTCGGTTTTACCCACACGTCTTGCGGCAATCACCCTTTCGTCCTTCGCAGCCATATATAATGACTGCTGCTGGAATTTGGTTAGGTATATCAAATGTGGTTGTTGCATAATAATAAAAATGTTATCCTGAAAGTATGTTGATTTTAAAACAGACTAGGCTGCATCATTTCTAATTTGATGCGCTTACAAGCCTTGTTGTAATATTCTTTGTTCAACTCAAAGCCGATAAAGTTGCGTTTTTCACGGATGGCAGCGATGGCAGTAGTGCCGCTGCCCATGCAGTTGTCGAGAACGCACCCCCCCACATTTGTATAAGTACATATAAGATACTGGATAAGAGCTACTGGCTTTTGCGTAGGGTGGAAGGTATCGGCAGAATGTTCTTTATCAAAGCAGATAATGCTCTTCGAAAATTTTTCATCTGATACGATAGTAGGCACTTCTTTATGATCACCATAACAACCTCGCTTCAAACTATGCGAACCGTCGCCCCTTCGATGGTTCCTTTGATGTGGAGCACATTTTACCATCTGAGGATTGTAGACAGGTTGTTTCCGATAGAATACTGCAATATCCTCATGTGAGCGCAGAGGCATCTTGTTGGCATTCAAAAAGCCTGTCACCCGCTGCTTGCTCCAAATAAGATTATATTTCCAGAGTTTCGGCTGCGACATCATAAGCTGTGCGGTAAACATGCCCTGGCAGAAAAGAATAATCGCTGCATTGGGTTTGGCTATGCGCAGATATTCCTTCCATAATGGCTCAAGCGGGATAATGCTATCCCAGCCACCGCCTTCACTCTTTTTATTGAGAACGCCATAAGGTAAATCGCAGATAATGCAATCCACGCTTGCGTCCGGAATCTTTTTCATTCCTACCAGGCAATCCTCATTATAAATCTTATTTAATTCCATCCTCTATAAATCTATTTTTATCAATTAAACCATTTAAGAATAGTTTCTCCTTTATATCCTTTTTCCCAGATAAACCAGGCGTAGGCTTGGGCGCTCCCTGCTATGGCGTCAAAGTCACCATTGGCTGCGCATTTCAGTCGTGAACTGCTTACCCATACCCTGCAAGGTGGCTGTGTTCTAAACAGATGCCTTCTTCCTTTCCCTTCAAGAAAAGTAAGTTTTAGGAACATAGCAACCTTTCTTCCTTTCGGGATAATCTGTAAAGCCTTTTCCACGAACTCCAACGCAAATCGGTAGGGTGGATTGGTAACAATATCTCCATCCCATTCTAAGTTGTCGATGGAAAGAAAATCTGCAACCTCGCCATAACCTCTATCTATCAAGTCACGGCTGACTACATCGTAGCCGTGCGCCTTCAATACCTCGCTAATATGCCCTTCGCCGCAGGAAGGTTCCAAAATTACCCCCCCCCGTAAACTGCTCTATCTTACAGAGCCATTCGGTAGCTGCGGGTTCTGTGGCATAGTAGTCTTCACGCTGTCGCTCACCGTTTTTATGGTTGCTTGCGCCTAAAGTCTTAAATACGGCAGCATTGCCGCCTACCCAGTCTTTTGCCATAAAGTCTATAAACTATTAACTATAAATTATTAACTATCTCAACTTTCCCACGTGCCATTTTGAGCAAACCTTGCACTGGTATGCCGTATATCCGGCAGCCATGATTTTAGGGTGCAGTTTCAGAAACTCGCAGGCTTCATCCTCGCTCTCGTAGGTAACCTTGGCTTTCCAGCCGTGCCTGCTTTTTCTCGTCCAGTGTTCCGGATCAGGACGAAAGGGAGGTATTTTGTTGGGATGATGATTTCCGTATCGCTTACTCATCGGCTGGTTCCTCCTTCATTTCCTTAGCCTGTTTGTCAGCCTCCTTCTCTTCCATCACCTCTTCCATATAGTCGAAGTAATCAGGAGCTTTCTCCGGAGTAGCATTCAAGCTCTCCTCATCGGCTATCTGCTGCATATCCTTCACCGTAAGACCATACTTGCGCGCCATCTTGCGCTTGTATTCATCGGTATAGTTGATGCGGTCGTGCTTCACGATGCTTACATCCTGGGTAATGGCAATGCGGCTCATATCCGGCATTTCGTCCGTAGCATCCTTATCCTCCACGAAGTTACCATATACATTAGCCAGGGCTTGCATACCCTTATCCACCGCGCGGTCGTTGTTCTGCTGTTTGCCGGTACGAATCAGCCATTCTGCGCTGCTCAGATACATCGCCTTGTGGCGGGGGCTTTCGTCGGTCTGAAAGAAACGGATGATATGATTGCATACCGCCACATCATTATTCAGTTCCGTAACCGTGCGGGGTTTTATATTGCCTTCCTCGTCAATATCAATATGCAGCGCCATCACCATTTCCTGCGCCTCCTTGTTGCCCTGTCCTGCCTGACTTACGAAGAGTGTATAATCGCGCCGTGCGATATTGCGGCAGGTGGTACGCGGGTCTATGTCGTTATTTTGCACCCAGCGCTTGTAAAACTCAGCACAGAGCTGCATACGGTACCGCTGTTCCAGTTTGGGGAACATCGTCTCCATGCTGAGACCATTGGATAGCCATTTGTCTATCCTCTGCAGGGTGTTCTGTGTTAATTGGCTCATCTCTTTTTGAATGTTAAATGTTAAATGTTAAATGTTAAATGTTAACTTGGTGTGGTATCGAAACCCGAAATTCGTTATATTCGTTTTATTCGTGTTCAAAAACCCCGAACCCCCGGAAGGTTATATGGTAAGGTCGATACCAAACTGTTCTTCCAGAAACTTCTTGAAATCCGGTTTACCGAATAGTGTGCCGTTCGCCTTTTCCCAATCTTTATTGTTGGAATAGAATACATCACGCGTAAACCATTCGTAAACGTTATCATATCTGCTTACTGCCGGTGAGTCAGGATGCGTATCTAAGAATTTCTGTCCCGCCCTCAGATAAGCCTTGGCTATGCGCGGATGCTTCTGAAACTCGATAAGGCGCTTGCGTCTTGAAGCCAGGGGACAGCACATGCAGCCGAGTCTTCGGGTAACGTCGATTTGCCCCCCCGTATCATAGTATACTGGAGCCAGCTTCAAACCTCTATCAAGAATGAAATCCCTTACGTCTTCATCAGTCCACTCTAAGATAGGGTAAATCTGCTCCACATGGTTCTCTTCTTTCTTTGCGCCAAAATATCGGCACTCGGTAGGCTCGTTATATCTTTCCTTTCTCGCTCTGCTTTCCGCTTTGCGCACACCGATAACGGTTTTATCGAGGATTTTATATTCCTTCAGAACTTCACAGCAGAAACGGCTAAAGCGATTAGGAAACCCTTTCTTTGCAATAAGCTGAAAGAAATTTTCTTTAGGTCTGATAATCTCCACACCCATCTCTTTCACGTGGGCGATAGTGCCAGGTGGGTCGATGGTCGTGTTCTTGTATATCGCCCTGTATCTGATACCAGCTTCCCTTGCAAGCTGCAGGATCACATCACTATCCTTGCCGCCAGAATAAGCCAATTCTATCTCTCCATCGTACCTTTTCTGTACGCTTTGCAGGAGGCGGATAGACTGATCTATCTTTTTCTGTAATTGTTCATTAATCATTTTTGCGCCTTTTTATTTATTTTATCTGCCCACAAAATTACGAAATAACCCCTAAATGGTTGGGACAAGAAAATCCTTTTGTCCCCACCTCTCAATAAAAAACAGATACCTTTGCAATAGTATTAAGACAACATAGGATAACATTAAAAAGAAAAAAGAAATGCAAAGTTTAATTCCAACTCTTACGAGGTTTCTTGTAGCCATCATTGGCTTAGTCTGGTGTACCCTGGAACCATCTCTTAACTACATCGCCGTATGCTTCTTCGCCCTCATTTGCGATTGCTATACGGCGTGGCGGTGCAACTGCCGCATCTATTCCCGCTATCGGGAGGTCATCAAAAAAGACCCTCGATGTAAAATCGACGGGAAACTGAAATCTAAGAAAATGGCAAAGATGGTGAAGGACTTCTCCGTCCTCATCCTTGCGATATTCTTGGCCACGATGGTAGATACCGTCATACTCGATTTCCAGAATCCTCTTCATCTCGCCAACTATCTTGCCGCTATTTATTGTGGCGTGCAGCTCGTAAGCATCCTCGAAAACGAGAGTACCTGCAATGGGGCACCCTGGGCAAGAGTGATGCAGAAGATTGTGGCCGATAAAACTGAAAGGCACTTCAATGTGAAGCTGAAAGACCTGATGAAGGAAGAGGAGGACAGCGAGAAAGAAGAGGTAAAGGATAAAGATAAGGCAGATACAGATAATGCAGCCAAGCCGGATAATGGTGCAGATAAAGATGAGTGGATTCCGCAGAAAGGGGCTGGCGACGACTATGATGTATGATGTGCCAACAACTCTTAATTTCTGTACGCTATCAGTTAATAATGTGTTAAAACCCCTTTGAAGTATGACAATATCAAATGTTTTGGAACACTGGGCTACGATATATAAGCCCTTATCCCATAACCCGACAAGCAAGAAGCTGGAAGAACAGAGTTTCTTCCGCATCCGTGATATTGACGAGGAAAATATCTTTTCCCGCAACGCCAATATCATTCACTCTCCCTGTATGCTCTATCGTGTAGTGAACTCCGGAGAGTTGAAATCGGATAAGCAAGCCCTGATTACTTATCAGGTCTGCTTCCTTACCCGACTGAAAGACTCTTCTGCTACATTGGGCAGATATGATGGCAGCAAATTGCAGGCTGCATCGGATGACCTGATGGAGTATTGCGAAGACCTCGCCTCTTATCTCACTCAGCTTCGCCGCACGGGTATCTGCCCTATCACGGGAAGAAACTTCAAGACGGAGGACCCTAGATTGAGCATAGAGTTGTCTTCCATTGATATAGAGAGTTTCGCCTATGGTGTAAACCCTCTCTTCCGTGGACCGAGCTGGCTCCTTGCCGATTGTTATTGGCAAACCATCCGTCCGCTCTATAATTTCCAATGCGGGAAGGAACAGAAATACATCATTCCTGAATCAGCAGAAGAAGGAAAGGAGGGATAAGCCATGCCTATCAGAACCGAACCTATCAAGTCGCCTTTTGCACCCCTGAAAGAGGTGGCAGGTGTATATCTGAAACAAGCCCTTCTTGATATAGAAGTCAACTTCAACACCCAGAAGATTTATCCGATAGAAGTATATCGTGGCTATGAGAAGGTAAACAAATACCGCGAGGAACACGGCATGTGGTATTCTACGGGTGAAGGTAAGAAATCCTTTGAGGGTACGGTATATCAGGCTGATGAAAAGACGGGTAATCTGATGGTAGGAATCCGCTATAACGATTATCTCCGCTATGTGGATATTGGTGTAGGTTTGACGGGTGATCCTCGTGACCCTGCAGCCCATATCACTGCCGATAAGGTGGACCGCTCGAAGAAAGCCAAGTTCAAAACCCGATATATCGGCAAATGGGATAGAAGGGCAGGTAAATCTCACCGCCCTGCCATCATGCGCACGGTGAGAAGACTGAAAACGAGATACGAGAATCATCTTGCAGATTACTACGGCTATCAAGGCTTGTTACAGATAATGAACGCCCTGGAAGGCAAAGACGAGTAACCCCTCTCGCTCCCGTTCCCGGCGATTCCATCGCCGGTCTCATATCCCCCAAGAATAAACATTAAAAATAAAAAGCAATGGCAAAGAATAAAACAGAGGCTATCATCACACTCAACGGTCAGCAGCCGCTCCAGGTACTGAAGCAGTTGCAGGAGGCAGCAGCGGGTATATCCGAGCAGATAGATGCGGCTCAGGCGAAGCTGAAAAACCTGAAGCCGAACACTGACCCATACAAAGCCCTCGATGCAACCATTAAAGATTTGAAGAAGCAGTATGATTTGCTGGCTTCTGCACAGATTAAAGATATAGCTGCCAATGAACGTTTGCAGAGTGTAGTGGACCAACTCAGTAATACTTCACTCCGCAATCTGCGCCGTGCATTGGGCGACGACAAGCGTCAGCTTGAAGGCTTGTCAGAGGCAGAGTTGGATCAGGCAAACGCTATCCACTCAATGATGAAGGAAGTAGGCGACCAGGTGCGCTTGCTGGAAGGCAAATATGTGAAGATTGAAAAAGGACTGAAGAATATAAGCATTCAGTCCGACCAATGGCTGAGTAAGGCCATAACGCAGCAGAGAGACCTTGTGGCTTCACTCGAAAAGACAGATGCTAGCTATCTCAAGAATCACGCCACATTGAAGCAGTTGGAGAGAGAGGAGGATAGACGTAATGGCAAGCTGACTACACAGGAGGCTATGACTGTGGTGCAAGACCGAACATCTACTGCCTCCGAACTTCGCCGCGCTAAGACTTCTATTACTCAGGCGAGGGATAATGTAGATACATCTGATACTGCTCAGATAAAAGCTTATAATGATGCCCTCGCTACCATCGAGAAGCGCCTGGAGGCGGTTTCCGGTAAGGCTCAGAAGGCTTCTATGACTTCTATTCAACTCCTCAAGATTCTGAGTAACCCTAACGGACACCCTGCGGAAGATATTAAGGCAGCAATGGACGTTATTCAAAAACAGATTCAGAAGTTGCCTGTAGGTTCGCAGGAGGTAGCAAAGCTCCGTCAGCAGTATGCTATGTTGGAGAAAGCCCTGAAAGGTACCTATCTTTCGCATAGTCAGCTTAATGATGTTATTGAGAGAGGAAAGAAGGGAAAGGCTTCTATCAACGAGTTGGAACAGGCTTACAATCAGCTTTTCGAAGAGCTGAATCAGTTAAACACCAAAAGCAAAGAGTTTAACGAGAAGCAGAAAGATCTGAAGGATTTAAAGAAGAATATCGATAATGCCACTGGTGCTATAAGCAAGCAAAGCAATTCCTGGCAGACGGCAGTGAAGAATCTTACGGCATACGTGGGTTTATTCGGAGTATTCAATGCGATTAAAGATACAGTTACTTCTGCTATCAAGAAGAACTTTGAATATTCTTCTTCTTTGACGGATATTCGTAAGGTGTCCGGACTCACGATGCAGGATGTCAACAAACTGTCTGAGGAGTTAGCTAAGATAGACACCCGTACTTCTATTGATGGCCTGGCTCAACTTGCCTACGAGGGCGCAAAACTCGGTATGGATAAGTATGGCGTGGATGGTATGGCTCAGTTTGTTAAAGCCGCTGATAAGATTAATGTAGCTATCGGTGAGGAAATGGGAGAAGAAGCGCTCCCGGCTCTTTCTAAGATGGTGGAAACGATGGGTCTTATCCCGAAGATGGGTATCGAAAAAGCGATGCTTGCTACGGGTTCGGCTATGTTCAAACTGTCTTCTACTTCTACCTCTACATCTACCAATATCGTAGAGTTTGCCAAGCGATTGACCGGTGTAAGCCGTACGGCAGGTATCACTACCGACCAGTTGTTGGCACTCGGTTCTGCATCCGACTCTCTCTTCCTGATGCCGGAGGTGAGTGCTACGGCGATGTCTAAATTCATTGTAGCCTTGCAGAAGAACCATAACCTTATCGAAAAGGATTTGGGTATTCAGCAGGGTACCATCAAGAATATGTATGCTGCCGGGCACGCCATGGATGCCATCGTTCTTGTATTGGAGAAGATGCGCGATAAGGGTAATATGAATGCTCTGGGTGACATCTTTAAAGACGTTGGTTCTGACGGACAAAGACTTATTACTTCTATGGTAACTATGTCTAAGAACGTAGATGTGCTGAAGAATCATCTTTACGAGTCTAAGGAGGCATTCGAGGAGGCAAGTGCTGTAACCAATGAGTATAAGATGCAGCAGCAGTCTGCCGCAGGCATATTGGATAGAGCCAACAACCTTTGGGAGAAGGCATTTGTCAACCCTGATGGCGTGGAAAGTGTAAAGTCAATGGCAGAAGCCTGGTACAGCATGTCGCAGATGATATTGCAAAGCCCGATATTCAATAAATCACTTTCTGCGGCTTTATGGACTGTCATTAATGCATGTAAGGTTTTCGTCGTGCTCCTTCCTCTCATAGCTAACTACATGGCAGGTTTGGGCATTTACAAGGCTGCGGCTTTTTTATGGGAGTTAGGCAAGGCGATAAAAGCTGCTGCTACGGCTCAACTCGCATTTAACTCTGCTGCAAAAGTAAACCCTTATGTTGCGATAGCAAGTGCTGTCGTTACTGCCGTAGGTGTTATATGGTCTTACGTAAGCGCAAGCGAAGAGGCTGCTGCCGCAGAAGCGGAAGCGCAACGTAAGGCTAATTCCTGGAAAAAAACTCTTAACGAGGCGGCAGTAGAAACGAGTAACCTTAACAAGAAACTCGATAATTATAAGCGAATGATGAATGAGGCTAACCTTTCACAAAAGGAACGCCAAGGTCTCGTGTCCAGATTCAATCGGGATTTCCGCTCTTATATTGCTAATCTCGGTATCGAGATAAAGAATGTAAAAGACCTTCGTGACCATTATTCAGAGTTGGCACAGGAAGCGCAGAGGGCAACTTATTACCGTATGCGTGAGAAAGCCAAGCAGCAGGCTTTGCCGAAATATGATTCCGACAGAAACACTGCTTCAAACGTTTTGATGGAAAAGGTTCGTGGTTTGGGCTTGGATAAGCTCGGCGTATCTTTTCAGAATATAGACCGATGGGTCAGCAAGGGTGCAAGCGGTACCTCCGTATTCTGGTACTTAGCTAGAAAACTGCCGAAGAATAAGTCAGGTCTGATTAGCGGCGAAAATTGGAAAGTTGATAATAAGGGTTTCGTTTACCGCCAGGGTTATGACGGCAGAAAGATTTCCCCATCTTCCAGTGACCCGCAAATGGCATTCAAACTTCGTGATTTGCTTTCTGCGTCTCGCTGGTACACAAACGCTACACACCGTAGAGGCAATAAGGAAAAGGAGATTGATAAGGCTTATGCGAATTGGATTCCAGAAGGATATACTGATTATCCGGAAGAAAGTCCTGGTACTCTTGATAATAATGCAGCCGATCCTGATGCCATTGCTGCTGCAAAGCGGGAGGCACGTGAACATAAACAGGCATTGCGCGGCCAGCAGCGTTCCTGGCGTGATGAACTGAAGCAGAAGCAGGACGAGGCAAGTGCCATCATGGATAACGTCCGTAACTTCTATGAGCGTCAGATTAACGAGAAGCTATCCCAGGCGGTAAGCCTCGGAATGGATAAGACGGAGCAGGATTTGTTTGTAGAGCCTGTAAAGCGACGTATGGAAGAAGCTCTTGCTCAGGTGCGCCTTGCTATCGCTGGCCAGGCTAACTACTGGGAGGAGTTCAAGAAGACGATGGATAATGATCTTGTCGAGAAGACCGATGAGACTGGAGTAAATCTTTCTCAAAACCTCCTCGCTTCCGTCCAAAAGAATAACGTCGATGCCCTGCGTGAGAAGATGGCTCAGTTGGGTAATAGTCTGAACCGACCGATGAACTCCATCACGGCAGAAATCTTTGCCAAGGCTACCAAGAATCAGCAGAATAATATAACGCTGGAGGCTCAACAGGCAGAAGCCCGACGAAAGATTGCTCAGGAGAACAATTACACGGGAGTCGTGCAGCGGAACATGTACGATGATTTCAATCAGATGGGCTTTGCTAACCCAACCGATTTTGAGTTAGCTGATAAGGAATCATTTGAAAGACGCAAGAAACACATCATTGCCATGTACGAGCAGGCAAGAAAGCAAATCGCCAACATTTATACTGTTGATGTCAGCAGTAAAGAGGGTAGGGGATTGCTGATGCAGATGCTCTTTGGCGATGATCCTTATGCGCTGGGTGCCCGCATTCAGAACGTACTGGGTGATAATGCGGAAGACTGGCGGGTGTTCTACAACAAGCTTATCCAGTATTCTGATGAATATACCGAGGCTCAGAAGAAGACTTACGACCAGGCAAAGAAGATTGCCGAGCAGATGTGGAAGGCGAACCAGCGCAATCTCGCCAACCAGGAAGCCCTTCGTAAGATGCAGCAGGAAAGCGCGCTCTTCGGCAAGCGAACTAATATGTGGTCGAACCTTGGACTGGGTAATCTCACCGCTGACCCAGAGGTGGAGCTGATGAAGATGAAGATGCAGATGGCGGAAGATTATTATGCTTTCGTTTTCAAAAATTCACGCAACAAGCAGCTCCTCGATGAAGCAGACAAGGCTCGTCAGGAGGCAGAACTTGCATACGTCAATCAGATGGCAGCGGCGATGAAGAACCGCCTCTCTCAGATGCAGCAGCTCGTGAAGCCTATTGAAACTTTCGGTGCGGAAGTAGGCAAGGCATTTGCCGAAATGCGTAACGACGTAAGCAGCGCACAGGAAGCTATCAAAAATGCTCTGAAGTCTATGCTCGAATCATGGGGTAATATGGCACTCAACGACGTGAATACGCAGATGTGGAAGGCTATCAATGATGCTGGTGCCAAGCGAGCCAAGAAGAAAGCCCAGCCTGATATTGATAAAGCGAGAGCCAACGCTAACGCCAATGCCGTGAAGGAGGATTTCTCAAAGCTCGGTACAAAGACCAACCCGATGTATGTGCGACTGGTAGATGAGGGCGCATCTTATCTCACTCAGCAGCCGCAGTCTAACTTCGAGAATCTGCCTTCGCAGCAGCCGGCTCTCGGCTGGAATCCTGATGGTTCGCCTATCAATCCTAACAGTCCGGCTGTAGTGCCTCCATACGCGCCCCCTGCAACCCTCGAACAGGCGAATAAGCAAGCAGATGGCAATGGTGCTCCTCATGCGTGGGCACATCGCAACAGAGATAATGCTGCCGCTTGGCAGGGCGCAGCAGAGCAAACGGGTACGGCAGCAGCCGATGCTATCACTGGTGGTGGTTCCTTCGCTGATGCCGCAGCCGGTATCACTGGTTCCTTCATCGGCGGTGTGATGAATACCGAGTTCAAAACTGGCGGCAAAAAATCTAAGGAAGACAAGGAGAAAGCCGACCAGCTGAAGAAGGAGAAGAAGCACCAGAAGGAACTGAGCAAAGAGGTCAAGAAGGGCAATAAGGATCGTGAGAAGGTAACTACCCAGGGTGTTAAAAACATCACGGATGTAACTGCTGCCGGAAACAAGGAGCAGAGTGAGGGCACTAAGGTGGCTTTGAACGCGGGTATGGCTATGACCCAGACTGCGCTCACTACCAACCTTGCTGCAACGCAAGCCAATAACGAAGCCATTACCGAATCGGATGCTGACCGCACACAAGCAGGAGTGACCTTCTCTATTGCTGGTGCCATCGGTAAGTGTTTCGATTTCCTGGGTCCTATCGCGGGTCCTATCGCAGCCGCGGGTGTGATGGCTACCCTCATGGGCTTACTCCAGTGGGCATTGAACTCAGCCTTCAGTAGTGGCAAAAAGAAGAATACTTCTTCTACAAATACCAAGCTCGTAACCGGTATGCTTACCTACGATAATGGTAATGTGCAGGACTTGAAGCCATTTGTGGCTGATAATGGCGAAGTATATTGGGCGAAGGAGGATGACGGCAAGCAGATGCAGGGCGTGAAGATGCTCACGTCACCAACCGCCACCACCGTGAACGGGCAGCCGTCTCTCGTAGCCGAGAGAGGACCGGAAATCGTCATTGGCCGTGAAACCACCCATGCGATGATGATGAATAACCCTGGCTTGCTGAAAGCCCTGGTGAACTACGACCGCAATTATTCAGGAAGAAACTCAGCAAGAAGGGCATTTGATGATGGCAACGTGGGTGATGTTCTTGCAGCAGGCACGCAAGGGAGCAATGGTAATCTTTCGTCTGGCGCGTCAGCGGCAGACGGCTTACTGGCTGCAAGCGCAGTAAGCAATGCGGCGCTCCTGCAAGCCGTGAATGCGCTCATTCAGCGTTTGAACCAGCCTATCAACGCACAGATTAACATGTATGGCCGTGATGGACTGCATGACAGCCTGAATAAGGCTAACCAGTTTATGAAGAATAAATAGCAGAAAGGTTTTTGTTGATTATTTATATAGTTGTTAGTTTTTAAGTTTATTATTATTTTCATTCGAGGCTGTTTCGCTGTGAAGCGAGGCAGCCTTTTTTTTACGTATTTTCCTGTCTGAAGTGTTTTTCTCTCTAATTCATTGATTTTTGAACTTTTAGGGGTGAATTAGGGCAAAAGTTCAAAAATATCTTCGTTTTCACTACTACCCTACAGATTTTTCTTGTTTTTTTATTTCTCCTAAAAAGTAAAAACCCTTTAACCCTAAAAAGAAGTTGGTAGCATCAACGGCTTTGCCGTAAACTCTAGACTGATAGGTAATTAGGTAAGGGAAATGAGAGGCAACTGAGTGGTGAAATCCCTATATTATATAAGAAAAATGCGTACAATTCTCTTTTTTAATATTTTTTTTTCACCATTTCTTATGTATAAAGTAGAAGAAAATCAATAAATTTTTGGTCTAAATGCGGAAAATTGGCTGATTCAGCAGAAGGTAGGCAAAAATAGAAATTCACCTTTTAACAGACTATAACAGGTCTGCGTATGGTCAATTTATATTTGTTAACAAAACATGGTCCAAGCCATTTTCCTGTTTCCCCTTTAATTTTTGGACTTTTTGAACCGTTTTTGGACTTTCGGGGAAGAATGGTCCAAAAAAGGTAAAAGGGTAAAAAGGTAAAAAGGTAAAAAGAGCCTGGCGGGGGTTGCATGGCTCCATTCTCGCCTCCGTTCCCAGTGATTCCATCGCTGGCCCGAGAAGAAAAGGCAGAAGGTGGCTAATGCTTTTTTTTACCTTTTTACCCTTTTACCTTTTTACTTTTTATATATTAAATGTTAAAAATATAACTTATTTCAAATATAATACAGCTCACCTATACTTTTTTCGATTTATTTTTGTATCTTTGCAGCGAAAATGAATAAATAATATATGTAAGGTATGTTTGAAGAGATATGTTCCATCTACAAGTCTGCTACGGATGCCCACGGTGACTTTATCGATATGGAGACTGGCGAGTGCATCACGCAGATGTCTATCCGTGAGTTTTGTCTGACGGACAGATGGAAGCCGTATGTAGAGAAGCTGAGAGCCATGCGACAGCAGTATGGCAGCAAGGCGAAGAAGATGCCGGAATATATCGAAACAAAGAAGATGCTTCCTGGCGCCACACTGAGCGGTCTTTTCAGTCTTTATGAAGACGATAGTTTGACCCACCCAGGCCAGCGTGTGATGGTTTCACGCCGTGAAACACATCTTTATCAGCATACCGGATGGCTCGCTATCGACATCGACCTTCAGGACAACCAGCAGCTTACCAGCTTCGAGAATATCCGCATGGTGGCCCGCTTCCGTCCGGAGATAGGCTTGCTGATGCGCTCCTGCTCGGGTACCGGATATTTCGGACTGGTTCGCCTGGCTTATCCAGACAGGCACAAGGAGCAGTTCAAGGCTATCCTCAAGGAATATGCAGCCCTGGGCATCGTGCTCGATAAGCAATGTGGCAATATCGGACGTGTGCGCTTCGCCTCATGGGATGATGCCGAACACATATATATTAATAACAATGTGCAGCCTTATCAAGGCTTGCAGATGGACGAACCGCAGGTGATACCGCAGGCACGACCGATGTATCGGCAACCGCAGAGTAACGCCTCCAGCACTTACGGCGGTAGCGACAACTCAGCCTTCTGGAATGATCCTCGCACGCAAGACCGCATCATCGAACTCATCGTAAAAGTCTTGGTGAGCCGGAATATCAACATCACGGAAAGCTACGATGAGTGGACTAAGGCAGGTTGGGCATTGAAGGCGCATCCCTACGGCGAACGTCTGTTTCACGAGCTTTCGGCATGCAGCCGTAAGTACAACGCTGCCCAGGCTTCACAGAAGTGGCGGCAGTTAGGCAGCAGCCATACCGTGAGCTATCATTACCTCATCCACGCCTTCAAGGTGAATTTGGGCGAAGGAGAATATCACTCTATTCTGCAGCAAGTATGGCGGGAAAGGGGCGTTTAAAGGTAAAAAGGTAAAAAGAACCTTAACCCCACACGCCCTGAAAGGGCAGAAGCTCCTAGCCCAGGGCAACACCCTGGGTATAATAGCAATCAGCAAGTCGCCCTGTAAGGGCAAAAGCTTTTTAATACATATAAGATATAAGATTATGGCAAAGAGAAAAGTAGAAATCCCGAAGGGGTCATGGCTCGACCAGAAAGGTCAACGATGGATGAAAGTCGCATTCGATGTGATGATTGGGGGGGGTAAATTCCTCCGGCAGATAGTGATGGTGTTCCCGGTGAACTTTGATATGACATTGGGAAAATATACGGTAGATATGGGCGATATAATCGATTTCAGAGATAGAGTAAATCAGCAATATCCTTCGCTGGAGCGCCTGAGGAACCTTACGTTTTACCCTACGGGAAACAAGGTTTTGTGAGGAAGAAATAAATTTACAAATCGGTTCGGCAGACCTCTGAAAGTTAAAATTTACACTTTTCGTAAGTGGCTGATAATAAAGGTTTTACGCTTTTACAAAAAATTTGCGAGAGTCTTATGAATGTTTTGGGAATGTTTTGCGATTGTTTCGGTGTTGTTCGTTTATCCCTCTATTTATATATAAAAAACTTTACAAAATGAAAGATAAGAAACAGAAGATTATTGCAATAGTAGGTCAGGCTGGCTCCGGAAAAGATACGGTTGCCCAGCTGATGAGGATGACACTCCATGTGCCCATCCTTTGCTCCTATACCACTCGACCTATGCGTGAAGGCGAGGTAAACGGCAGAGAGCACATCTTTGTAAAAGAGTGCAATATCCCAAGAGAAAATATGCTTGCCTATACTGAGTATGGTGGCTACATGTATTGGACGGAACTCGACCAGATAAAAGATGTCGCCATCTACGTAATCGACGAAAAGGGCATCATGGATATTTGCGAGCGATTCCCTGATATTGAACTGGTGAATATCTACGTAGCTGCTAAGCCCGAAACTCTGAAAGCTCGTGGCATCGCTCCAGAAAGAATGAAGCGTGACGAATATCGGGTAACAATGGATATAAACTGTTTCGATTACGTCATCACCAACAATTCTTCGCTCTATGCTCTGCTGCAGTCAGTAATCACAACGTCTCTGCAGATAACGAACTATAGTCTGGAAAAGCAGGAAAACTCGAAACTTTCCGAATATATAAAGGCAGCATTGAAAGATAATTAATAATTGATAGTTTAGATATGAAAATGATAATTCCTGGTGTTGAGTGGTGGCCTCAGAAGACCGGCACTCAACAGGTTGCCCGTGTAGGCAGAATCTGCTACAAGAGCAAAGCCAAGCAGCCTGACGAAAAACTTTCTGAAGAAAAGAAAGAGGAGTTTCTGGAAGTACAGGCTGCAAAGTTGGTCAACCGTTTCTGGAAGAGCGGTCATCGCTCTATGCTCCGTCATGGTACCATCTATTTCTTCGTCAAGAACGACAATAAGCTGCCGAGGTCTCTCTGGTCTCTCCTCGTGGCTTCACCTTACATCAATTATGCGGTGAAGGATAAGAAGGTATGGATTAGCAGCAACATGCAGTTCCTTGCCGAGCATGACGAAATCCTCGACATCCTCACCCCATACGATGTAAAGGAAGATGAGTTCATTGAGAAGGCACTGAAGTATGATTGCAAAAAGGCTCTCTATCTCCTCCGTATGACCATGGTTGTTACCACGCAAATCAGTACCAGCCGTGAGCTGAACCGCACATCGCCTAACAGTATCAGCGAGCAAAGTACCCGTTATGTGAACCTGGAGAAGAAAGGTGGCGTGCAGATTGCCCGTCCGCATTGGTTGCATGAAGGCACCCGATGGCAGAAGTTCCTTTATCTTGCCGGATGCAAGATAGCCGACTGGCTCTATCGCCGTTTGCTGAATTCGGGCATGAAGCCGCAGGATGCCCGTGGCATTCTTCCTCTCGATACCTATACGGTGGTAGCCTATACCTATACCCTCAAGGAGTGGAAACATATCCTGGACCTCCGCTTCCATGAAAGTACCGGAAAGGCGCATCCTAACGCCAAGGAAATAGGCTATCTGATTCATCGCATCATTACCGAGAGAATGATGGAATATGATAAAGAGTTTGAAATTTAATTAAAAGTAAAAAGGTAAAAAAAGAGTTGGTAAAAGGCAAAAGAGCGGTTAAGGTTCTTTTTACCTTTTTACTCTTTTACCTTTTTACCCTTCAAAAGAATATGGCAAAAATGACTTTAAACGAATATCAAGAGAAGGCAATGACAACCTGCCTTCCTGAGAGTGATAATCTCTTTTATATGCTCGCCAACCTTTGTGGCGAAGTAGGCGAATTTGCAAGCAAGGCTGGCAAGCACATGCGTAAAGGCAAGCTCCATATCACCACCACCGAGCGAGACGAGGATGGCAAAATCTGCCACACCCAAATCTGGAATGTAACCGATGAAGAGCGCAAGCTGATGCTTTCCGAAATCGGCGATATTCTCTGGCAGACCGCAGGTCTCGCCCACGTCATGGGTGTAAGCCTCGAAGAAGTAGCCGAGGAGAACCTGGCAAAGCTCGCCTCCCGCAAGGAACGCCATGTGATAGCTGGTGAAGGCGACGAGCGGTAATCACTCCCCTCTTCACTATCTCTAACGCTCATTATGATAAATAGAGCTTCCGTTCCCAGCGATTCTATCGCTGGTCCGTAAGCAAAAAAGTAAAAAGCAATGGGAACAAAAAACAAGAAACACCAGCAGCAGGCGATGGCCAAGCGTGAGGCGCAAATAAGAAACCTCCCTACCGTCTACACCTTCAACTTTAGGGATGTGCCTGCTGATGTATACACCAAAACCCTGGAGACACTCTTCGCTGATCCTCAGTTTGCCGATGCCGTGCAAAACCGCAACGAACTGGTACGCGCTGCCAACCGCATACCGCAGGGCGCGCCTCAGATGATGCCCCTCATCAAGGCTATACAGGAAAAAGATAATAAACTGGCCAATGCCATCTATGCCCTGCTAGTACAGGTAAATCTGCACAGCGAAGTAACTTACGACTTCCTTAACTTCGGCCATCTGATACGTTACTACGTAGACTACAGCCGTCCGGGCATACAGGAGAAGGTAGACCAGCTGAATACCAATCTCGATAAGATAACGTTCCTGTCTGAAACGCTCGAAAACCTGCTTACCCAGGTGAAGGGCGATATGCTGGAAATCTTCAAAGGTGCCAGCGAGTTTCAGCAGTTTGACGGCGTGATGGCAAGCCTCCGTCAGTTGAGCGGTTTCTTCGATTTTGCCCGTAAGAAAGATGAGAAATCGAAAGATTACGCTCTCTACTATGAGTATGCCGACAGCATCAATGCCTATATGGATAAGCGGATGCAGACCTATTCGACAAAATACCGCAAGCTGCATCCTACCCTTCCCGGTTTCACGCAGGAACAGATGGTAGAGGCCATCAATCTCTTCTTCGGAGAGAAAGATAAGTTCAATGAGAGCTTCATCGCCAAGACGGAATCAGGTGGCTGCTATATCGACGGAATGAAACTCATCCCTAATCTCAACGAGGAGCAGACTGCCAAGCTCGATAAGCTGGTACCCCGTCCGAAGGAAGGCAACAGCATGCAGAAATACTTCCTCTACATCACCGATGCCATCATGCTAAATTACCATTTAAAGGTAAAAAAGTAAAAAAGTAAAAAGGTAAAAAATGCCAAATATCTATCTCCGTCTCCCCACCTCCCGCTGCCAGTTTTTCCGGCACCGCGATCCTAAGTTCACCCTGGCCAAGGATGAGCCGGTGGTGTTCAGCAACTACTCACACGAGCAGTTCATCATGCGCAATTCGCTTATCAGCGCCCCTGCGAAAAGCAGCCGTATCGACCTCGGCTGTTTCTCGCAGCAGCAATGGTGCAATATGCTGTCTGGCAAGCACCCTGCAGGAGGCAAGGTAGTGATGCGCCGTGATGCCGGAAGCTGGCTCACCTTTCAGGAGGTGCAGCAGCTCAATGGCCGCCTTACCGACGGCAAGGGTTCACATGATGATTACCTCTGCATCCGCTTGCCGAGCGAGGTAGAAGTTGTCGATACCGTTTATCCGGTAAAGCCTACCTTTACACTGGATACGCACGGCATGCGTGCGCTGTCGGTTTCGCTTAACAACGATTTCAAGCGCAGTCTGGTAGAATGGGCACTCTCCACCTTCGACTTCTGTACCTCCAAAGGAATGGTTATCGCCCGTTCCCATAACGCCATGCTGGAGCGTTATTTAATGCGCTACGGTATAGAAGTCAGCGAGGAAGAGAAAGACGTATTGCGCCGAATCATCGGCAGATGGTTCCGCACGGAGCATTGCTTCTTCAAGAGCTATTCCTGTGTGGATATGCAGTATAAGGATAGCCGCGATAAGCCTAACCGCATCGATGAAGTGCAATGGCTATGATTTTACACCTTATATAATAAGTGTTAATTCATGTATAAACAAAAGTTAAATAATAGATAAATCAAGGAAAAGATATGAAATTACCTGATAGTTGCAGAGAGTTATTTCTGGATGGAGTAACCGATGCTTATTTATATGCAGTAAGAGACAGTTCTGTTCCTATTCCCTTCAGCATACCGATGCTAGTGCAGATAAACGGCTGCCACTTTGCCGGTGAAGCACTCCATATTGCCACCAGCGAAGGCGACAATTATGTCATATCTGATAGCATCACTGCCAAAGAGACTTCTTCAGAGGGTGGCAATGGTACCGTCTTTAAGTTCGAGATTACCGCAAATATCAGTGACGGAAAGGCGAATATGCCCGAAATCATCAAGAATATGCACGGAAAGGACTATTATATAGTCTTGCGCAAGCAGGATGATTCGCTTTATCTGTGTCATACGATACCTGGTACCTTCGGTATTGCCCCATCGGTAACTATCCAGAACGATGCTGAGACCCGCAGCATCACGGCTACCTGCCAGGCGATGTCAGAGTTTATTCCGATAACGATTGCTTAATCAATCATAAATTTATAGTACTTAATTATCTTCTAGTTTTAGTAAACATATATTTCATAGTATCAAAAATTAAATTTATTTGCTTACCCTGCTGTCCGTGAGGATCGCAGGGTTTTTTGTTTTTACCTTTTTACTCTTTTACCTTTTTACCTTTATTTTGTCCCTACATGCCCATGTATTCCTATTACCTTTGCCGTCAGAAATATTGAAAGGTCTTCTTTTGCTAAATAAGGTAAGGAGATTTGTATTCAGGATAACGATAACATACATTTATTTTTAAAAATTTATTACCCACATGAAAGGTCTTTATGAAATTCTGACCGAGAAGAAGTGGATGGTGAACCCCGATTTTGTGCATGGCATTCGCAAATCGATTGAGCAGAACCTAAATACTCATACCGCGTTTATCAAACCGGAAAAGACTTGTGGATTCGTCACTGCGGAGGATGATAAAGGCAACATCTATTATCCGGAGGAATATCAGATTTCTGAGGATGGTAAGCAGGTGAGAGCTAACTATCAGCTCGACTATCCGGAAGGGGACGAGCGGGCGCAGAACTTCCCGTTTGTTTCGGTTCTCACCGTAGATGGTCCTATCACTCGAAATGGTGGATATTGCTCTTATGGTTCTATCGACCATCGCGATATGATGATGCGTGCAGCTGACCATCCGCTTTGCCGAGGTCATCTTTTTATCATTAATACTCCTGGCGGTTCAGCTTGGGCTAAAAACGATTATGCACTTGCTATCGACTATGCCCACTCCAAGGGTCAGAAGGTCATCGCCCTGGTAGATGGAATGTGTGCTAGTGCAGGTATGTATCTCGCTTCTCTTTGCGATGAGCGATATTACTTGAATCCGAAAGACCAGGTAGGTTGCATCGGTGTGATGGCTGCCTTCTATACTTTGGCTAATGGCTCAAAGGATAAATATACCGATGAGACTTATCACGAGGAGTACGATCCAGAGTCTTTCGACAAGAATAAGGCTTACCGTGACATCGCCAACAAGAATGACAACAAGGAGCTTATCAAAGAGCTTTCCGAGTTGGGTGTGGAGTTCAGAGCCGATGTGAAGAAAGCCTGTCCTAACGCTATCGAGGATGTTCATCTGAAAGGTAAGGTATTCAATGCTGAAGACGTGAAGGGAATCCTTATGGACGACCAGTCTACCTTTATTGGTTGCGTTCAGCGTTGCTTCGCTCTTTATGACGGCACCGCCGAGCCTATCAATCGAGAAGCTTCTATCCAGAAGCCAGAGCCAGAGGAGAACGAGCCGGAGCAGGCATCTGCATCTATTGCACAAGAAAATCATCAACATACTATTCATCAAAAATCAATCAATATGGCAAATTACCCTAAGATTAATGCCGCTTGCGGTATGCAGGATGGTCAGCAGATTGAGGTGAAGGAGGAAGGCGCATTTATGAATGCACCACTGCTCGATACCCTCGAAGCTCATCTCGCATCGCAGGAGCAGGCTGTGGCTGATGCCAAGCAGAAAGCCACTACAGCAGAGCAGAGCCTTGCTGACCTTCAGGCAAAGCATGACGCGCTCGCTGAAACCATCGCCCAGAAGGACGAGGAAATCAAGAACCTGAAAGAGGCAAAGGCAAAGGCTGACGAGGAGAAGGCAAAGGTAGATGAGGAGTTGAAGACTGCCCAGGCTTCGCTCGCTACTGCCCAGCAGACCATCGCCGACAAGGACGCTCAGATTGCCGAGCTGAACGAGAACCCAGGTGAGGAGCCAGCACAGGGTGCAGCACCTCAGAACAACGGTGAGGGCGCACAGGCTCAGAACCTCCGTGAGTTCGACCCATCGAAGTATAAGACCAATGCAGAGCGCAAGGCAGCTTACGAGCGCTTTATGCGTGGCGAGTAGTAAGTCCTCCATCATCAGGATAACACTAAGTATTCAGGTTAAAACATTCTTATTCATTTTTTAATTAGTAATTGAAATTATGGCAACACTTCCTAAAGATTTTATTGGCATTACTGCCTTGCAGCATGTAGCCGAGCAGGTAACTAAGGAAATCCTCATGGGTCCAGGTTACACCGATGCAGAGGAGATGGACCGCTTGAAGATTGACATCATCACTGGTATCCAGTTCAAGCGCACAACTCACATCTTGCTTCGTAAGGGCGGTACCACCCGTCGTAAGGATGTTCACACTAAGGTGAACAGCGAGGCGGGATTTTTGAAAGAACGTACAATCGTCTGCAAGCTTGCTTGGGACCATTATACCGATAACATCGATAAGTACTGTGAAACAGTATTCGGTACCAACGCACAGGGTCAGTACCCTCTCGCTACAGAGGCTGCTACTGCTATCCTCGCTAACTATGCCGACAACCTTACCGCTTGCTTGTGGAATGGTGACATCAGTCTTGATAATGGCGATGAGAGCACTCCAGCTTCAGAGCAGGCTTTGGCTCTCTACGACGGTTTCCATACTTGTATCAAGCACGACATCGAGGCTGGCATCATCAGCGAGGCTAACGGCAACTTGATTCCTTGTGAGTCAATCGCAGAGCCTTCTGACAACAACGACTCTACCCCATACGACAACTTCCTGGCATGGCACATGAAGTGGGATGCTCGTCTGCGCAAGCAGAACACACTCGTTTACATGAGCGAGCAGACTGCCCAGTACATCGCTGCAGGTTACGCTAACAAGTTTCACGGCAACTTCAAGGTGGACTATGAGGTAGGAGGTAACTTCAAGCTTCCAGGCCTCTCTCGTGTAACCATCTGCCCTATCGCAGACTTCGGTGAGGGTGATCGTATGTACGCTACCATTGAGAAGAACTTCGTTTATGGTGTTGATACACTTAGCAACCAGACTTACGTCGGTGTTAAGGTCGGCACTGACACCGATATGCGTGACGTACAGTTTCAGATTCAGTCAATTCAGGGGTCGTTGGCACCTCGCAATCCGTTCAAATACGCCTTTGCGATGTCAGACGGAAGCCTTGCTACAGCTGAGTACGTAGCTGGTGACTACACCAACTCTAACCTTGTGGTAACAACCGCCATGGAGGATGCTTCTCCTGTTACCGATGGTAAGGTGAAGGTAAACGGTGAAGCGTACACTACCCCAGTAGCCACAACCCCTAACCAGGTTATTACCCTGGAGGCAGAGGGCACTACCGATGTATTCTCTCACTGGAGCACTGGCAGCAAGGAGAAGAAGATCCAGTTCGCCGCCACCGGTATGAGCATGGGTATCACCGCCTTCTTCAAGAAGAATGAATAACCCTCTCCTGTCCCCGTTCCCAGCGATTCCATCGCTGGGAACGGGCAGAAAGCGCAATCCCTCTATAAATCCTCGGCGGCGGTCGCCTGACCTGGCGGAATATGGCTTCCGCCGCCATTTCGTTTAATTATCAAAAAAGATACAATTATGGCAGAAATAGTAACATGCCCAGAGATCAAGGATCTGCTTTCCGAGAACGATTGCTTGGAAAACTTCGGCGGTCTTGGCGTAAACGTATATGTCTTTATCAAGAGTGATCTTGCTGGCTCTCTTTCACCAGAGGCAGGTAAGAACACCTATGCAGCGCTGACTACTGAGTCCTTCAAGAAAGGTAAGGGTCTCTACAAGTTTGAGTGCCAGGATGGCGGTCAGGGTCACACCTGGGAGAACCTCGGTTTCCAGAAGGGTTTCAAGCAGACCTTGGATTACGTTCTTGAGAGCGTAAACGCCAATACTGCTTATGTGGCTCGTGGTCTCAATAACCTCAAGTGTGGCTACATCATTGAGGATGGTGATAAATCAATTATCATTTATGACAAGCAGCACGACTTCAAGTACGACTCAGGTAATATTAAAGGAGACACGGGCAAAAAACCAGAAGATGATCGTGTAGTCACACTGAGCGGCTCACTCAGTCCGACAACATTTGGCCGTTATGAGATTGCCGCACCAGACGGTGGCTGGGATTCTCTCCTTAATGGTGCGGGCACAGCGGGGGGAGATTAAGCGGAACTGACAAGAGCGATACCAATTCCGCTTCACGGCAGTCATCTAAGCGGAGCAAGCAGGTAGCATCTGTCAATGATGAAACCTCTACGCCCGTCGAAAACGATGAATAATCGCTCCCCTATCCAATGAGTTCTATTGGCAATTTACTCTATAAATCAAAGCCTCGGTATTGAGCCTTAGTAAGATAAGGCAAGATACCGGGGCTTTTTTGTATATAAACTGCAAATATCTTTCATTTATCAAATATCTTATTCCATAATTAGATTTTTTAATGCAAGATGCGTTTACGTATAGAATATTTTTCTTATTTTTGCAGTATGAAATTCTAATATGTATAGAGTAAGTAAAAGAACAGAAGATTATGGAACTAAGACATTTACGTTCGTTTGTGTATGTAGCAGAGACGCTTTCTTTCAGTATATCCGCCTCCCGATGCTTTGTCACTCAATCCGCCATCAGTCAGCACATCAAGGCTCTGGAGGATGAATTGAAATGCAAGCTGCTGATACGCACGTCGCACAGCATCATGCTCACCGAGAACGGAGAGGCACTTCTGCCACGTGTCAAGAAAATACTGAAGTTGACGGAAGACTGCAAGGAGCATATCAATGCACTCAACAACTGCATGACCGGAGAATTGCGCATCGGTGTAGGTTCCTTCATCGCTCCCTATATCCGTGTGGCTGCACTTATATTCATGGAGCGATACCCTAACGTAAGATTGAATGCTGAATTTACCAAGGCAACGAGCCTGAACCTCCTGTTGCGAGACCACATGCTGGATCTCGCTTTTACGATGAACGAAGCCTATACCAACGAGGGTATCGAGAGCCAGCCCTGCATCCCATTCAGTATTTGTGCCATCATGAGAAACACGCACCCTCTTGCCAGGAAAGATAAGGTAACATACGATGATCTGCTGAAGCATGGTATCATCATGCCCGATGTAGGCGAACGTGTTTTCAACACTTTTCAACAATACCTGCAGAACGATCTCACCAAATTAAACGTAAAGTGTATCGTTAGTGACCCAGACGAAGCCCTTGCCATCATAGAAGATACTCACCTGGTTACTTTTATGCCGAAGCTGTATCTGAAGAACCACCCTACCCTTATAGCGCGTCCTATCAAGGGCATAGGAGAAGAACTGATGAGCAATGCCCACTGGATGAAGGATGTACCTATGAAGCGTTCTGCACAACTCTTCCTCGACATTATCAGGGATGAAGCCATCCCGTATATCAAGGCTTTGGAAGAAACCATATAGTTTGGTACCAAAGTACATTTGTACTTATGTACTTCTGCACGTTTGTACTTTTTCTTATATGTCTATTAGTGTTCCTGCTTCGAGATTTATCCGCAAGAACATCTAATGAATACCACTTTTCTGTTTACTTCATTCATGTTACCTTTGCATACGATTCCGATATTGGAAGAATTTAAACACAAAAAACTATGCAGGTAAAAACGAATGATGGCAACTATGATGTTGCCAGCAAGGGATTGGGTAATACCGCCCTTGGAATTGGTATCGCAGGTTTGGCTACCAGTTTACTGGGTGGCGGTGCTTCCTTGTTCAACCTCGGTAGAGGCAACAATGGCATGCCAGCCAACCCAGGTGACTCGGATTCACGCTTTGTAACCAAGGGTGAGACCAACCTTATGCAGGAGAACTCTACATTGAAGACGGAACTTGCTATCCAAAAGAGCGAGAACTATGCCGACAAGAAGTTGGTAGAGGTAACTCAGTATCTCGACGGTAAGATTCGCCAGCTCGAAAACAAGGTGGATGCCAACAAGGATGCGCAGCAGGCGGTCAACGCACAGCAGATGGCATATAATGCCGCTGCCAACGCCAACATCGACGTGCTGAAATCGCAGGTGGCTTCACTTTTGAATGTTACTAAGTTGATGATTCCATCGGGCAATGTTTGTCAGATGGGATGCGGATGCGCTTGTAACCAGTAACCGTATTTTCGGATAAAAGGAAGAAACGATATGGATTACAAGAACTCGCAAATCCTGGCAGCGGTGGTGTCCGAATGGGCACGCCCTGCCATCTCTCAGATAGCGGCTGGCAATCTGATGCACTTGCCTATACTTCAGTCTCTCCAGGCTACCATCAGCAGCATGGGACTGGTGAGTGGCAACTATTCTCTGCAAGCCGATATAGAACCGATGATTCAGCCTGTGGTCAACGCGCTCGTCACTCCGATGCTCGCCAAGTATTTCGGTAACATCCCCGAAGAGAGCATTCCGCAGATGGCGCACGATGTGGTAGAGCAGCTTCGCTACAAAGGACCGCTCTCTATCCTGGAGGGTGTGATAACCTTTGACGAGGAGGATCTTGACGAACTCGCCGACCTTCTTCAGAAGAACCTTCCGGTAGAGAAGACCCAGGGCTATCAAGTGAAACATTAATGCGGCGGTGAAGTCGTCGCTCTATTAAAACAGAAAAGACTATGAATAAAAGAACAATTCCAGCCTGCATCATGGCTACGCTTGCAGTAGGCGCAACCGCCACTGCTCCCTATTATGATGTAAATATCACGCAGCAGCTCTGTGCTCCTTCATGCGTGGACGAGACTCCGGTTTTCAACCCTCAGTTCTCAGTAAAGAGTATTGCCAACGTGGGTACTTCGCAATATCTTATAACGATTCACGTAGAGGGTGTTATCAGTTACGTGCCTTGCAACTGCGGCTCCTGCTGCACCCGCTCGCAGGTAGTAAGTCAGGACTTTACTATTCCTGTCTTCTCTGCTACGGCAATCACGAACGTTACCACATCTCTTGGCAGCGTGAAAAACCGCCTTGTCAAGGTAGCCTGCTGCTCCTGTAGCAAGACTTTCGTGTGCGATGCTCCTTTAACACTCGCCATCGCATGACTATCCACCAACAAAAGGAAAGGTAAGAAACGATGAAGTATATTCAGTTGATAGATCAAGCCCGCGCTCACGGCGTGGCTACCGAGAAGAAGATGATGGAGGCGATGGAACAGTTGAGCTGCGACCTCGCCTCCTTAGAGGAAACAAATCCGGAATTGTACTGGTGCATTCTCCGTCATCAGCACGCAGTGTTCTATGACCGTCATTACAGCGAGAAAATGGCCAACCATGATGTCTGCCATCTTGTGTATAGCAAGAAAGGTGAGAATGGCGAATTGATAGGAAGCGGCGCACACTGGACCAAATCGCAGATAGCGAATGCTACCAAGGGCATGAAGTTCCATGATAAGGTGAACGATTGGGATAAGTATGTTGCCTTCAATGCCATGTATGCTGACCTGTGCAGCGATATGACAGAAGATGAAATCATCAAGGCAGCTTATCTCTTCTATTTCCAGGATGCAGACTGGCAACCAGAAGAAGACGATTGTACTAAAATATGGGACTATATGTCCGCTCACGCTACGATGTAGTTTGTTTTGAACTAGGTAATCTGGATTTCGCACTAGCGAGTGCAAGTTTTTAAAGTAAAAAGATTGGGATAACATTTTTTGAAGCCTCTTTGCGACTGTGAAAGCCGCAGGGAGGCTTTCTTTTGTCCCCACCATCTTTTTAGCATTTGCTATCTTTGCCATCAGAATAAAAAACGATAAAACAGAAAAGATATGGCAAAGATTCAACCTCTTGCAGATTTCATCCTCTCCTTCGAGGGAGGTTACGTAAACCACCCAAACGACAAGGGCGGTCCTACCAACATGGGCGTAACGCTGAAAACCTGGCAAACCCAAGGTTACGACAAGAACCATGATGGCCGCATCGATGCAAAGGATGTAAAGCTTATCACCAAAGCCGATGCCACTGCCATCCTTCGCCGCTGTTATTGGAACCGATGGAAAGCCGATAGCATCAAAGACCAGAGCATCGCCAACATTCTGGTAGATTGGGTATGGAGCAGCGGCACACCAGGCGTAACCCTCGTACAGGCCATGCTGGGCGTAAGAGCCGATGGTATCGTAGGCAACAAAACCCTCAAGGCGCTCAATAGTCAGAACCCTAAGCAGTTCTTCGCCCGCATCAAGGTACGCCGCAAGCAATACATCTCCGGCATCATCGCCAAGCACCCTAGTCAGAAGGTATTTGAGAAAGGCTGGCTCCGCAGATTAGAAGCCATCAATTACGGCTCCCTCATCGCCAATGGCGGCAAGAAAATCATATTTTAAAGGTAAATTGAGTGTTGAATGTTGAATTAGGAATACGCCATCGAGTCCGTGAGGCAATTCAACATTCAACACTCAACAATCAACACTAAAAAAAATGATTATGCAAGAACAGATAAACCTCACCATCCCCCGCGGCTGGAACCAATGCACCCCTACCCAGCTGGAGCAGATTGCCCTCATCATGCAGGAGCAGATAGCCAAGGCAGACCGCTATCATCCCTTCGATATGCAGAAGGTGAAGATAGCCGTTTTCTTCCTTTTTGCCGGAATAGGCATCAATGCCTATCCCGCCCCTCGCATGCCTATCAATGAGCAGCACTACCTGGTAAGCATAGAGCCGCAGAAGAAGAGCCTTCTGAAGAAGCTCCTCTCCCTCTGCGCCCCCGTTCCCAGCGATTCTATCGCTGGTCCGCAGTCCGCCAGCCCCTTCCCCCTCTATCTTTGGCAGCTCAACTATTGGCTCTCTCCGAAACCCAAGACCAAGGATAAAACCTCCCCTGAGTATATCGCTCAGGGCGCAGGTCTTCTCGACTGGATGGATGCAGATAGCGGCAATTTCCTCACCCGCTTCCCCTATCCGATTATCGGGCAGAAAGCCAAGTGGTATCGTCGTGCAAAAGCCTTCCGTGGTCCGAGTACAGACCTCGATGGCTTTTCCTGGCAGCAATACCGTTTTGCCAGTGATATGATGCAGACTTACACCAAGTTAAGCAATAACCTGGTCAAGATGAAGCAGATGAATAAGTTCACCGAGGAGCAACTCCAGCAGCAAGCCCATAGCGTAGCCAGCGCCAGAAACATGTTCCTAGCCACCATCTTCAACACTACCACCCAGTACGTTGATCCGACAACAGGCATCACGAAATACGATTTTCATTACGAGTCGAAGCAGTTCACCGAGAACGCAAATTATTTCGTCAATTACCCAGAGGCAAACTGGCAGGTCATCCTCTTCTGGTGGACGGGCATCATGCACACCCTAGCTCATCGCTACCCTCACGTGTTCAAGGTACAGAAGGTTAACAACACCAAGCCGCAAACCCCGATGGAAATCTACACCGCCACCACCGCCACCATGCAGAAGTATGCCGGCCTAACAGAAGATCAGGTCAACACACAGTCTTATTCCCTAGTTCTAGAACATCTCGAAAGATTATCGAAAGAGAATGAGGAAATGGAAAAAATGAGGAGAGGAAAATGATAGATATAAAGGCATCTGTACACCCTTTGAGTCATAAACAGGAATGGAAGAAATGGGGGGAGCTTTCTCCTGCACTCAGAGCCACCGATTACAAATGCCCACATTGTGTAAAGATAGAGTATGAGTAGCAATAACCAACCTCAATACAAGCGAGGAACGATTATCAAGAACGGAAAGAGATATGGCTTTTATCCCGATGGTTCTCTCTATCGGATATACACCACCTCCGACCGTCCGTTTCTTGAAATCGTGGATATAGAAGGAGAAACCTTCCTGCGCATCCGTCAGGCTACAGAGCAAGGCTATACCGATTGCCCTGCACCCGGTGCAGCCGATTTGAACTACCCTACCTCTGCCCTAAGACGCAGCCGCACAGTTGGGGGTGGTAAAATGGTGAATGCACTCACGGCAGCCAGCAGCAATCCGTTTGTATTCGTAGAATTATAACCCGTAGCAACAATACGCCCTGAAGGGGCAGAAGCTTTAAAATAAACGATTTATAGAGCAAAAACAAGATGATAACAAAATTCAATTTCAAGGATAAGACCATTAAGTCTTATGCCATCAGAAAGCTGACACCTTTCGAGTGTTTCAGACTGATGGGTGTGCGCGATGACGTGATCCGCACCATGCAGAGTACCAATGCCCAGGCAGCCGAACGCATCGCCAACTACAAGGGCAAGGGCAAACCTGAAGATATGGCGGTATCAGCCAGTCAGCAATACAAGCAGGCAGGTAACTCCATCGTGGTAGATGTGCTCGCAGCCATCTACCAGCAACTCTGGTATCCGAAAGAAAGAAAGCCAGAAGCACAGACCTCATTCTTTGCCGATTTCTTCCCAGAAGACCAACTCCCTACCTATCCGGTAGATAAGAACCATGGTGAGAAACTTATCCTCACCACCTTCTCCGGTTACGACTCGCAGTTGATGGCAGCCGATGTGCTCGCCCAGCAGCACCCTGATTTCCGCTGGACGTGCGTAGGATGGAGCGATATAGATAAGTATGCCTGCCAGATGCACAACCTCATCTTTCCGCAGTTTGCTGACAAAGCCCTGGGCGATATAACCAAAATCGACTGGCAGCAGGTAAAGACTCATGTGGGGGGGCAAGAAATCGACCTTTTTACCTATTCTTCACCTTGTCAGGATATATCGCAAGCCGGCAAGCAGATGGGTTTGAAGGAAGGTTCCGATACCCGTTCGGCATTATTGTGGCGAGTAGCCGATGCCGTGGAAGTATTGCGCCCGAAGTATCTGCTCCAGGAGAATGTGGCAGCCCTGGTAAGCGAGAAGTTTTTGCCCGATTTTCAGAAGTGGCTTGATAAACTCTCATCTCTCGGTTACGTAAGCCGATGGGCAAGACTCAATGCCAAAGACTATGGTGTTCCGCAGAACCGCGACCGAGTTTTCTGCCTCTCCATGAGAAAGGATGTAGCCTTCGATTACCAGTTCCCCGACCCTATTCCGCTGAAGAGAAAGCTGGAAGATATGTTGCAGGAAGAAGTAGATACAAGGTTCTTCCTGAAAGATGAAGCCGTCAGCAAATTCCTCCAGGCAAACGATAAAGACACCTGCGTCTTCCATCAGTTCGAGATAGAGCCGAGCCACGAGAATGCTATGGCTTTGAAAGCCATCCTCACTCTTTATATAGAAGAGGCGCATCTTTGGAATTGCACTCTAAAAGAACTGCAGGAGAAGATTTCTTCCGCTAACGAAGACATCATCATGCCGCTGTTCAATGACTGGAAAGAGAACGGCAAGTTCCAAAATCCAAAGTTAGATAATTTGTATCATCAGTTTTTGGAGAAGAAATGATTTGCAGTCTAACCCATGTTGCAAAGCCTTCGCCTATGATTAGGGGGGGGGTATCAGCAGGCAGTAAACGTAACAGACGGAGAATGTGCAGCTACCTTAACAACTCGCTATGAGTCGATAGGTCCTACCAATATCTTAACGCTTGCACATTATCCCATGACAGTAGTGTTATATGAGTACAAATAAATCTATGTTGAATCATATATGTGGGGGGGTAATTTCTTGTCGCCTACATTGAAAGCTAACTATTCACAGATGGCTTGTCGCAATTTCCTTTTCATAAAGAATGATGGCTTTAGCGCACCAGCAATTATGATTGAGTATGCTTAAAAAGAACGTTCGCTTAGAACTGATGTATAAACGCGGTTTCCGTCCGTCTCACGCCCTATGGGTTGATACCTACAACAAGCAATTCGGGGGGGGGTATCATCTATACCATTCTCGCAGGAGTGAGTAGCCGAAACCATTATTACGTAGCAGTAGAACTATGAATAGTAATCGTCCTATTATCCTCGGTTCTTATAGTCCATCCCAAAATGGCATTATCGTGCATCCGAAAGGTATCTCCTTATGCCTTTGTGGGGGGGGCAAAGGGCATGATGTTGATAAACCGAAAATATTATTAGAGTATGAATAAGGTTATAATAGATAAAGGTAGCATTCCTTCTCTTGAAGAGGAGGAGGATTCTAATGATATGCCACCCTTCGTATTGATAGAATATGATTAAGATATTAGCCATTCACGAGGCAAGAACAGAGCACGCCAAGGAAGTACGCAAGCAGACCGGCACCAATGATTATCGGGATAAAGCTATCTTCTTCCGCGATAATCATTTGATGCAGTGCATCGGTACCTTCCACACGAAAGACAATCTCCTTGCCTTCAGATATGAATAAAGAAAAGTTATGAACGAAATACATACGATAGTAGTAGGCTTGCTGAATACGCCTCCCTTTGACAAACGCTTCGCCCAGATAAGGCGAGTGTTCGCCGTAAAAGGTATAGCGCCTACTTGTAACACTTGTGGGGGGGCGGAACGCAGCCCAAGATTCTCGTGGAGTATGATTAAGCAAGCCATTATTACCCACTATCGCACCGAGGAAGCGAAGGCATATCGCAAGATACACGGCGACAGAGGCGGTTGCCGTTATCAGGATAAGTATCATCGCCCAAGCCCCTACCCCTGGAGCAACTGCATTTCCACCGTAACAAAGGATAATCTTTTATGTCTACAATACGAATAAGAACCTGCGCAAGCAGAGGTAGAGCCGATGGTGATTGGTACTCCAACCCTCACTCCCAAAGGCTAGAAATCGGGGGTGGTATCAGTAACGCCATCTCTTCCATCGCCAAGGATTTCATGATCATCATCAATTATGAATAAGAAAAGAAGCAATAGAAAGGATTTGATAAGAATGAAGTGGAGAGAGGATGATACCATCCGCTTTTACCGTGATGTGCCCGATAAGCGAGGCGTAAGCGAAATGGTAATCAATACCCCATCCTATCCCGCCTATTCCATCATTTCCGGTAATGTAGCCTATGTCCTCCTTCCCCTCTAACCTCCGTTCCCAGCGATTCCATCGCTAGTCCCCTCCCCTCTTTGTCCCCGCCAAAACCATAAAAAGCCCTAACTTTACACTCAGAAAGCGAGAAATAGGCGTGCGTATATCGCCACCCTTCTCTCTTCCATCACATTCAGGATAACATAAAAAAACGCAAAAATGGCAAGCAAAAACAGAAACAGAGTAACCAACCTGCAGCAGCTCCAACAGCGTAGTGAGGAACTGAAAGATGCAGGCTATGTAGCCGTTCGCCCGGATGCCTTTACGCCGCTAAAAAATGGTGGCGGTAAAGTCTTCTCCTGGAACGACTACGTCCACAGCATGCTCCTGACCACAGCCGGTATGTCGGCAAGCGGTGGCGACGCAAGCGGTTCTGCAGCACGACAGCAGGTTTCCACTATCTTTGCATCGAGTGGAGGCGAGAACATGGGTAAACCGAAAGACGTAGGTACCGAAGGCTTAGGCTTTATGGAATGGGGTATGTCCAACCGACTGCCAAACCTTATCTGGATGCTCTCCCGCATGTCGCCTTTTACGGCAGCCGGAGTTGATTACATCAAGAAGATACTGGTAGGTCGCGGTCCCGCCCCCAAGTATCACTATACCCAGTATGTAGGCGGAAACATCACAGAGAAATATATCCCCTACGAGAGTGCAGGAGTTCTGCTCCGTGGTCAGATAGCCGACCTCAAAGCCAAGGAAGAGGCATCCGTCGAAGCCAAGCGCCAGAACGAGCAGCAGAGCCAGAACGGGCAGTCTCAGAAAGAGGAGCCTCCGTTCTCTGCGGTTCAATCGCAGGTCTTATCCTCCGATAAAGAGGATAGTGAGGAAATGAAATCTCTGAAAGAAGCACTCCACAAATGGGAAGAAACCAATGCCCAGCTTCGTGATTTCATAGAGAACAACGACCTGATGCAGACCTTCCTCGACCTGGCAGGAGATATGGCTCTGATGTCACAATGCTTTGTAGAACTTCAGCTTAATCAGCGTTCCCTCGACGAAAACGGAAAGGCTGTTCCTACTGCCCAGTGGACCCCGAAGGTAATCGGTCTGAAGCATCGCAGCATATTTACTACCCGACTGGAGCGTATGGACGAGAACTACCGCATCAACTATGCCTACGTCAGCAACCAGTGGCTCGACCCTACACAATACGTCGGTGTGCAGAAAGAGGAAGACCGCAAGATAGCCGCTATCCCCTATCTCCCTACTACATCAGCCGTAAAGGATTTACAGCGCAATATCCGTGAGGCACGTCAGAAGCAGGTAAGCCGTAAGAAACGCCCTACCCGCTTCATCATGTCACCAAGAGATTTCGGTGGTCCGTACTATGCTGATGCCCTTTGGCACTCCATCTTTGCCGGTAGCATTTTTGAATACGCCTTCACTATCGTAGATGACCGCCTCACCCGCAAGCGCAACAGCAACATCATCGGTCGTGTTATCTATATCCACCAGGATTACATCAACAAACTCTACCAGCAGCAGGGCGAGAAGAAAAAGAAAACCATTGGTGAGATTCAGAACGAAATCTTTACCTCTATCAATACCTGGCTCTCTAACCCCGATAACGCAGGTCAGGCGCTCATCTCCTCTGCTTTCACGGGCAGCGACGGGAAGGAGCATAAGGCTTGGGAAATCGTGGAAATCGAAACCAAGGCAAATGATCAGGCGAATGCCGACAAGACCGAGCTGCAGGAAATAAGCAGCATTATCTTCTTTGCCATGGGACTTGATGCAAAGCTCATCGGTAACACCCCTGGCGATACGGCATCATCGGGCGGTACCGACCTGAGAGAGCGTTTCCTGGTCAAGCAGATTCAGTTTGCCCCTTTGCAGCAGTTGATGATACGCCCGCTGGAAGTTTTGAGCCGATTTAACGATTGGGACGAGCACCTGGTATGGCAGATTGATCGGGAGGTATTGACTACCCTCGATAACTCGAAGACCGGAGTAGCAAAGCAAGAAGCCTCTTAACTCGTCCCCGTTCCCAGCGATTCTATCGCTGGTCCATATATAATAACGTAAAAGCAAAAAAAATGATACTCTTTACGAATCAAGAACTCAGGCTCCACCTCCCCAGCAATGCCGTGGACGATGTAGCCAACCTGCAGGGTATGCTCGACAACAGCGAAAAGGACTTCTTGAAGCCTCGCTTGGGAGCATCCCTATACGACCGTCTCTGCAAGCAATATGCGAGCATAGAACCTTTAATTTTCTGCGAAGCTGTTGGTGATGGTACCTACGTCAACGACCCATGGAATGAGCTTCTGCTTTATGCGCAGCGCATGATTGTGAATGATGCGATGGCGCAAAACATCGAGAAGCAAGCCCTTTCTGTGAATGGCTCCGGTATCAACGTAGCCTCCAGCAACGACTATGCCGTAGCCACCGACAAGCAGATTGCTCAAGGCAAGGAAAGCTACCGCCAGTCGGCTATGACCTCGCTCAATAACCTGCTTTCCCTCTTGGAGGGATGGGCAAAGGAAGTGAACACTTCTATGCCTATCGATACAGCGGGCGATGGTGCAGAAGGCAGCACCCCTTCAGATGACAGTAACCAGGGTTCCTCATCTGAAGGAACAGATGAAGGAACCGATAGCGGAAAAGATGATGCAGCCGAAACCGAGGCAAAGCAGCATGATGCGATAGAGGAAATCGTAACCCTCTGGCAGGAAAGTAAGTACTACTACTACCATCGTGATTTGCTTTTTCCTACCTGCGAGTCTTTGCAGCCGTATCTTGATATTTACAGCAACAGAGATAAGTTTGTGCGTCTTATCCCAGATATGCTTTTTATCCAGAGCGAATACCTGGAAGAAGCATTTGGCGAAGACTTCATTCCTCGTCTCCTGCAAGCCGATGAGAACGATAAGATGCTGAAGAAGGCACGTCAGCTTATAGCCGCCTATCTCAAGGAGCGTACATCAGTTATCAACTTCGATAAGTTGACCCGCTCCACAGCGCACAATGATGCCATCACCGTAAGGGAAAGCATTCATCGGTTGCTGAAGAAAGAGGAAGCCGAGAAGCAAGCCAAACTCGATGCAGCCAAAGCTGAGAGTGCTGCAGAAGGCAGTTCCTCATCATTTGCGACGAGTAACGCCTCTAGCGCTTCATCATCGGATAATAAAGGTGGCAGCGAAGGCTACGATAACAATCAGGAAGGTTCACGCATTTTCGTCACCCCAATATTATGTTAAACATTAAAAAATAAGGTTTTATGGAATTACAAGAAATCATCAGTATTTTGAAGCCAGCTATCGGCGCAAGAATGCTTACCCAGGAACAGAAGGATGCCTATGAGCAGGGATTGTCTCTACTGGAAGGTGCAAGTAACGCACGCTCATTTATTGAGAACTCACGTAAGTTTAAAGATTACCATCGCCGTACCCGACAGATGATAGCCTATCTCAACAGCTACAGCAACTCTCAAGCCAACGCTGCATCATCTGCTACCGATAAGCGACGTGTTGGCCGACCTACCAAGCAGGAACAGGCTGAGTATGCCGAACTTCAGAAAAAGAAAGCCATGGAAGAGGCGAAGCAGTCTCTCTTCCCTATGCTGAAACCGGACACCACTTTGCAGCCGCTCACCTACAACGGCATCGTAGCCAACCCAAACGGCGAAAGTATCGCTGCCACCATGCCAAACCTGATGCAGTTGCGTCCGTTCCTCTCTACCGCCCTTCAGGAGCAGGTGAACACCGTGCGTGACCTCCGTAGCGAAATGGCAAGCAAGGCAGAGCAGGCTAAGACCATGGCAGAAGCCAATGAGAAAGCCATCGCACAAGGCAAGAGCGCCATCTATACCGAGGATGAGATTGCCGCTCTTGCCACAAGAGCCGTAGAAATCGAAAGCGATATTCTTCCGGAAATCTTCAAGGCAGTAGATAGAGAGATGGGTGAGTGTTACCTGCGACTGAGCGAGAAGACAGGCGACCCTGAATACATCGCCTATGCAAAGAAAGCATTTACTATCGACCCTCAGACCCTCCGCACCCAGTTCAAGCCATTCTATGAGAAGGCGCAGTCTCGTGACCCTCATTTTGCCGAGCAGGTAGCCGAGAAGATAGCCAACGACCGTCCGGAAGTAAAGGCAGCCCGTGATGCAGCAGCCAAGCACAAGGCAGAAGCCGATGCCCGCATCAAGTATATTCTTCGGAAGGATAAGCCATCTACCCAGACGAGAGTGAAAGGTATCAAGGAGCGCATAGACCAACTTCGCCAGGATTACTCTGACATCGTGACCGAAGAGGAGCTTTCCGGCTATGAAGCTATTCTCACCAAAACTATAGAAGAAGCCAAAGAGGATCCCGAAGCATAATTCCATCTCGCCCCCGTTCCCAGCGATTCCATCGCTGGGTTCTTTTTTGTCCCCCCTGATAAGAAAAAACCTCCTATCTTTGCCCTATAAATAAAAAAGCAAAAATATGGCAAAGAATAAAGAAACCCCAGAACAGCGCACGCAGCGGTTTAAGACCCTTTGCGTCAATATCCTTGCCCAGAGTGGCAACTGCCAGGAATCGCAGCATGCTTTCAAGAGCACGCAGAGTATTCCGGATATGTGTGAGGCATGGCGCAAATACTGGCACGGCTTAATCACCGAGGTACCGCAGCAGGTAATCGATGCCTTCAAAGCCGTATATCCGGAGTTCAAGGCAGATATAAACCAGGGTGGCATCTTCTACAACGAAGATTCGCCTACCGGAACCGTCCTTGTGGGCGATACAGACGAGGTGATACATCTCTACTCCTCCCGAAAGATATACGTCTTAGGCAAGGCGCACGTTATTCTCCATAATGCCGCTACCGCCCTCGTAATGAATGCAGGCTGCAAGGTAGAACTCCTGGATGGCAGCAAGGCAACCATCAAGGCAGGTTACGGTATCGCCCGGAACTATGCCCACCTGGTAACGGGCAGCGAGGCAGAGAGCTACGACCAGAGTGTAGTCTTCATTACCGATGGCACCCTTCACGACTATGGGCATCAGAAAATCAATGCCTTTGGCACGGCAACCATCGATACCTTCACCAATCGCCTCATAGATTTGTACGATAACGCAAAAATAGAAATCAGAAAATGAACTCACATCTTACTATATTGATAAACGACAAGCCGGTAGCGCTCCCCGATGATTTCTCTATAGATATAGAGGACCAGAACCCTGTGTTCAATGATACGGAAATGTTCTCCTATCCTTTCTCTATTCCTCTCGACGGCAACCGCTGGTTGGTAAAGAATATAGAAGACGTGCATGCAGCGGTAAAAGCCGTAAACATGGAGCACCTGCCTACCCGCATTCATGCCGATGGATTGCCATTCCGCAGCGGTACCTTGGTCATGCAGGACGATGAGGAAATAACCGATTCTCTCAGCATGAACATCGATGCCAGCACGCAGAGCTTCAGCGAACTTATCAGCGACCTGCAGTGTCGTGATGTTCCGGTCAAGGACCAGATTATCATCGGCGAGAAAATCGGTAATGTGAGGGTGGATATAGAGAGCGACCCTGTGGTAAAGGTTAATGTTTTTGTTACCGGAGGTAAGCATAAGGATGACAAGACGGAAACCCATGGAATCAGAGCTGCCCACGTAAGCGTAAGCAAGGTTCTCGAACCGCAAGCACTCGGTTTCTCTTATCCTGCAAGTTGCAAGGAATATACAAGCACATCTACCCAGCATTATAAAGGCGATGCGTACAAACTCTCAGAGCGTTCCTATCCGCAGAACCATATAGTAAATGAGCCTGTCATCACAAGTAACGGCAACTATATAAACACCGCTGCTGCCTATGGCGAAACCGATGGCGCGGGCAGGGCAGCCGCTTACTGCAACGCCCGTATCTGTTACAAACATCATGGTCTTGATGATGACAAGAAGACGGCGAGCGGTGTTATTAGTATGAAAGATTGTACCTGGACGAACGAAGACCTTTACCCTTATTGGGTATTGGATGCCAAACGTCCGCAGTCGGGTATCTGCTTCTATGTGCTTTATTTCCTCGATTGCCTCTTTGACTATCTTGGTGTAACTTTCGATAAGCGAGCCTTAATGCAGATAGAGGATTTGAAGCATCTCTGCTTCTTCACGACCGTATGTAGCTACGATACCGTCAGCTATCAGTATGACGAGGACGATCCTACAGGCGCAAAACAACCTAATCTTCACCCACACCATGGCACTTATTATCGAAAAACCGATGCGGAAGTCATCGCTAAGAAGAAGAAAGCTGGTGAAATCAAGACGGGTTATTTCCAAAGCCAGGAGCATATCAATTCATGGCTGGAAAGCCGTGGTTGCGGTGGAAAGATTAATATCGTGAAAGCCGAGGATAAGGATGTGCAGGAATTGACTCTTCGCACACCAGAAGGTACAACCGAGCATGTGCAGGTAGGTGAAGTACGCGATGATGGCGGCAAGGTAACCGGTATCAGCATCGAAGCTAAAATCAGCAAGTTCAATGTTCAGGCGAACGTGCTCAATATGGTAGCCAACAGCGGAAATTTCCCCGATGAGAGTGTAAGCACCGTTATCTCTTCGCTGGAAAGCGCCTTTGGTATCAAGTTTTCGTATGATTACGAACAAAAGAAGGTAACAGCCTATCTCACCCGTGATGTGCTGCGCAAGAGTGGCGATAAGGCAAGAACATTTCATGCCAATATTCATTCAGTGACTCCGATGACAGAGAAAATTACAGGTGTGCGTATGCGTTATTCTGCAGAGAGTGATGCAAAAGATCAGCGTCAGAATGTACTCGATAGCCGTAGAAACAAGAACATGGGTTATTCTACCGATTACGACTACATCGATTACCCTGCGCCCGATAGTGGCGATAATTCCACGGTTTACAATCTCGACTACATAGATTTCTTCCATAATCTGAGTAGTGGAGATAAGCACTGCTATATCGACCGCAAGACTGGCAACGCTTATCGCGTAAAAGTGAATAGTAATGCTACCACGACAGCCGACTTGAAGCCTGTGCTCTTTGAAGTAGGTCAGTTCAAAGGTGTAGAATATGGAGATTGCAGTGATGAGAACGAAGATTTCGTTCACGATATTTCGGTAGATTTTACTCCTGTTCCGTTTAATGACGTGAACTATTTTAAAGAGATAGAAGCTGCCTATGGCTCTCACGAGGCAATCGACTCCTACAACGGCAAGAAATATGGTGTAACTATCGCTGACGGTCAGCCTATCCTCTGTGCTTATGTAGATGAGGATATGGAGCATGAGTTTGTGGAGCAGATTATCAATCAGACTATCTCTACTGCTTTCTGTGATTTCTACATGCAGCAGACACTATCACTCGTAGAAAGCTACGACCCGTCGAGCACCGATGATGGCAACTCTCCGTTGCAAGATGATTCACGCTGGGGATATGCGGTTGCTTTGATGCGAGGTGGTGGTAGCGATGCTACCCGTCAGTCTTACGATTATAATTACGACCACTTCGGAACGTCCAAATGGCGTACCGTATCTGGTAAGTATGCCCTGGCATGCGATTCCTTGGATATGATGGGTAATGAATTTGACTATAATGGTATTCAGGAAGGAACGGGCGAAGGTGAAAAATTCTCACTCAAGATACGTGCTTTCAAGGAACCATCGTGGTTAAGTAATCCGAAGTATCAAAATGTAGTACTTTGTGATAAAGATGAGGTAGATAAAAATGGTAAGGTGGTTAAGAAGGTTCGCTCCCGTGGCCTCTTTGATACCTTCGTCCTCCCCTACGCTTACTTCCTCTTAAACAGAAAGAAGTTTATGGTAAGATGCACCACCACCGTAGCGCAAGTGGCCGATATACCGAACCACTGGCAGGAATGGTGGAACATAGGCGGTATGAAATGCCTTATCGACAAGGTGAATACCACCATCGATGCCAAGACGGGCATGGGCGAGGTTGAGTTAACGGTATATGCTTTATAAAGGTAAAAAAGTAAAAAGGTAAAATATGTTTTATAACATAAAAATGAAATAAAAATGGATAAAAAGATATTGATTACCGGAACCGGTATTATTTCTGCCATGGGTAGAAATACAAGAGAAGTTGCCATGAACCTCTACAAGGGCAAATGCGGATTGCATCACGATGAAGACCGCTGGGACTATATCTCTGATTTATGCGGCAAAGTTCCTAGCTGGAAAGAAGATTATCTGAGCATACTCACCCATGCGCAATACAAATGTATGCCTGCACATGGTTTCTTTGTGCTCGATGCCGTATTTGAAGCACTGAAGAAAGCAAAGGTCAGTAAGGAGTTTCTTGAAAACCATAATGTTTCACTTATCGTAAGCAACGACTCTGAATGTTATGAGAGTGCAGACTTGGTAAAGCATGTAAATTCTGATGCCGACAACCGGCAACTTCCGGTAACAACCCTCTTTAACACGCTCAATTCTGCTATCAGCATGAACCTGGCATCCATCCTTCATATTCATGGTTTATCGCTTACCGTAAGCGCAGCCTGTGCAGGAGGTGGCCATGCCATCGGCTTGGCTAAGATGTTGCTCGATAGCAAGCAGACAGAAATGGTAATCGTGATTGGCGCGCAGGAATGCGCATCTCGATATTGTATGGAGGCTTTCGATGCCCTCGGTGTCTTCTCACCCGATAACGTGCAGCCGTTTGGTAAAGGAAGAAACGGATTGGCACCATCAGGTGGTGCAGCCTGCATCATCCTCGAACCATCGGATAGTCTTCGATTGAAAGAAGAGAAGGTGCTTTCCTTCGCTTCTCTTTCCGGTTATGGTTTCTCTTCTAACGGAAAGGCTATCACTACCCCTGATAGCTATCAGGAAGAAGTGTCGATGCTGAATGCTATCGAGGACGCAGGATTGGACGAAGGTATGATAGACGTAGTACTTGCTCATGCTACGGGTACCCCAATGGGCGATGAAGCAGAGGCGAAGGCGATAGAGAATATCTTCCCTATCTGTCCAAACGTGGTAGCTACAAAGGGTATGACGGGGCACGAGTGTTGGATGGCTGGTGTATCGCAAGCCGTGCAAGCTACCATCATGTTTATATACGGCCGTCTGTTCCATGCAGCCACTACCGAGGAGAATGCCTTCCCAAAATTGAACCTGGTGATGCGCCCTAAGTGGTACTCCCCTCATCATATTCTCTGTAATGCCTTCGGCTTCGGTGGCACCAACTCATCATTTATTATTTCAAAAGTATAGTTATGAAAAAAGAAGAAATAACATCTCGCATTATCACTATTGTGAACAGCGTGAAAACTGAATGGGTAAAACACGAAGTTACCCCTGCCTCTAATATCAGAGACGAGGTAGAACTGGAGTCTATTGATTTCCTCGATATGATTCAGCAGGTGGAAATGATGTTCCACATCAAGATTACTCCGGAAGAGGCGAAAGACTGCAAGCTCGTTTCTGATGTAGTCAATCTTGTGATTTTAAAAGTAAAAAGGTAAAAAGGTAAAAAAAATAGTAAAAGGCAAAAGAGCGGTTAAGGTTCTTTTTACCTTTTTACTCTTTTACCTTTTTACCCTTAAAAAAAAGAATAAATATGGCACAGAAAATCAATCTCACATCGGGTTCGGTCTTTGCCGGAAACCCGATAACCTTTACCATCACCCCTTCCTTGACTACGAAGCCATCTTTCCATAGGGTCATCGTAGAGGTGCATTTCGATGATGGTACGGGAAGTTACGAAACCAATAAGCTCACCATTCCTGTTACCACCGAGGAAAGAGATGTATCGCTCGATATATCCTCTGCTCTCCGCATTACGCTGGATAGCTATAAGTATACTACTACCCCATCTACTTATCCTGTAGTAAGCTGGTACATTAAAGCCTACGATGAGTATATGGACAATAACGGCGAGGTCCATACCGGTGTAGGCGAGGTCTATTATCCTGCCGATGGCTCTAAAAATGCAGGTGCAACCAACCTTCGCTGCATAGCCGGAGCATTCAGCGATATAGAACGATTGAAATCGGGCGTAACGAAGGCTGTCACCCTTCTCTCCTGCAAGCCTACTGATACTCACGAAATAGCTGTAGTAGGCGAGAGCTTTGTTTATCCTGTCTCCTATAGCGCAGGGCAGAACCTGGCTACCAGCAGTTCACTTACCGCCCCTGCATCTAGGGAACAGGAAATTACGAAAGAGGGTGCGCAGAGCATTCACGGGCACCCTATCTATGCCCTGCCATCCTCTGAAGCTGAAGACCGTACCACCTTCCGTTTCATTAACCGCTTCGGTTGTCTGGAGAGCATCAGTGTTCCGAAATCCTATTCTCAGAATATGAGTGTCGAGAGCACGCAATATACGAAAGCTATTCAGGAAACCTTCAATGAGTTCTCCCGTTCGGCTATTCATAAGCAGAATGATCGTGAAAGTTGGCTCTATCAGAGTGACCCGCTCACCAAGGCATGGCAGCAGTGGTATCTTCATGAGTTCCTGATGTCTAAGTACGTATGGCTGAAAGCGAATGATGCCTGGCTTCCTTGTATCATCAATCTTGAAGACGAGATAACCATCAAGGACGAAACCAACAAGAATATGTATTCCGTTTCCTTTACCGCCACTCTAGGTATCAACGGCAACCCTTTCGCTTCCATCTAGCCCAGCGCGAGCTGCGTGTCTCCCTCTCGCCTCCGTTCCCAGCGATTCCATCGCTGGGTTTTTTGTCCCAACTAAAAAATCGAAAACCTTTATCTTTGCCTTATAAATAAATAAAAATCCAAACAATAAAAATGGCAACAGAGGCAAAAAGTACAAACTATTGGATCTCGAGCACTGCTCTATATATCCAGCTCAATGCGATGGGAGAGCCTGACTACATCCAGTGTAGTGTAGTATCGGGTGCTTCCGTTCTCTGCTATATGAGCGATGTGCCCGGCTTGGGCTATGATGCCGGTCACAACTATCAGCGCTGGACGCTTGCTGCCTACCCTTCTATCTTTCCTGATAGCGAACGGAAGTATGTGTATATCGCCATTCCACGACAGTCTACCACCGATAATAACCAGGCTACCGTCGTGTTCCCTGGTCAGAAGATAGATATTTACGGAAAGGCTATAACAGCTTCAGGAACTGGGGGCGAACAGATAGGTAATGAGGCCTACTACTATATCTTTACAGGCGGTATCATATCTGCCGTAAAGACCGATGCCGACAATACCAGAAAGCGAGAATGGGAACAGCATTTTGAATGCGGCAAACTGGCTACCGACGAGGCAATAGCCAGCGGTGGTGAAGGCACATGGTGGCGGTATAATTCCGTATCAGATACCATCACCTTTCTGAAGGAAATTCTGAAGGCAACTTTCAGTGAATTGTCGGCAAAGGTAGCCCGTGTAACCAGTCTTTTCTTAGGTGGGCATGAACTGAAGGGCGTTGCTGACAGTAACGGCACTCTGGAAACAAGCGATGATACCGTAGTTACCCCTCATTATCTCGGTCAGTTCGGTGTAAAGCATTTCCTTGCTAAGGATAAGGATGATACGGCTGCAGGATTAATCACCTTCCTGAAAGGCTTGCGTTTAGGTAAATCGACCAAATACTACATAGATTCCGACGGAAACGTAACCATCAACCTTCTGAACTCTGCCGATTACGATGATGCTATGCAGTCGGGTTTTGGATTCTACAGACGCAAGGATGGAAAAATTGGTTTGAACGTTACAGATATTAGCGTTTGGGGAAAGGCATACTTCAACAACTTGACAATACGTGAGACCACCTTCGTAGGCGGTAATCTCGTTTTCTCACCTTCGGCTGGTAAGATATTCGAGGTAAGAGAGATTTATAACGACACAAACGAGCTGACTGGTTGGAAGTGTTATTTGTTAGCAGACGATGGTACAACCGCTACAACGAATATGTTTGAGGTTGATGACCAAGTTCGATGTGAGACCTTTAACATTAAGGCTGGCGTATATGAGAATGTATCGAACAAGTTCTATTGGCGTAAGATTACTGAGGTATCAACCGATAACGAAGAGATAACGGATGCAAACAATAATATCCTCTATGACGGAAAGAAATTCTCATGGATAGTTATCTCTGCTACTGATAAAGCAGAAGGTAGCGATAACCCTGCTGCTGGAGACACTATTGTTCTCATGGGTAACAGAACGAACACAAACAGAATGAGTTTCGTTATCAAAGAAACCTATGGTGACAACGCTCCTAGAGAAGTAGGCTATACCAACGTACATAGCTATACACTCGGTGATAACAATTTAGTCTACGAGATAAGCCCGAAGAAGGTGCGGTTCTATACTAAGTACTACGAGCAAGTTAACGTAGACGGAAGTATTGTTAAGACCATAAACTATCGTGGCGATTGGAAACAAGGAGATACCTACACGTACTACGACCAAGTGACACACAATGGAACAACTTGGTTATGTGTTGCACCAGAAGGAACAAATGTAACGAGTGAACCTGCAAGGGGTAATGATTTCTGGAAGGCGCAGAATGCCATCCTTGATGCTACACTCAATATCACGCAGAGCACAGGAGAATGGATAGACAAGGGAGAGACAAACCATGTAGAATGTTCTGTGATACGTGGCTTTGAGGATATTACCGACCAAGTAACATCGTGGAACATCGTGCGTGATAGTGGTGATGCTGTCAATGATGCGGCTTGGCAGAATAAGGATAAGGTCAAGAACTTTGATGGAACGATAGATATAGCGTGGACGGACGATGAAGATGACATCGGTGATTCTACTAGCTGTATCTTCACCATCACTGCTTTTTGGGGTAATAAAGTTGAATTAGCAAAAGGAACAATAAGCGTATGATGTATGTAATATTAGACAAGGTGCAGGCTTTGGGTCTCGGATTCAACCTGCACACCCACATCACTGCTCACGGCAAGATGATACTCAATGAGAAGGAAATCCTGATGAGCAACAATATTCAAGGTGATACCTTGGATGAGCGTGTTAAGAATATCGGTGGCAAGGCTATGACCGATCAAGAGTTGGAACAATTTAAAAATACGGAGGAATAAAGATGGCAGATACTAATTACTCAGCACAAGGTTGTATACCTGTACGAAGAGTTCGTAACAACGATTCTTTGTCAATCTCAATAGAGAGTACACAGCCTCTATTTCAAGGCGTGGAAGCCAACAATGACAACGCTACACCATTCCCTAACTGGGAGACTGACGATGCGGCTCGACCTATTCTTACTCCTGTGGTTAAGAGTGCGAAAGGCAACATTGTATCTCTCAGCAACCATCATTGGAAGTATGGTGATATGTTGCTTGTGTTTACCGATAGTAAAAGTGGAACGTTTTGGCTCACTAGTGATGGCAAGTTCGGTATGGATGAATACGGAAGATTGAAGATATTTAAGAACCTTGCATCTGGCAGCTCTTCAAGCTCAGATACTCTTACGTATAGCGGTACAGCCACAATCGGTGATAGCGGTACACAGGATATTAGCGGCTTCGTTACGATTCTCATACAACCTATGGGCAATAACTCATACATGGGATGGATAACCGCCAACCGCTCGATACTGACAGATGCTCAGAATGAGGACACAGCTACACTCTCAGCAAGGTTGTGGCTATCCACAACGGAACTTACCGACTTCTCAGTTAAGTGGAAGAACTCGGCAGGTAAAGTACTTGGAAGTGATAAGACCCTCACGGTTACTCGTGATATGGTGAACGGTTCTACCCTCATTACTTGCGAGTTCTATCACAAGGATGCTCAGAATTCTTGTTTCAGAGCTGGTAAGGTGATGACCGATAACGCAGACGAATACGTAATTGTTGGGGAAGTATCAAATCTCATAGGCGATAAGGCTGCAACGATAACAGGACGTATCAAGAACACAAGAACGAATGCAATCGTAAATCCAGCAAATGTTTCGTGGAACGCTAAAGCCTACAAGGACAATAATGAGCCTATCAAGGAAGTAAATTCTAACGTTATCACAATCGCAAAATCTGAGAGCGACTATGGCGGTACAGAGCATGATGCTTATGTTATTTTTACGGCAACCTGGTAAAATAGGAGGAAACAATTATGGCAACAAACAACGCAGTAAGAATAAGAAGGTCTTTTGCACCTCTCAATACGGCAAAATCAATCGTATGTGTGTCGGGCGGCTCTCCTACAACGCAAGTGTGGAACGTGGCTAACAGCAGCTTTGAGCCGAACCGAGCCAACACACCTTGTGTTCTGCACCCAGACATCACAGCTTACGCAAGCGATGGAACGTGGAAGTATCAGCAAGCAAATGCGGTACTTGCCAACATGGTGTGGCTTGTCAACGGCGAGGATATAAGCAATGTATGGGCTGTATCGGATTACTCAATTAATCAGGATGGTGCTACACGTGGAGACCTTACCATATTCCGTAATGTAGCAGTAACAGAACGATTTGCTCTGAGGTTCAAGGCTGACATCGTTGACTATCGAACCAAAATCAATGTTCCTATCCTTACAGATGAGGTAGTTCTGAACACGGTTGCAAAGAGCGATGATGCCTATTCAATGGCTATTGATGATGATGAGACTATCATCTACAACCCAATGACAGATAGACTGTTTCTGTACGACTACAAGGTGGCTCATGGAATGATAGCGGCATCTGATGCTGTAAGGAACGCTTGCATTGACGAAAAGGCTTATCTGAGAAAGATTCCTCTCCACATCTACAAGGGAGCAAAGAGTATTACTTCTGGCTACACTATCAAGCTCTACAAGATGAGCGGTTCTTCGATGACACAGATAAGCGTAGGAATGAATGAGGTGGTAGCAATTAGTAATAACTATATCACGCTCGACCTAAGACTTATTGATTCGGCATCATACGTTATCAAGGCTTATGTAGGCGATACGGAAGTATGTAACAAGCAAATATCTGTCTCCCGAACCTATCCGAAGTATAGCGTATCGGCAGGACAGAACGTAGACATATCTCCTGGAGTTGACAACCGACAGCAGATTGCTCTTGTTAATTCAGAGGGTAACATCGTGGAATGCCCTGCTAACGTACTCAAACTGAGTTGGAGCACTATTGCCGAGAATGCTGGTGCTACAACTACAAGGCAATGGCAAGAGGGCGATACGGCTATATTCAATATCTCTGATACTGGTTTAGGCGAAACTGCTGATGATGAGTTGGAGATAAGATGCGATGCTGAATACAAGCCAAGCTTCGACTTCTTCTCTGATGGCTCTGAACCTCTCGTTGATGAGAACGGAGAATACTTAATTGGTAACTGATTTAGTAACATAAAAATAGCAAAATATGAAAAATCTTGCAACAGTAGCAGCGGTATCATCAATGGTTAAGGGTGATACCTTATTGATAGAGGTTGGCGGCTCGCTCAGACGTATCAAGCTGTCTGATTTAGCTAACTCTATTCAGACTAACCAACTTGACTTGGCATTGATAGCGTGGGGAACACCTATCAAACAAGATGAAGATAGTCAGAATTGGGGTAGAATAGGCAACCTATCCTTATGGGAAGAGTACAAAAGGTCTATCGGTCGCTATCTTGTGAAGACAGGAGGTGAGAAGATGGCTAAGTTATCCACAATCAATAGTTCGATTTTTGCGGATGGTACGACCGTTGACGAAACGAAAGGTGATGTGTTCGTAGTAGCTCCACGCCTTTATTTTGTCGTTAAGTATGATGCATCAATGGGATGCAATGTTGTATGGCAGTCACAATATCCTATTGGTGGCTATTATATCGAGCATCCGATGATTGGTGCATACATGGGTAGTGTTGCTGGTAATGCTCTTCATTCTCGTAGCGGTAAGAACATTGATACATCAGGAAGCAGAACTATCCGTGATTTCTGGAATCTCGCTAGAAACAATGGTAAGGATTATGGTATCACTTGCTACGAGCATGGTCAATGGGGAATGATGACAAACCTATCCGAGTATGGCAATCCTAACGTACAAGCTAATATCGGAAATGGTGTTGGCGGTGAAGGTGAATGGGCAGACAACTGGGGTGAAGCTTCTCAGTTGAAGACGGGTGCAACAATATCACTTGGAGATAGTTGCGGTAAGATACCTATCACGTTAACTAATGCACCGAATGCTTGTCGTGTATCTTTCTTTGGTGTCGAGGACTGGCACAACTGGCAATGGGAAATGAGACAAGGTATCTATTTCGGTAATGTAAACAATGAAGGACAGACTGGACTAGAGGCGTTTATTTACGAAGGTAATCGACTGCCGACCGATGCAGAGCTTATCAGCCATCCTACGGGAACATATCGCACAATTCAACGATTAGGAAGTTCGGAAACGTGGATAGCAAAGATGGTAATTGGCGAACATTTCGACCTCATACCTTCACAAGGTGGCGGCGGCTCTGGTAGTCGTTGGGGTGACAAGTATTGGTGCTACAACGACACTAGTAAGCCTTCAGGACAGCTCTGTGTCTGGGGTGGCGGTTCCTACCACCGGTCGCGCGGCGGTCTCGGTTGCGTCTCTTCGGATGACACTTTCGATCACCGCTGGACGACTTGCGGGGCTCGTCTCGCTTATTATGGCGCATTACCGAAAATCGTAAACGGAGCTGACCTTTAGGGTCAGCAGCACCAAAAAACGCAAGCAAGCTATGGCAAGCAAGGCAATTAAAAACCGAGCGAGCCGTAGCGAGCGAGCATAAGAGTTTAATAATTAAATTATTAACATTCACATAAATTCGCAAACAACTCGCATAAAAGGTGGAACGAGACATAAGCTCTGTATCTGGGGTGGCAATTCCAACAACCAGTCGCACAGCGGTCTCGGTTGCGTCAATTCGAATAACGCTTTCGATAACCGCAGGACGAATTACGGGGCTCGTCTAACTTATAAAATCAATCAAGGCAGAAAAGTAGTCTCTCCTATAGAGAGAAACCATTTTCGATTGAGTTTCGTGAACCTTGGCGGTCTTTAGTGGACTGCCAAAACATATACGCAGAAAGGTCAGTATTAAATTACAGACAAGCTAGGTGATGTAGCCATGCAGCCAGTATGGAGAAAAGCCTAGGGCGAGGAAAAATAAGCGACTCTTTGAAATAATGACAAAGAAAGCAAGGCATCTTATTGACAAGGTGATAAAGATGGAAACTTTATTGCAAGGTGCGAATGATGCAACAAGTGTGGTAAAAGATAAGGAAGCTTGGTACGTGAAGCAGTTTCTTAAAAATGAGACTGCAAATCTCGAAAAGATTCAAAATATGATAATTTTGCGAGAATATCCTACGAAGCCTTATCGTCCTAGGGTTCTTCACGCAAAGGATAAGGACAGAGTGATATATCCACAACACTTCATGCCTTGGAATATCCTCTATCATGCCATTAAGGTAGTGTTCGAGCCTATAGTTGAGAAGATTCTGATATACGATTCTTCGGCAGGAAGAAAGGGTAAGGGGCAAGTATTCGCAGCTTTGAGAACCCAACAGCTATTGCGTAAGCATCCTAATCTTCATTACGTAGTAAAGCTAGATATAAGGAAGTTCTATCCGTCTTTGCCTCACAAGGTTGTAATGAATGCGTTGAGAAGGTACATTGATGAAGACCTATTCTTAGAACTAATAGAGAAGACGGTTTTAGACTATGAATCGGATATTGAGCCTTTGTTGCTGGAAGAAGATGCCAAGAAACGTGCAACGTGTCCTTGGACTTCGAATACTCCACTTGCTTATGTAGGGGAAGAACGGGGTATAACACTAGGTAACTGCATCAATCAGATAATCGGCAATCTCGTACTTTCGGAAGTTGACAGATATGCCAAGCAGAAATTGCACATAGAGTTTTATCATAGGCATTGCGATGATATAGTTGCGATGGTTAGAACCAAGGAAGAAGCCAATGAGTTATTGAGGTGCTTTGATGATATTCTTAGTCGTATGGGAATGGTAGTGAAATGTAGTAGCTATGTTGCACCATTGATGGATGAGAGTAAGCTGATAGATGGTCGCAGCATCGACTTTGTGGGATATGTATTTTCCCGTAAAAACATGAGAATGCGTAAGCGTACCAAACTCAACATGGTGAAAAGCTTTCATGGAGTAAAGAGCCGCAAAAGAAGGAAAGAGTTGTATGCTTCCTATTGGGGAATAGCTAAATGGGGAAAATGTACGAATTTATGGAATACGATATTAAAGGAGAATGACATGAGTTTTAAAGAACATGGAATTACTACAAGTCAAGTAAATGTGGATAAAGATGGTAAGCGTGTCTTTGACGTACAGGAAAAGAAACTTGCAGAGTTGGCACAGACACATGTACCGATAATCATTCACGATTTCGAGGATAATGTGACGATAGCCAATAAGAGTGGTCGCTGTTGGGTGATGTTTTCTTTCAAGGATGATGCTAATAGTGAGAAATATAAGTTCTGTACTACAAGCAAGCGCATCATTGAAAAACTTAATTTGGGAAGGCAACAAAACATCTACCCATTGGAAACTTTCGCATCTATAGTCTTCCTTCGTGGTGGTAACTTTACTTACGACTTGGATTAAACAGGATTGTTAAACATTAAAAATAAAGACAGATATGAAAACATATTTTGATTTGGTTGGAGAAGCTCCAAAGGAGAACGTTTCAGTTATGGTTAGTAGTGATTGGATGCGTGTAACTTACGACTACGTGAAGTCATCTCCTAAGGAAGACGAAGAAGGCAATGTAGTTGTTGGTGATAATGCGTATAGTGCTGAATACATCGAGATTCGTGGCGGCATCCGCAGCTATGATGCAATAGCGTCAGCCATCATCGAAGATAAGTACCCATCTGATAAGATGGATGCTATTCGTCTTAACTTCGAGTTGGCTCAGAATAGTGCCGTGGCATCAATTTCCTTGGATGATAGCAAGCGTGAGGAGTATATTGTAGAGTATAAGGCGATGCAAGAGTGGCGCATCCACGCAAAGGAAATTGCTAGAAAGGCAGTTGAGATAATTGACGCTAACGTATAAAAAGAAAGGAGGTATACTATGGCTGGACATAGTGCGCAAGGTGTTGTAAAGGTAGGCAGAAAGCCAAAAACAGCTAGTGAGACGGAGATTGTTCGTCTCATTACTGCAACGAATGAGAGTACGCCTATCGGGAACTTTACTCAGTTGGTTAAGGACATGGCGGCGGCTGGTATTGTAATCGGTTCGGATAGTGTTGCTATCAAGGCGAAGCAGACGAGCGTTATTGGTAGTGATGGCAGCACCATTGCCATGTTCAGCAATGGTAAGCTCAATGCCAACCTGATTGATGCAGAGACTATCAATGTGAACCATGTTTATGCAAGGAGTTCGGAAGGTGCAAGTATCATAGGCCATTTTGGTAACTTCGATAAAGCCGATGCTGTAGTAGGTAGTGATAAGTGTCCGCTTTGGCTTGGTGCAGCATTGGCAAAGGATGCGCCATTCAGGGTAACGAAAGATGGTTATATATATGCGTTTAAGGGTATATTCGCAGGAGAACTGAAGAGTGTGACAGGCTCTTTTTACAGATTGACTGCTGTTAGTTCTGATGGAAATAAAATCGCTGGTTCAATATATTTTGATGGTGCTGGACGTATAACATTTGATGCAGATATTTATAATCAAGGATATAATTCTGCTGCGAAAAGGGGTTGGCGTTTCTATGCTAGTAGTGTATGGTGTCGTTCAGCCTTTGGGCATCAACAGAGTACATTGGCAGTGATAAATGGTAGTAGTATGCGCGTTTATCCAGACGGATATGATAGTGGATATACAGTTATGGCTCTTGAACATACTACGTATGACAATAAAACCGTATACAAAATTCCATTGTATAGTCCTAATAAAGAATCGTCCGGATGTCCTATTGATATAGTAGTATTCAGTCCTCTTAGTACAATTACTACATATTATTACGAGTTTGTACCTGGAGGAACAGGTAAGCGTTGGATGGCAATAAATGCCAATGACCGTAATAATGGTATATATTTCTGTGATGTCGGTGGATGGCATCAACTTCATGGTGGAGAAACAATAAATCTTGTATATATAAACCCAGAATTACTTATTCCTAGCCAGGAGGATAAGACCTATTTCGGTCGTGGTATCTTCTGGAGCGGAGTAAATGACTTGAATTGGTCGGATAGATAATAAAAGCAAAAATTAATATGAAAAAGAATTTCAATGTACCTTTCAAGAATTGGAAGGGTGAGGTGATAGTATCACCAGTAAAGAACGAGAACGGAGAGGAAACCTACAAGCCACAGATTATGGGCGATATTGTAGGTAAAGTGCTCTTCGAGGTGATAGACAATCAGAGTATTCAGCTATCGGGCGAAGAAAAGCTACGTGCTTATCGGGTAGCCTGCAAGATAGGCAAGGATGCCGAAAACGTGGACCTAGAAGCTGAGGATATTATTCTTATCAAGAAGATACTCTGCCCTGTCATGGCTGTAGGTGGTTATGGTCAGATAGTTGATTTGCTCGAAGGATAATCGCTTAAAGGTAAAAAAAGCCTTAACCGACTTTGGCTCACCGTTCCCAGCGATTCCATCGCTGGTCCCCAAAGAAAAAAAGCCCTGCTATCCATCGCGGACGGCAGGGCTTCATCGTTTTTTAATACTTTTATAAAGATTATAACACCGCAGCCTTTTTTTACGGGCAGCGGATTTTCGGGTGCAAAGATACGAAGAAAAACCGAGAAATTCAGAGAAAAGCCGAGAAAATCAGAGAAAAACGAAGAAAAACGGAGAATTATCTGTAAATTTCTGGGCATATCCGTAAGTATTATCTGTAAATATTTGATAAAAATCATACAGATAATAGCAGCTTATCTTAGCAATCATAGAGATGTTGTCCGATGTTTCACGCAGCCTTTTCGTACCTTTGCTTATGAGAAAACCCGGAGCATGATTCCGAGAGATTTCCGGACGAAAGTTTGGCTTGTAGAAGGAACACCAATCCCGAAACAATCCCGAAACAATCCCGAAACAATACCGAAAGACAGATAGGAGCCGTTTTCCAGAAAACTCATCCATCATCTTATTGGTTCTTTTCCGGCTTATCATAGAGCAGGAAAGCAGAATGTTTCACGACCTGTTGAAATCTCTCCCACAACAACCCCGTCTCAGTCTCAAAAACTATTTTTATTGTACTTTTAAACACTTAAAAAGTTATGGCAAAAGTAAAATTTGCGCCTGATGTGGAGAGCATTTCAGGCAAACTCTGCTCAAGAAGCGGAGTTATCTACGCTGTCAACAAGCAGACGGGCATCACTCACCGATTGGAGCGTCACGAGTTTACCGACGCTAACACCGAGGCACAGCAGGCGGTTCGCAAGACTTTCCTGTCGAAAAGCAAGTTTGCCGCCGCATGGTGGAAGGCTAACAAGCCATCTGCCGAGAAGCCTAAGGGCAGCGAGCATTACCTGCTTGTGATGAAGGCCTACAAGGGTCAGCACAAGATAGGCAATCCTTACAGCTATCTGTGCTCTCTCGTAACCGAAGATCTGAAGGTGAAGCTGGGCGATCTCGACATCACGGGCAGCGTATCTGCTCCTTCTGTCGGAGGCGGATCATCGGCTGGCAGCGGCACAACGGGCAGCGGCACCACCGGAGGTGGCGGAACAGACGGCGACGGCGATGCTTAACCCTTTTAAAGGTAAAAGGGCAAAAAGGTAAAAAGGTGAAAAGAACTTTACCCCTTTTTGCCCCCGTCCCCAGCGATTCTATCGCTGGTCCTAAAAGAAAAGAGCCTGGCAGGAGTCCCTATCTCCCGCTAGGCTCTTTTTACTTTTTTACCTTTATCGCTTCGCATCTTCCCTATTTTTAAACCAGATAGACGAAAGATAGCCGTTCTCGCAGCTATACAGCTTAATCTCTATACCGTTAAGGTTCGTATAATAGAAGGTGGCCACATGGTTCTCTACCAGATAACCATTGATCGTAACCTTTCCGTTCTTCGTAGAATAGGTGGTAGTGAAGTCCTTCTCACCCTCTATTACCATGTGCATGGTGCCATCCTCATTAAACGTCATGCAACCCATGCAATCCTTCTTCTTTCCATCTTTTGTCATAGTTACGACGCAATACCAGGTACCCCTCAGCGCCGCATCATGGCTCGTCTCATCCGAAATATCATCCATCGATTTTCCGCATCTCATCTGGCATTCATTGCCGTTGGCGAAGGTACCCACAATCAGCGGCCTCATATCGATGCTTACCGATTCCCTGCTACCCGTAAGCTTGTTGCTCTCCTGCAGATGCACCCCCGAGATAGTTTCGTTCAACAGATTCTTGATATTGAAGCTTTCCGGAGTGCCTACCTCAAAGCGGGTAGTAAGCCTGTCGCCATCCATCTGCCAGTAGCCGAAGGCAGTGTTAGGCTCTCCGAAGAGACCGCCCGATGACCAGCTTCCTTCGCCCTCATAGTAAACCATGTGGTTCTTGTAGTAAGAATAAGTGCCGCTGGTACTGTTGATGGTCCACTCGTTGCCGGCAAGATATTCCTTCACCTTAGCCGCATTCTTCTCGCTCTCGTCCTCGCTACTGCTGCAAGCCGCCAGCGAAGCCGTGATCATTCCCATGGCTACCACCGAGAAGATAGCCATCATGGAATGTTTCATCATACTTAAAAAGTTCTTTTTCATATTCTTCTAATTTTTGTTTAAAGCATTCAACACTCAACATTCAACAATACCACTCCCACCCTTACTTTCTTTCCGCAGTGAGGGCAGAAGGTGGAAGTCTGAATCATCTGCTGCTGATTTTCTGATACCAGTCCGTCTGAGTGAACTGGGTAGGCTGGCTCGCTCCCTGCTCCCTGCTGCACAAACTTCACGTCTCTACTGATGAAACCTTCCGGCAAATCGCCCTGCAGCGTAGCGTTCAGAGTTTCGCCTTCATGCTTCTTTCTAGCCTCTTCGAGTCTTCTCAGGTTCTCTATTGTATTCTGCAGACTGCTTCGGCTCGGACCCATATCAATCCCGACAATCTTTTTCTTCTCGAAGATTTCCATCCATTCCTCTACTTCCTCTTCCGTGATGCTAGGATAGGCTCGTCTTGTCAGGTCGCGCAGAATAAGTTCCAGCGGCATCTTGCTGTTCTTTGCGTTTTCGAGTGCCTTTTCTCTCTCCTCTGCCTCTTCCGCAGGGTCGGGATAGAAGAGGTCGGTGATGTCGCATCCGATGCCTTCGGCTATCTGCATGAGCTTGGCAACGGTGGGGTTGTTGTTCTTGATGATCATGCAGATGGCTTGCGGCGACATGCCGATTTTCTGATAGAGGTCAGCCTGAGTCATATTGTGCTCGCTTAGGGCACGTTTAATATCCAGTTTCTTCATCTTTATTTGGAGTTTATTATTTATATTTCGCTGCAAAAGTACAAAGAAATATTGATATAAACAAGTTTTTTGCAGAAATATTCATGTAAAAATGAATTTTTCTTAGAAATTGTTTGGTTGTTTCGATAAATCTCCTTATCTTTGCACCGTCTAAAAAATAAAAAGTCGAGTGAATGTGTAATGTATCGAAGCATGTACGGTGCCTCCGATACAGAGGTGCTGCATATATGATATTTGCAGAGCGCACTCCCCTGCTTGCGGTGTAATGCCATAAGCGTGGCTTTAAAAGATTTGCACATTCGCTGTACTTTTTACCATTAGACAAGGGGCCAGGCGCACTGCTTCTTTATAATATAATAATGTGTGCAAAATGTCTAACAATAAAAGGTACAATATGAATCAAACAACAATTACCCTACCGATGGGTAAAGCTGACCTCCAGGAGGCAGCCACGGCAGTAATCGAGCAGCTTGCCACTGCACCACCCGATTTCTCACAGATGAGCGACGACAGAGTTACTTCCTATACGATGGGAGTAGAAGTATTGTGTGAGTGTTTGCGCTCCACTTTTTAGTTTTATTGTATCATCTTTTAAATTATTGCGATTATGGATAAAGATATTCTAGTAAAAAGAGGACCTGGTCGCCCTGTAGGAAGTAAAGATACGAAGCCGAGAAAGCCTTCTGTTAGGACTGCATTTGCTTATAGTCAAAAGCAAAGTGATTATGTTAAGTACATTATTCGTAAAGATAAGAAGATAACGGAGACAAGACTGAAGGGCGCGTCTAAGAGAATGGAGTATTTACGCCGTTCCTCACCTGCAATACCCGAAAATCGTATGCAGAAATTAGAGAAATGGTTTCTGAAAATGTGTTCTGATTATCAGGAATCGTTAGAAACCGCGCCATCAACTCCTCGCTATGTTGTTCGTCGAAAAAGCGTAAAAGAAAGAAAAAACGTGCAGATTATTTCGGAATTGGATAACAGCGAGAAAGTTAGCATAAAAAAGCTCTCTTTTAATTCTATCGACGTACCTTCAGACCGAAAGCTTAGGAAAATCGGTAAGGTAATGGCTCGTAGATGGAAGATAACGGCTGCCGAGATAAAGTCTGCCGATGATTTTCTTTTTTACGTAGGTTTTTCCGGTATACAGAGATTAGAGTCTCGTAGTGCTTATGAGGCATGGATGATTAGAACATCTAGGCCAGATATTGATGTTCTGCCATTATTGAGATCTCTATTGCAGCTTAATGCTGCTTACTATAAAAACAGATACGAAAAAGGAGACGAGAGAGTGCAATCTCTGTTTGTTCCGAAAGATTTTAGAATCGTAAATGGTGTTTCTAATAGTATATTGGAAGCTACAAAAGATTTCTATTCTCTTTTGAGTGATTTCACTCCCAAGAATTTCTCTTTACGAGCTTTGTATGGACTGAATAAACTCATAGATATGGAGGAATGGAATTATACGTTTGATTTTCTTTATGGCTTATCCGGCAATTCAATACCACTCATCTGTATTTACCATGGAAAGACCAATTCTATTAGGGGTAAGATTTCATTGGAATGTCCGCTTTGCCGTATAGAACAGGAGAAACGTTTTACTCGTTTGGTTGAGAAGCAGAACGAGGAGGCAATGAATGTTCTTGATGATGAAAAAGCTGTTTTTCTTGCCAAGGCGCATGAGGTACATGGAGACAAGTATGATTATTCCTTGGTTGATTTCGTTAACTGGAATCGACCGGTAAGGATAAGATGCAAGAAGCATGATTTTGTTTTTGAAATGTCTCCGACGGATCACGCCAATGGAAAAGGCTGCAAAAAATGCGCCCATAACCAAAAGAAGACGAATGAAGAGTTTATCGAAGAACTCCGTGCTATTTATGGGGATTCGATGGATTATTCTCTTGTAAGATATGTAAGCAACAAAACCAGTGTGGTGTGCGTGTGCAAGAAGCATCATGAACCTGTCGTTCGTACTCCGCTCAATTTGCTGAAAGGGTGGGGTTGCTCTCTATGTATGAAGGAAGCTGGTAAAACCTGGAATGATGTCGTTGCTTCCAATTACAACAAAGGCAACCGCGTGTCGGCTTTTACAAAGGAACAATTTATCAGCAAGGCACAAAAAGTGCATGGGGATAAGTATGACTATAGTCAGGTAAAGTATTTCAATAATGATACTGCTGTCATTATCCAGTGCAAGAAGTGCGGCAGGGAGTTTCCTGTGACTCCAACGAACCATTTAAGGGGGAACGGTGTATGTAGCTATTGCTATGGCAATAAGGGTGATCATTCAGAGAACATTCGTACACAAGTATTTATTTCGCGCGCTAACAAGATACATGGTAACAGATATGTGTATTTGGATAAGGTAATGTACCCAGATGAAAAGGTACACATTATGTGTAATATTCACGGAGAATTTACGATGTTGCCGAAAGACCATCTTGCAGGTTTCGGATGTCCGCAGTGTTTCCCAGAGCAGAATGTACCTTCCGGTATATCTTATGGTGAGACAAAGGTAATGGAATACTTAGACTCTATCGGTGTAGATTACGTATATAACAAGAGTATTCCGAATAAATACCATCTTTCTAATAGAGAGCATCTTCGACCTGATTTTCAGTTGTTGGATGAATCTGCAATAATTGAGTTTAATGGCGAACAGCATTATCGGTTTGTCGAGGGTTTCCATATAACGGAGGAACGCTTTCATCAGCAGCAGTTGCGAGACGAGGAAATGCGTATGTGGTGCAAGGATAACAACATAAAGTTACTGGAGATAAGATACGATGAAGTGGATAAAATCCCAGCTTTGATTAGCGAGTTCCTAGCTAAATGAAAAGGTTGCGCTATCTCTTGATGAGAGAGATAGCGTTACTTTTCGTCCTGATAGCGTGGAATGTTTGTCACAAGGAAGGTAGTTCCGCAGTTCGGGCATACCAAAACTTGCTTTGCGTCTTGCGGTTGCTGCGAGAAGATGGGACCCAGTTGTTCCTGTTCTGCATACTCCTTGAGCTTTTCAAAGCTGACCTTTGGTTCTTCTATAATCTTGCCGTCTTCCGACATCCTGAAGAATAAATCCCTTGGGTCGCAACCTAACACCCATGCTATTTTGTAGATAGTGCTCACGTTAGGGCTTCCTGTAATCATCTGCTGTACGGCTGCTCTTGTAATGCCGAGCTGTTCTGCTACGTGCTGCATCGTTACTCCATGCCGATGCAGAGCCTCGCTGATATTCAGTTCAGCTATTGGGGCAAAATCTATAGCAGCCTTTTTGCCATCTCTTTTTATTTCGATTTTAACCATATTATCCTGTTTTTATTGTTTTATGCAACAAAGTTAAGGTTTATTTCTGAAATAATGCGGACAAAGACGTAAGTTTATGCGTTTTCAGTAAGTTTTTCTTTATTTTGTTCTTGTTTTTGTTAAGAGAAAGATTGTATTTTCCGGTTAAGGTTAGGGGAAGAATTTATATTTCTAACCGAATAATTATTGTTTTTGTTCTTTGCTGCTATCTTGCCATATTTCATACCACGACCTCGTTTTTCAGTTAATGATTTGATAAGCTGAGAAAAAGTATTTGAGGGCTTTCCCTCGTTTGAAAAAGAG